CTGTGGTGTTGGTATATAGTGCTGCCTGACCAACTGCTGTGTTATTGGTGCCTATGGTGTTGGAGAGCAGTGCTGCATAACCAACTGCTGTGTTATTGGTGCCTGTGGTGTTGGTATATAGTGCTGCATAACCAACTGCTGTGTTATTGGTGCCTGTGGTGTTGTTGGCTAGTACATTTGTGCCAACTGCTGTGTTATTGGTGCCTGTGGTGTTGGTATATAGTGCTGCCTGACCAACTGCTGTGTTATTGGTGCCTATGGTGTTGGAGAGCAGTGCTGCATAACCAACTGCTGTGTTATTGACGCCTGTGGTGTTGAAGTATAGTGCATTTAGACCAACTGCTGTGTTACGACCGCCTATGGTATTAAATCGTAGTGCTTGAAGACCAACTGCTGTGTTTTCGGTGCCAGTGGTGTTAGCATTTAGTGCTGCATAACCAACTGCTGTGTTATTGACGCCAGTTGTATTACTAAACAATGAACCATTACCAGCCGCAAAGTTTGATGTACCTCCACCACCTCCATAACTAACAACTGTTGTACCCTGAATCTTCAGTGCCATTTTTGACTTTCCCTACTCTTATAGAACTCTTTTTGTCCAGTTATAGAAATCACCAATCCATCGCTTCACACCTGTATGCCCAACATTGATAGATGGATCAATAAACACCTTACCACCATGATGCCGCCATGCCTCACAAAAGAAAATATCTTCTGAGCACAACTGACCATCCAAAATACCAACATTGAATACCATTTTTATTGGTTCGCTCTTATGAGGTTCTGTGTATTGTTCCGAGTATTCCCAGGCTTTTTCAATAGCATCTTTACGAATACGCAGAAATCCTGTGCCTACTGCTGCAACTTCGACCAGACAGTTATGCAAACTCAAAGAGGCCTCATTGATAATCAGCCCTTCAGGTAGCACTTTGACTGCATACTGTTCCATATCAGACTTCTTTGGAATCGCAGCACCAACAACTTCTGCATCATGTGAAAGCAACTTGAAAAAGTCTTGTGGACTCCAATCAACATCACAGTCGATAAACACAAGATCATCAACCTTGGCGTCATAAGCTATTTTGAAAATATCATTGCGTGCTCGTTGAATCAGGGCATCATAAGACATATACAGAGGTAGCACATTGATACCATTGACCAGACCTAACTTGCAGGTTTCAGCCAAGGCATTGGCGTGCCAAACATTGACTGTACCATCATAGGATGGTGCAGCCAATAGTACAGTTCTCATACGAGGTGTTTTTTCATTATTTTCCATAATACATCATCTCCAAATATTAGTCTTCAAGGTCATTTAGATTGAAATCACCAACACGTTCTTCTGTTGGAGGTGAGTTATGTGCTTCCCAGTGAGCATCCCAGACTGCATCTGGTAGATTGGACATAGCCAAAAGTTCGCTCTTGGTATAACCAGAAACAGGCTTGTTTAGATATTCAACATCTTCACTATGAGGATATGTACGAGACCAACCGTTTGAGTCAGCCTTATAGATTACTTCAAGGTCCCACTTTTTTACTACGCCGTCTGCGAGTCTTAGGGTTGGTTGGGCTTTCTTTAGTGTCTTGGTATAGGAATGTTTTGCCATCTTCGACTCCTTTTAGGTTACTAGGCAATGATTTTTTTAGTGTAATAACTTCTTTCTGTAGGCTATTGACAGAATCAATAAGCAATGCTATTAGTTGTATATAGGAAACTGACTTGACACCCGAGCCATTTGTTGCTACGATTTCAGGTAAAATCTGTTCTATTTCTTGTGCAAGGACACCATACGACTTGGCTCCATTGGACTTCCAATAAAATGATACCGGATTTATTTTGGAAAGAATCTCTTGTGAGTTTGATATTGTGTCAATATTTTCCTTGAGTGATGCATCTGATACAGAGTTGAAATCTGTGGCTGTGACTGTGCCAGATACTGAAATGGCTGCACCAAAAGAACCACCCAGAGAAGCAGACACAGTATCAGCAACCGAGAAGACACCATATGCTACAATCTCAATAATGTCATTGAGTTGGGCTGGAGAAGTTAGTGTCACTGATGTCTTGGTTGTGGCTGTATAATCTTCCTCATTTTGAAGTAGAGCACCATTGAGGTATACATCCACATACTTACCATCCTGGTACTTCAGGTTGATGCCTGTAATGTCAGCACCAGAAAAAACGGTTTGCCCTGCTGTGGCATTGTAGTAGTATCTTTGACGAATATTTTGTTGTGGACTATTACCTAAGTATGCCATTCTTTATTGGTCCTGTTTGTTATCGTGTGGATGCATCTCTGAAGAACTGGTCAATATCATCAGATGTTGCACCAGATGCAGTCATAATCTGGTTTAGTAGTGGGTTAGAGCGGAGATAGGTATCAGCAGCAAAATCGGTCTCAGCGATGATTTTGTTGGTTTCAGTCATTGTAGAAAATATTTGTTGAACCATTGCTGGTGGTATTCCAGTACGAGTCATATCCAGTGCTTCTTGGGCTGCAATAAGGTTGCGTTCTCTTAGTTCAATAGCACATTGGCGTCTGGTGATTGACTGTGGTACAGGAGGTGGTGGCGGAACATAAGGTTCGGGTGTGTTACCTTCAGCCAGCCATTGAAGGTATTCCTGATAGTCTCGGTTACCGCCATCAAAAGGAATAAAGGCATTGTCGATTGTACGATGTACTGTGGTTGGTGATTGTGTTAGTTTGTACATTGATTATTCCTTGTTATAGTTCCGCTGATGCCACAACATGAATGACAGGAGTAAGAGTTGTACCTGCTGTAGTAGCACTTGCTAAATACATTGATGTATCTGATGCAGCGGGTGTTGATGGATCATAAACTGTATTAACACCGAAAGCATCTTTCCAAAATCCAGATGTTCCTGTGCCTACATTATATAGTGTTATTGTCGGGGCTGCTCTCATTGCTACTGGATATTGCCATCGAGTGGACAATGCAGTACCGGTAGAAAATGTCCCTGTTCTTTCAATGATACATCCAGTTACTCCTCTATTATCACCCGGTGCTGTACTTAAAGGAAAAGTTTTACAAAAATATCGTTGACACAACTGCAACTCTGTTCCCAGTGGTCGCACCTCAAATGGTGTTGCTACTGAACCAGCCTCAAGTTGAACCTGTGCAATATCAAAGGTGCCAGATTGTTGCCCCAATGAGTTTGTACGAGAGTTATAGGTAGACCCAGCATCAAACCATAAAAGTATAGTTAATATATCATTATTATCTGTACCTAATGTTTTACCAGAGATTGATGGAATATTGACCGGTATCGTAAACTTTTTCCAAGAGGTTGTAAGAGCACATGTCGTAACACCAATAGCATTTACGCCAGATGATGGTGAGCCACCTGTACCAAAAGACTGTTGAAACTCAACAGCAATATTTTTAGAGGCATCTGCTTTTGCCCAAAAAGATAATATTGCTGTTTGTCCTGCTAATGTTCGGACAGATTCGATATTTTGTCGCAAATCACATCTATTTGAAGCACCAGCAGAAGACGTTACTATTGTCCGATGAAAGTAAGTTGGTTCATTTGGTACATCTGTTTGCCCAAGTGTAAATGCCTGACGAGACACATTAGCGGTTGAACCGACACGAAAATGTAGCCATCTATCCGCAAGATACTGTCCAGTAGCAATACTTGTATTGCTCGTACCACGCTGCCAATAATCAAAGTTACCATTGATGACTTTATTGCGGAAGGACTGGACTGGTGAAATATATCCACCATTGACTGAAATACTGTTGTCGTTGATGATTACAGTTCCTGTACCGACAGTAAGATTACCAGACACACTCACATTACCTGTGACTGTCAGTGCTTGTGAAGGTGATGTATTATTGATACCGATTCGGTTGTTTGTGCTGTCAATATATAGAGTACCAGAATCAAAGTTATAATGACCTTTGCTATCCTGCTCTGGTATAATAGACAATGTTCGTTCAGCTTTACTTTGATACACAACATAGAAACTATCATTGGCTGTTACAACACCCGTCATATTCAGTGTGGTGCCAAATGTTGTGTACGCATTGCCCGGTTCCTGCCGAACATTATTGACATAGACTTCAATCTCTTGCTCATTGCCGACAGGATTATTCAGAGTATAGGTTGTGCCATCATTACCAGTTATGGTCTGCTTTTCAATCTTTGAGTAACCAACCGCTGGTGTTGTGCCTAAGTATGCCATGTTTAGGTAATCTCCAGTACGCTCATTACAACATCAGCAGAGTTTGCTGTGTCTGATTTTATCAATAGACGGTCAGTTGGTTCCATAACAACCTTTTGATCACCACCAACCAACACAATCGATCCACCAGAAGGCACTGGTGCTTCTTTGACAAGGTGTGTATTACTTGTTCCTGCATTCAGGACCACATCAACCAGAATCTGGGATGAAATCTTATTGGCTACAGTCAACCCAATGACTGTGACTTGTGTAGCCGCATTGACTGAATAGTTGCCCACCACACTAAAGGTGTTGCTGACATTCTGTGAAAGTTTTCTACTAAAACTATTTGGCATGGTATTCCTTCTATCCTAAAGCAATGGCAAAAGCAAGGGCTTCTGATCTGGCGGTATTTGCTGTATCAAAAGCAGCATTTATTGGTGATGTAGCAATATAGTTATTTATAATAGATACAGCGACAGTATTTACAGTATTTGTAAACTCTGCATTTGATGACAAAATATTTGCCACTTCCTGCGATACATTGGCTGTAAAAGTAATAATGTTCGATTCAGCATTTGATGCCTTATATAGTGCAATCGTAGCATTTGATTCGGCATTGGCAGAGTTATAAATGGCAATAGTTGCATTAGATTCGGCATTTGCGGATCGTGAGACGGCTAAAAGCGAGTTGGCCAGTGCCAGAGTGGCATTAGATTGGGCATTGGCTGATTGTGATCGAGCAATCGTAGCATTAGATTCGGCATTAGCAGACTGAATGTTGGCAGTATTGGCAATATTATAAATGCCATTGACTGTGTTATAGACTTCACCAAGCAGAATGTTTGTTGAGTTGGCAATAGTCTCAATAACAAGTGTGTTTGAGGCTAAAACTCCAGCCGCCACATTAGCAGCATCTTGTGTAACACTATTTGCTTTATTGAATGATGCAACAGCCAGTGTATTGGTTTCTTCATATACACCAATCAACTGGTTTGTGGTCGTTCGCCATTCATCAAATGTGTTGAGAAGTGTTACATTAGCAATAGCCATATTACTTTACCAGTCCTTTGAGAAGTTCTTTTATTTCGGCAATATCTTTTTTGAGTTCATCAACTTCCTGTAGTCTTGCCATTACTATATTTATTTCCTCTTTAGCTGCTCTCACAGATGAAAATGCAGCTTTTCTCGCTTTATATTCATCCAATCCTCTTTTATTTACATTTATTATCGCTCCGGTTTCGGAGTCTTTCATAATATCATCTCGATCTTTTACTTTTATTAGACTCATTTTAGAATATATCCGCTGGTAAGGCTATTGCTCTGATATCATACAAAAGTGGCACATCTTGGAATAGAGTGCTGGATGAAGCAAGAACAATCTTGACCTTGAACTGATTGAAAGTTTTATAAGTGGCATTGCTTGTGGTATAAGTAACTGCATTTGATGTTAGTGATGGTCTGAACTCATACTCAATGGTTTCGCTGTTTGTTGAAAACTTGAGTTCATTACCTTTTTGAATCATTTTTACCCAGTTTTTATCATCAATAGAATCCGGGTCAAGTGAGTTCTTCACCTTGAAATATACTTGAACATTAGAACTTTGTGGTCTGACAGCAGTTACATAAACTCTCAAATCACCAGCATCAAAACCATCTTGCAAAGTGACTGTCTTGCCTACATATTTGGCAATACCAGGACCACCAGATGGATCGGTTTCAGAAGAAACAAGAACTGAACCACCAACACCAGAGTTTGCAGTTAGTGTGGTGGTTACTCCACTAAAATAACCAGAACCTGGAGCATCAATAACAACTCTGATAATAGAACCATTAGCATCAGATACCACAAAACCATTGGCTGTTACTCCAGTATCAGAACTTGAGAATGTCAGAGACGTATTGGTATTATAGTATCCAGTACCAGCATTAGCTACTGTAATCAGTGTATTGCTGATTTCCATATTGTTGATGATGTCTTTTACAACCACAAGATTTTGTCTATTATAAAAAATGACAGGAGAAACGTCTGGATTTGTTGTGGATAGCTGTGTCTGCACATTGAATGATGGTGCATATTCAGGACCAAATAGTTCTTTTCTTTCATCCAACAAAGTATTCTTTTCTGGTACAAACTCACTATAAGTTACATCCATTGTCTTTGATGTATTTGATGTAGCCCTATACAAGAAGTTTACTTTAGTACCAGGAATCTCAACAAAATCAGACTGATAGTTGAAGAAATCAAAGTTGGCATTAGATGCATATGATGAGTTGGCTCCATAGGGAAGGCGACTATTTGCATCTTTACGATCACTAAAAACAATCTGACCTGAGTTTGTAAAGACACATTTATTTATCTTGAACATTACATCTTCATTCTGTAGAGCAGTGAATGTTCGACCAGACTGAGACTTGAACATCGAACCAAGATATGGTTGTTCAGATACCCAACGATTAGTTCCAACCTGTGTCTGACCAACTTCAGATACCCATAAATCATAGCCATAATCATTTGTAAGAATGACAAATGCATATTCTTGGTCGGGTGAAACATAGACTGGTGAAGGAAATGTGAATCGAGTAGCAGTCATGACATTATCTGTATTAGGTAAAGTAGATACCTTGACTTGCTCTGGTAGTAATGTTGCTTCAGCATAAGGTAAAACTGTTTCGGAATCTGGATAACCTTCAACCATAGGTCTAATCTGTACCTGAACTGGTAGGTTTTCACCTCTGTTTCTGAAATAAAGGTCAATAGAAGGAATAAAGAAACCTTCTTTGTAGGTGTTACCATCAACAAAGAATGATTGGGCAATAGGGTCAAAAACAGTGGCTGAAACAGTCACAACATTTGTGGTTGTAACACGATTAATAATCTGTGTTTGTTCAACCAAAAGACCGTTTGTTGTATAACGATAATCAGCACGACAGGTATATGCTTTATCACCATCAGTTGTGACCAACTGATTGAGTGGGTTATCCAGTATTCTAAAGATTCTGTCACCTGTTCTAAATGCATATGTGGTGTTGGCATTTGGGTCTGGTAAATGAAGTGTACCAGAAATAAATCCACGGTCTGTTGTGTAATGTCTTGGTCTAATGCTTGAGGCATAGTTTCTTCTGATATCACCTATAGAATAGTTATCATTTCTGTTTGGTGATACAGTAAGAGCAGGACTCAATGTTGCTGCTCGGGTAGTACCGTTATAAGAAATAATATTTGCTGATTGACCAGCAGCGGGACCAGTAACAACAGTAATGACATTACCAGAATAATAGTTGTTTGTTGGGCTGGCATCTCTGGACAAAGTAATACTTGTGGTGTTGGCGTTTGCAACCAGACCAGAAAAATGTTGATAAGATACGACGTTACCACGAAGATTGGTTAGAACACCAATAACACTATTACCAACTCCAACGTTGGATGTTGGATTTCTCACATCACTGATGTAAAGACGTGTGTTTCCATTTGTAGGGTGAGTTTCATTCAACAGAACCTTGGCTCGTCCACCAGCAATACGCACATCTTCTCTTGGTGCATTGAATAACATGTCACCAAAGTTTTTCTGTGTATCCAAAATGATGATATTGGGTCTGGATATAAACTGGTCCATATTTTTATCATCAAAGTAGTACCAAACTTCACGATTAGGTCTTAGATTGTAACCAACAAAGTCAACATCCGATTCTCTAATAAAAGGAATCACAGAAACATCAGTTTCAAGTGGACCTACTTTGTCAACCGTATCTGTTGTGCTAAACTGATATGAAAGTGGTGATAATGCCATGTTCTAACGTATCCTACAATAATGCGTTCAAGTTATTTATCTGTCTTGTGTTGAGGAATCTTTCATCCCCACGAAGACCAAAAGTCTGAAGCCCTCTGTCATTCACCTGTTGGTTTGATCCACCTACACCAGTACCAAATGTTCTTGCCCAGTTATTGAGAACATCAATAGGTGCCATACCACCATTTAGTTGTTTTTGTTCCAAGTCTCTTTGTGGTGGAGTAATAAATCTCCGAAGATTAACCTCATTGACAATATTGATTTGATTGATAACAATATTTCTTGTGGTTTCTTTCCAAATATCAGCATCAGGAACAGTTAGAATATTACCTTCGAATGATGCAAACAGAAGGTCTGCAACAGGAGTAAACTTTGTGGCTGTATTTTGTGTAATGGCTGGTGCAACAGTGTAGTTCAATGTGACAATATCTGTGCCAAACTTGACACCAGTTGATCCTGCTATGTCTGGATCAACATATACACCCTTACAAGCAAACAGGTTTGTGGCCACCCCATCACCAGACCAACGACCATTGATGTCAGTGGCAATGGCGTAATCGGGTGAATCAACATCACCCAAAGCATGACCAATGAAACTATCCACAAAAATACCATTTTTGGTTCTATCCAATCCATCAACATCTGTGATTTGTAGGTCAAGTGTGTTTTTTTCTAGGGTATTCAGGTTTGTATAATATTCAATATTCTCAATGCGTTTTTCAAGCAAACCAATATCACGCATGGTATATCTTTTATTTTCAACAAATCGCACCGACACATTTGCTGGATATGATGTATATGGTGGAATGTCCAACACATGTAGAACCATTGACCGAGTTGGTGCAGTTGGATTTTGAGGAAACTTATTAGGAATACCTTGAATATGTTCTATTGTTTTATTTGCAGAAACAGCAATCAAATCTCTACGACCAAGATAGTATTCATAATCAGTATTGAAGTCTGTGGCTGGAATAGGAATCTTTATTCCACCAAGAGTATATGTCAGAGCATTATTAGAAGCATTTCTTCTGACAGGTCGATAATCAATACAATCTCGAAGATTATTTTCTTTATAAGAAGGAATAATGGCATATCCTGTTCCAAGATTTACACCTTCCTCAGTAATATTTGTTGTAAGACTTGGATATGAATCTACTGAGAAGTAACCACTATCGGTTGTTGTCTTATAATATCGACAACAAACAACAAGAGGACCTACTGGTGGTGCATTGCCAGGGATCAATCGAATACTGGCGTGGTCATAGTAAGCATCTTTTTGACCATTATCAAATGAATATCTGCCAGTTACATCAGTATAAGATATCAGACTCATTCCTGCTGTTGGTTCTGTGCCATTGAGGTCATAAATCTTTTTTATAGCGAGTACATCGGAAAGAAAAAGACTTTCTCTTTGGTTGGCTCTCTTTGATGGGTTTCTGATAACAACCTGTCCTGCATCAACATAAACACTTGTGTTGGAACCTGTTGAGTTCAGGAATGTGTTAGCAGCAGATTCTGATGTAAAAATAGTTGTATTGGCTGGAACAAAAGTCTTTACTCGTGCTGTTGCTGCTGTACCAGAAACATCCATTTTAGCATAAACGGTGGCGGTTAAAGTATCACTTGAACTACCTGTATCCAAGGTTGCTTGTTCGGGTGGTCCAGCCGAGACTGAAGTTGTGACCTTGAGTTGTTCACCAACAGCACGACCTGATGCAGAAGGATTTGTAACAATAACCAAGAAGTTATCAGTTACTGTGGATGCAACATTTGATGATGAAGACGCACCTTCAAATCCTTCATCAGTGCCAGCAGTGATAGTTGCACTACCGCTTGTAAATGATACAGAGGTGAAGGTTCTTCTATACATCCAGGATTGGTCGGCTAAACTATTTTCAACAATAAATGTTTCTGGTATCTTGAAGACAAGAGAAGATAGTGAGGGTTCAAAGATAAATGTAGAGCCATTAGCCTGACCATTATCCTTGTTTAGAACAGTAATAGATGCGTTGGCGTTTGATGTGGCACCGGATGTAAACGCACTTCGTGTAAATGATTCTGCTTCAGCAAAATCAAAGTCTAATGAATAAACTGTATTACCTAATGGAGTTTTTGAAAATGGTGAAGAAACATTAGCTAGTCTTGTTGCACCATTATATGAAATGATTGTTCTTTGGTCACCAGCAGATGGTCCTGTTGTGATACGTATGGTAGCACCAACATAGGCATCATTATTAGAAGATGTGGCAGTTGAGAATAGATTGATTGTTGAAGTTGTGCTACCTGTAGCATTAGCATTTCCTGTAATGGAAGAAAAGTTCACATCAAAAATATAAAACTCAAACTTACGATCAGGTACACTAGTATCACCAGAGAAAAACTCAATATCCCTAACTCTTGCGGTACCGATCTTTGTTGTATTATATGTTGTGCTACTTGTTCTGTTTACAAACTGTGCAGGAATACAGTGAATATCAACAAGACCCATAGTAGAAAGCGGGAAATCACCATTCAGATTATCTACAATGACATAGTTACCAAAGTTTGTATTCAGATTATAGTTTGTAACATTAGCCTTTGTTCTGGCCTTTGGAATCTCAATGAATGTAGGTGCGATAGACTCAAACTCAAAACCAAGAATATAGCCTTTACCTTCTGATATAACCGCTTGAAAGTTATTGGCTGTATCAACAGTACTATCTAAAAGAGCAAGTCTGAATGGACGTACTGTATAGTTACCAGACTCATCAAATGTTCGGCGGGCAAAGACTTCTTCAATCTCTGAATAAACAGGAACTATAACATTTTTTCTTTGTACACCATTCTCAAACCGTGTAATCTCAATAAACTTTTCATCATCGATGGAGTCCAACTCACGACGGGCAAGAACCAAATCGGCTTTATATCGAGAAGCACCTGGAGCCTGATAGTTTGATGATTCAAGTGCAGGATCAAGCAATGATGAATCTGAGACTTCAGTAACAATAGAGTCATCAAGTTCAAGACCAATCTTACAGTTGGAAACTGGTGTATATTTGGAAGCCACAACAGATTGTTTTGGTACTTTGATGAAATAACCATCATAGAAGTAAATGGAATCTTCAATAAAGGCAAGAACACCATTTGCTTTTACATTTGATGTCGAAACAAGATTTGCATATATTTCTTCACCGTCAACTTTGATTGTAGCACCAGGACCAAACTCTTCACCTGAAACATACTTGAGGAATAATGTTGGTGGATCAGTATCCGTTGCATTTGATGTCTGAATAACACGGGCAATAACTTCATTATTACCTGATGCATATTTGACTGTTTTATCTTTGAAACTTGATGGTGTTACTGTTGTATTGGCATAGGTTGTTGCAAGATTCAATCCCACAATAGGAGTATATTTTACCTCCCCACCAATAACAGAAGACCCATTCACAAAGATATGCTGACCAAAGCGTTCAATCTGATTCTGAAGAATAGTCTGAAGTTGTGTTAGTTCCCTGGCTTGAACTGCATATCCAGGGCGAAATAAAATACGATGAAATGACTTATCTTCATTGAAGTCATCATAGTAAGGAAAAACTTTTGTTTCTACTGGAACAACATTGGTGTTTACGACATTAGCCTTGGCCATTTCTTATCCTTAGAATGAAAATGTTATTTTATAATCTTCAGTTTGATCAGCATCACGAGAAATAGGTTTTATATTATCTATATATAAGAGTTCTCCTGAATACTTACGCATAGTTGGATTTGTGACAGAATCCACGAATCGAGCACCTGTTGAGTTAGCACCAATCAAAATATCAGTAGTTGGAATGCCAAGAGTATTTGTGAGTTTCACGACATTATTTGGAGAATCCCATTGATAGACCCTACCTCTAAATGTAGATGTTGATAGCGAAGCTCCTTGATAAACGATTTCATCTTCAATATACTCGGATGATGTGCCATTCAAAGTTAGTATGGTCAACTGAGACACAACTGTATTTGATTCTATATTTGCCGATTCGAAGACAAGTGGATCAGAGATCAAAGAAATCTGTCGGTATTCATTATTGACAGGCAACACACCATTTTCAGAACCACGAAGACGTGGATTTATCATTAGATATGAACCACCAAGTTCTCGTAGTGGATCAGACCCATGCCCACCAGGAGGTGAAATGATTGCTCTGGCTGCTGCACCAGAACCAGAGCCACTAACAGTAATATTTACTTCAGCATAGGTGTAATCTCTACCTGGATTTGTAACCGATATAGTGGAAACTGTGTTTGAGATTGTGTTTACATTCGCTGTTGCTGTAGCCCCTGTGCCATCACCAGTTATTGTAATAGTTATGGTGGCTGCATTTGTGTAGTTATTACCACCATTTGTAACCCTGATGACATTGATTGCACCAGGAACAGAGTTTGCTTGAACATCCCATTGTAGAGAACCATCATCTTGTGATAAAGTTTTGACAGGAATGTAAGAATCTGTAGTAAACTTCATACGTTCATCAGCAGAAATGGTATACATATATTTCCAAATATAGCCATCAGATGTTTCTGATGGGCTTGTTGTTGAAATGCTTGTTGGCATAACTGTTGAGTTAGCACCTGCATTATTGGCTAAGCACTTATACACGTTCCAATCAGTAGTAACAACATAAAAGGGTGTGTTTGGTGCAAAAAGTTGAAGTGAGCAGATGCAATGGTCATAAGCCGGATAAACAGTATTTGCTGACCAATCATATCGTAGAGTTACATGACGAATATCATTTCCTGTAATCAGTTTAGCACCGATCATATTATCCCAGACTTCATTGAATACTGTCACAGAAGAGTTGGCTTGTTGAGGTGCTGAATCATTTGCCCAGGAATAACCACGACCAAATGTAAAATATACTTTAGAACTTGCTGGTTCTGAAACAGATTCTTTGAACTGTTCAGCGTTGAATATGCGTAGATTTTCAGAGATTACCGCAACCATTTACTTTCCTTGTTATATTATCAATCCTGCATAAACATTACCAGAACTATTGGTTGTGTTTGCTGGGTGTGTTATTGAGAAATAATCAGTATTTGCTGTGTCAACTATAAAGATTCCATTTGTTATATTTATAGTATCACCAGATACGAACTCAAGATATATTGTATCATTGACAGACAGATTATTGTTTGCTGTATTTATAACAATATTACCGAGATTGGCTTTGTATGTGCTCTTTACAAACTTTATTGTCTCTGATTCAGAGAATCTTGCTCGAACATTGACACCATTATATGAAGTATCTTCAAAGGTATACTCACCAAATAACTTCATACCAATGGGATGTGTAAGTTCAAGTAGGGCTTTTTTATATTTATCAATAGACTCATTTATTTTGACAACATATGAGAAGTTTTGATAATAATCACGGTCTTGTAAAAAGTTATATGATGATACATGACCGTCATCGTTCAACCAACGACCAGGATAGGTATAAACACCTTGAACGATTGTAACCGAGACTTGTGCTGTGCCGTCCCCGAGGTTTGTCAAATCAAGAGTTGTATTAGCATCATAGTTGGAACCAGCAGATTCAATAGTCAGACCTAAAATACGTCCAATAGAAGTTGTGGTTGCAGCAAGTTGTTCACCATCACCAAGTATTGCTGTGACTGCAATATTTGCTCCATAGGCATTAACATTAGATGATACGACATTTGCTAAGGGCAGTAAACTTTGTGTGTAACCTGTTCCTCCTGTGATATGCCCAGGAACAGGAATAAACTCAACTTGAGTGATAGACCCTGTGGTATTTACAGCGGCAACATTTCCTAATGCACCAGAACCATAACCACCCAAAACATTGATAAAGTTGATTTTGTCATTGGCTTCATAACCAACACCACCATTTATGATTTCCATTCTACCAAGAATACCAAGAGAACGAACACGAGTATTAGCCAGAGCATCCAAGGTTGGTAGTGATGTATACCCTGAACCAGTAGAAAATATTGATACTGTGTTTACTGGACCTGTATTACTATAAACAAAAGATGCCAATGCATTGACTAAGGTGGTGTTTGCGTTTGATGAACTCAAGTTTGCAAAAATGCTATTACCAATAGGTGTATTTGCTTCATCCGAAATAAGAGAAATGATGATATTATATGAGTTGGGATGTACAGTGCCGTCTGTTATTACTGATGAAATCTGAGCATTAGCACCAGAACCTCCTCCTCCACCAGAAATAAGAATACCATCATTGGCTAAAAATCCAGCACCAGGACGAACAATAACAATAGACCCAATATTACCAGAAGTAACAGATGAAATGATAATGCGACCATTTGATCCAGTATTACTTACTATTGGAACTTCTGTGCCAACTGAATAGGCATTACCACCAGCAATAATATTGGTTGACGCTATTGCACCACCAAAAACTGTTGCTGTCAAAGATTTTGTTACATTATTTTCAACAAATGTCGTGAAAAGAGTCTCACCATTCTCAAAGTTGCCTTTCTGAGATGAAATCTTTATTTCTTTGACGGGTAAACCAGCCTCAAAATAAGATTCTACTCGTTCAACGACGGCATTTGCACCTGATGTATTACCAGTGATGATAGTATTGGCAAAATAGTTCAGAACGCTTGGGTTTGTATTTGGTATTCCATCGACTTGCCAATCAGAAACTTTGATACTTTTTTCAATAAACCACTTTCCATCAGAGGCTCGAAGAACATCTCGTTTTGGATAATAAAACTCAATCTGTTTATCTTCACCAAAAATAATGTTCAGTAGTAGTGAAGTTGCTTTTTCTGTTCCTCTTGCTCTATAAAAATCTTTGATATTTTTCAAAAGTAAGGCTTTGTCAACCTGAACATTTGCTGGTATTAGTTTCATAAAATGGGAATATAAATGTTCAGAAAACTGATTTATAGTTCTATCAATATCATAGAATGAAGAAATATTTTTAGCCCGAGTGGTAACATTATATTGCTGATTATTAGCAATACCAGAAACAGAACCATCAGCCTGCTCCAACCATTCATAGTAGGCTTCAATAAACTTTACAAAGTTTTGATGATCGTTACGAACAAAAAACGGAACTTGTGAGTTGACAAGATTGCTTATTTTGTTGTTTGTAGATGAAAATGTATTTGCTGTCATATTATGATTCTGCTATTACCTCAATCTGAATGGAAGATGGATCAGATTCATCTATAGTTAGAATACGATTTCTCAAAGGATATATTATTTGATCATCAATAGGAGCAGATACTGTAAAAACATTTTCATCATAGAAATCATTTTCCACTACAGATAAAGGTAAAAGACTCAAAATATCAATACGACCGTTCGTATAGTCTATAGTGCCTGCATTTGGATTTACAATAACTTTTTCACCATTTGATCTGAAATAATATGTGCGAAGTTCACCATTATTTGTTTGAAGTATTGCTGATGCTGATGCTTCAGACCCACCACCGCCTGTTATAGAAACAGTGGCACGAGTATAGTTTGATCCTTTATTTGTAACAACAATACGATCAATCCTACCATTGACAATAAAGGCTTCAGCCGTTGCTCCTATACCATCCCCTGTTATTGTGACAGTTGGTACTGATGCATATTCTCTTCCAGGATTGACAATAGAAATAGAATCCACACCAGTAAAAGCTTGTGGTACTTCTTCAAAAAATACACTACGAGAAATACCCTCTGTATCTCTGACATTGATTTGTGGGAATGATGTAATCTTTTCATCAAAATCACCTTTACGCAAAGGGGTATTGAAAAGAACTGAATAGTTTTTGGTTACATTTGTATCAAGAACTAATCTTTTCTGCATGTATACATCAATATCTGAACCAGTTATAGATGGATCAGCATTCTCCATAAAGTTTTGTAACTTTGATTTTCTAAATACAGAATCAAAAGTATTCAGTTCTTGTTCAGTATAATCAGATATCGTAGCCTTTACTAAACTTAGAATCTCATTTGCTGTACGTGATGTTTTATTTGGATTATAATATACTTTACCAGAAAGAGTTAGATATGAAAAGTTTGGGTCAACTATCTCTGGTGTTATTGTAAAAATATTTCTGGATTGAAGTTGCTTTTTGATATTTTCTTTTTCAAGGGCTGTAAACACAAAGTTTCCTTTTGGTTTGAGAGAAATGTAAATCTTACCATAAACAACAGGATCATTTTCTTCTCCACCCCAGACAGAAACAGATTCTATATTTGTGAAATCTTTGAGAATAAGTGTATTATAATCTTGTTTTGTGACAGCACGATTCTGGGTTGTATAAAAATAGGGTGCCCTAAATCTTGTTTGTTCGATACTTTCTTTATCCACACCACCAGATGATGTCGAAACTGTTGTGATAACAACATTATCGTTATAGCCAGCAACTGGATCAACAAAAACAAACTTTGATATATTGTTTGATGCAGACCCAATATTATCAATATAAGTACAGATAATCACATTACCAACCTTTGGTTTTTTACCAATAACATCATCACCGAAATAGAAAGTATAGTTTAGGTTTTCATTTTCTTCAATAAAATATGCTGGTGTTGTAGACGACAGTTCGGTTATATCTGTTGATCTAGTATAAACTGTTGTATAGGTATTTGTAGTTGATTCCTGCACTGAAATAGATAAGGTGCTAATATCAACATTTGCTGATTGAATCTCAAATCGTCTGTTTATATTTGAAGGTTCCATAAGATATTGTAATGTGACAACCTCACCTTGTTTGATAGAAATATTATTGAAATCAAAGGTTCCATTTGATTTCGACACTGTATTTGAATATAAAGTGATAAATGGATAGTTAACACCATCAACATCTTGGGCGAGAAATCTAGTATACCTATCAAGTGTTGCTATTGATGTATTTGGTTCATTTGTTGATGGAGTGACCCTTATATTTACTTTTGCTTCTGAACCTTGACTACTACTTGGCACATAACCAATCATTTTGGCATGAGAAAGGACTGATGCTCTTAGTTGGGCAGTATCCAAAAACATTTCATTACCAACCATATTGAGATAAAATGACATATAATGAGTATTGTATGCTAGAATATCGAGCAGAACTGACATACCCGAGCCTTCAAAATCAAAGTCTTGGAACTCACTTTGATTGCGGAGATAGTTTTTAAGGTTTTCTTTTATTGACAAAAAGTCAAGTTCTGTGATACGAAGGGCTTGGTTATTTTGTGTGGTCATTGGTACTTTATCTCAGCCTTTCTAAGAAAATAGATATTGTTGCTGGCTCGTTTCTGTTTAATATGATGAAAGATATTCTTACATTATACCCATTATTATCAGGATCAACCTGGACCTTCACACCTCTGTCATTATCTTCTAATAAAGAAACCCTTGGCTCAAAGTTTTCTATAACCTCTGTTACAGCATTTTTGACAAACTGGGCTGTCAAAGGATTGATATTATCAAAGAGTATCTTTTGGGTATTAGAACCAATACCTGTTCTAAAAGGACGATCATAATAGTTAGTCAGTATAAGATTACGGATTGATCTTTTGATTGCCTCAACACCAACCTTTTTTACCACATCCTTTGTGGTTGGATGTGGTAAAAAGTCTAGGTCTAGGTCTGTGTAATCTGGTCTTCTGTTTATTCTTTGAACTGTCATGTGATTATTTATTATACCTTATGAGACAGCAGCGGTGCCAATAACTTGACTTGGTGTCTCGGCTGGACTATCAGAACAGTTTATGCATATTTTTGCTCCTGTAAGTCGTATTTCTTTATCAGAAGATGCTGATACATTTCCGCCAGTTGCTTGAAAAGAAACAGCACCACCACCTCCACCACCTGTTCCTGCTGCAAATGTTACATTTTTTCCTGCACCTACTTGACAATTACCGGATTGTGAACCACAGGCAAAATCTTTGTTTGAAACAATACTCCCTGAGCCATCTGGAGATGATATAGCAAACCCTTTTTCAGCTTTCATATTCACATTATCACCCCCAATACCAATAGTTCCAGCAACTACACCGATATCACTGGAAGTAACATAAGCAACTGGACCATCACCAGACATTTTTGTTTTTTTAGTTGGTTTTGCCCCTGATAATTGACCTGATGTTGACGAAGAAACATGTTGAGATGATCCTGTTGATCGACCTGATGATGATCCACCACAAGAGCTTGTTTGATTCCCGTTGTTCATGGTTCGTATACCACCATAACCACTTGTGGTCATACCATTATGCATTCTTGTTTCCATTTCACCGTTATCATAAGTCCATTGACCAGAACCAGTGTGTCCCATTTCAAAAGACTCAACATTTCCTCTTTGATAACTTATACCCTTAGCTTGACCAGCATGTGTTCGTGTAAATCTACAATCTTTGCTTCCTATTCTGTTGCTAGGTTTTGGAGAACTCATTTTTTTAGGAACGATATCATTTGTATGTTTTTCAGGTACATATTTTGGAATGTTTACCATTGTCTCTATATTCTCCTATTATTTTGGAAATAGACCAGATAGTTTTTCCCAAACATGGGTTACCTTTTGTAAGGCATGTTGTCCACTAACAATATTTGGTCCACCAGCTTGTTTTACCATATTTTCGAGTCTTTGTTTAATTTTAGCCTGACCTTTAGGATCAAGCACAGGAATAATTTCACCAATAAGCTTTGAGGCTTCACCAAAGAAATTTGAACCAGCAGACATTCCAGGGAATCCCCCACCACCATTTTGAGAACTACTCTCAGTTTGTGGTTGTTCTTGTTTGGATGAGATAGTCATTATTGTGTTTGGGGTGGTTCGTGTTGATGTATTTATAATGTATGTTCCAGTATTACCTGTACCTGTCTCAAATCTGGCGATAAAAGTTGAGTCTGGTATATTATCTCCCGAGACAATATTATTTGCCCCAGATACCACATTACCATATATCATTTTATTGACAGTAAGTACATTATTATCTATTGTTCCATAAAATTGTGCGGTGTCTTCAAATGCATTTTCTGGACCAACAAGAAAGTTGAAAAACTCTTGTTGAGCAGAAACAACTTCGCTGGATACATTTTCTCTATAATCACCTTCTGCGTCTATGATAATACCAACTTCACCGAAACCAGTATTTACTCTAAACTCAACCTCTGGTAGATTTTCAAGACCATGTAGTGTTCTGTCATAATACATTCTTTGCTTCACTGCAACGATATCAGAATATGTAGTGCATTGACACAATAAATCAACAAGATTGTTTGCAAAAGTTTCTGCATGGATTCTGTTATTGAAGCCTTTATTATCTTCAATTTGATCATCAACATCAGTTGATAGATTTGCCTCTATCATATTGTAAATGTCTGGCGGAACAGAACTTTGTATTTTTTGTTTTTGTTGTGATGACATTCCTTTGAATGCTGATGCAAATGACAAAATTTGCCCAGGCAACTGAGAAAGCATATTTGAATTTATAATATTTGAGAATGGGGTCTCTGCGGTAGCAACATTTTTGAATTGTTCCCATCTTCTACCAATTTGATCAAATGTTTCTTGAAAATGTGGTTTGAAATTACCAAGAGATGGGATATGATCTCCTATATCTTTTGCAAGTAATACTTTTACTCCACCCTCATTTTTGGCCTCTAATGGTCCTTTTCTTGGCACATTTTCCATCGGCTTTGACCAACCATTACCATCCAACGACATATCACCATCAGCATGAGCAGGAAAAAGTGACATATTACCGGGCATGGGTGTACCAGCTTTTGGAAAATTCCTTACTTGTCCTAAAACAGTACAAGTTGGACTTCCTGGATATGCTCGTTGAATCAGTACAGGTGTTGCAGGATCGAGCATTCCACCATAAGAGTCTTTTTCTTGTTGAGTTGCTGCGGATAATCCTGTATTGAAATGTAAATCATCAGCATTTACATTTACTCCTTCTTCACCTATCACTCTATATGCACACATTCCAATTTGATATGGGTCTTGTTTACTACCATGACCACCAACCTGAAATGCTAATAGTGGATGATTTTCATTTTTACTCATATTCTATACAATTCCTCCTTGACCAACAGTTTTACTGACACAATCCATGGTAGTTGTAGAAAAGCCACCATTCTTTAGATTATGAGTCAAACTCATTATTAGATAGTCACCTGATCCATAGTTTAGTTTTTTTGGATCATTTTTATTTTGAAGTTTGAGTGTTATAATCTTACCTACATTTAGTATTGGGTTCCAAGGGACAGTAAGTCTCAGTGCAATCTTATCCTGTTCCAATAGACCCATTCTTGCCTGTCTTTTTAGAGCAAAGAACTGTGAATAGTCTGGGCAGGCATGTTGTGCCTGTTCAGATGAAAAGTTTGACATGGCTGCTTTTAGTACAGAACTCCCACTTCCACATCCTTGGATTTGACTGCCCAAAAGACTGACAATAGAAGACAATGGATTGAAAGATATAAGAGAAGACATATCAGCACCATCAGGACCAATACCATTTAGAATGTCAGACAACAAATCAAAATCACATGGAAATGAGTTGGACATGATAGCCCGTGGATTTGCATATCCAGAAAGAGATGCAGTCTCATCAAAGAAATATTCAATGATGGGACTGGCAGAACAAAGAGATTTTAGAGACCTAAAATGATGCGTTCCACCATTTTGGTATGTCATATAATGTAAAAATGAAGGGTCATTACCACCAGCCAAGGCAACATCGGCTTGTTCTGCAACTACCTTGAACGGATGAATATTTGTAGCAACATAATCTCTGGCAGGAGCACAGGATTCAATGTCGGTCGATCTTGCACCAGCACATCCAGGTAACACTTCACTGACTACTGCTGATGGTGTTGTACATTTCCAGGACTTGCTCACAAGAGTTTCAGCATCAATCAATAGCGTTGGGTCACATGCCCGCAAGGTAAATGTCTCAACCACATTGTTGAGCATTTTTCTATTTTCTAATCTGTATATTGTTTGTTGAACTTCCATGGTGGAAGGATATCCAAATTTCGCTAAAACTGGTCTGTTCAAAGAAATAGAGATAGTCTTTCCTTTGAAGTTATCCAACACCTTTATTGGTAGGTTATGATAATAACTTTGAACCGTGACAGTTGTTTGTAGACCTGGAGTAAGAAGACTTTCACCAAGTATAACTTCCTGGGGAGTTATTTCAAATACAGTTTCATCAGGAACATTGACATCCATCTTTATGGATGTTAGCTTGGACTGTTCTCCACGGAGTAGAGTATCATTAGCCATTCTTTTTTACACCAATCTTCTCAAATATCTTGCGTTACCATTTTTTGTTAAAATGTTGAGTTCTTCAACAATTCTTGGATAGTATTCTGGTTTGATAATCTTTATTGAACGCTTACTTTCATTCAGTTCTAATTCATAATCATAGTTGGATACTGTATTTTTCTTGGTTATCTGTACTACGGTTGTGCCATTACCCATATTGATAGTTTCTACATCCTGTGTATCTGTTGTATTTTCCCAAGTGTCATATGGAACATCCAAATCATTTGTTGTTAACTGTTTTTTATCTACCCAAAATCTTTTTTCTGTGATTATTCCGGTCAGAGATTCTTCTCTTGTGATTATTCTTTCATAATGATGTATTGTTGTTTTTGCTGTTTCTATTGAGCCATATTTGTTTATGATATACTTTGTAAAATCTCGTGAGTTTAGAGGCCAATCATATTGAGGATCAATCATATCATTGGCAAAAAGAATAACCCAATGTGCTTCGGATGATCCATAGATATTGAATGCCAGAATATCTGGTGTGTCAGACTCTTTTACCAGATACTCATAGTATGCTGAACTGTTTGTTATGACATCACGCACTATTCTTAATCTAAATAAAATGTTTGTTGGATAGTCATAGGTTGTTGGTTTTACCTTTCCACCAGAAATATCATAAAGAACTTTTGGAAATAGATCAAAAAACTCTGCCATGTATTAGAATCCTTGTCTTACACGTTTCTTATGAATTGGCTCTATCTCTCTAAAACCAAGGCTCAATCTTACTGCAACTGGATGACCATTCCTAAATGTTGAATAAACACCACTTGGGGCATAATCAACTTCACATCTCTCCAGAACACAAGTGTTTATGCGTAGGATATTTGTGTTTTCCTGTCCCTTGTTCATAAAGGTAATATCAAACTCAGCAGGCGGAATCCAGTAGAACCCTCCAGCAACATTACCAAATAAAGGAACAGAGCCGGGAGCACTTAGTTCTGGTGCAGCATGAAATCTAAGTGTTTTGATTATCGCCTGTAATGATAATGACTCTTTTTCGTTACGAGGTGCAAGTAGAAACTCAAATACAAACTGTCTTTGTGGGGTGTTGGCAAATAGAATCTCAACAGCAGGATTGATTGGATAACCACCTAATCGAGCTACAGTTCCAATGGTGCTACCAGTTGCATCACTTATTGGTCTGGATTGTCCACCAATAACAGATTCCATTGCCTGTGTAGCGGACCTTGCAAGTGTTGATAAAAATCCTCCGGCATATCCAGCAGCACCCATCAAGGCCTCTCCACCCAAGGCAGTAAGAGATACTTCCTGATACATATTTTGCCCATTATAGACAAGAGGTGTGGGCATATATAGAGCAATAGATTCGGCTATTCTTCTGGTCTCACGTTCCAGAGCAAAGTTTGTGGGACCTATTTGTCCTGGAGAAATAAGACCATCTCGTAGTCTTAAGGTGTCAACCTTTGATAGCTCATTACCTAGAACAGTTACTTCATTTTCTAATCCAGTTAGATTGGTTCTGTTCTGTCCGCTTGATACAGGGACATTGATATTGATAATCATATAATGACCAATATCATCCATACCAACATTATCAGGAAACACCCTATATGAAAAATCATATCTTGACTGTGCCAAATCTCTTGTGAAATCATCACTTGGGTTTGGCGTTTGTGTATTATTTTGAGTATTTGTAGAAGTGAACGCTTCTCCTAAGATTCCTGGCATGTATGAAGATTGTCCTTTTACGATATATAGCCGTTATCTATATATTTATACTGCATTACAAAAAATATATAGGTCCATGGTAAAAACATATAAAGGTAAGTTCTCACCCAAAAATCCCAAGAAATACAAGGGAGACCCAACAAATATAATATATAGGTCATCCTGGGAAAGAAAGTTCTTTCAATATTGTGATGAGACCGAGGATATTGTATCCTGGGCATCAGAAGAAATGTCTGTTGGTTATTTATCTCCAAAGGATAATCGCTGGCATAGATACTTCCCGGATGTTATTATTCAGGCACGCCAAAAAGATGGTTCAATAAAAACTATCATGATAGAGATAAAACCACATAAAGAAACCGTGGAACCAAAAGTAAAGCGTAAAAAGAACCTACAATATATCACCGAAGTTGTCACCTGGGGTGTAAATCAGGCCAAATGGAAGTATGCCGAAGAATATTGTAAGGATAGGGGCTGGGAGTTCAAGGTACTAACTGAGAAAGACTTATTTGGGAAATAAATAATAATATGGCAAAAAAGTATCAACCAAAACAACTACAAGACTGGTTTCGAGGTAAGGCCCGTTCAGCAGCCGGATATAGAAAAAATATCATGGGCAACACTGAACGGTTGCGTAATACTATTGGCATTGGTAAGATGTATTTCTTTTTCTATGATGCCAAGCATAAGGACAAACTTCCTGTATGGGACAGATTCCCCATGGTATTTCCTATTGAGAGATACGGAGATGGATTTTTAGGAATCAACCTCCACTACCTGAGTGTGAATGAAAGAAAAGAACTACTCGATAAACTCATGGGGTTTGCCAATAATAAGAAGCTGACACCAAATACCAGATTGCAGTTGTCATATGACTTGCTTCAATCAACCAAGTCTCTGGCATCATTATCCAGACCATGCATCAAAAGATATCTATATTCACAGATGAGAAGTAGATTTGTTGAAATCCATGCGAGCGAATGGGATAAAGTTGTGGAACTACCAACCGAAGAATTTGTAAGGAAACCATAACACAAAATGGCATCATATCCAATAACAAACGCACCAACAAAACTATCACCAAATGACTTCAAGGCAGTCAATGATAAATATGATAGTTTGGCAAAAGCAGCAAGATTTGCTGCCATCATAAGACCAGTTGGTGAATATCTCTTACCTTATAGTTCATTTTCACAGGACCTGACATATCTTTGTGAAATGGGTGAACTTCCAGGCCGTGGTATGATGAACATCGATGTTAGATACTATGGACCCAATCATAAACTTCCATTCCAGACTCAGTATGAAGATTTGAATCTAACTTTCCTGTGTAGAAATAAATCTTTGGAAAGACAGTTCTTTGATGATTGGATGTTGATTATCAATCCTATAAACTCCTTTGACTTCAACTATCGAGACCAATACAGAGCAGAGATAGATTTGTTTCAGTATAATGTTGTGGGACATCAACACACTGCTGAATATAAAATAACAGTGCATAATGCCTTTCCAGTGTTAATCAATCCACAACCCATGGCATGGAGTGATGATCAGGTACAAAGATTGGTTGTATCTTTCACATATACTCATTGGAGCCGTAAGGGTTATGATCCAGAGCCAAGAGGCGGAGAGCCACCAAACTGGTCTTATAACTTGTTTGAAGGTAAAACAAATGTGCCACGACCATAGTAAATATAAAGGATGATTTTGATACATGATACCAAAAGTAGATTTACCGATATACGAACTAACCTTACCGTCAAACGGTAGGAAGATTCGAATACGACCATTTATTGTCAAGGAAGAAAAACTTCTTCTTATGGCTGTTGAATCTAATGACGAACAAACAATCATAGATACAACAAAACAAATCCTGAATAACTGTATTGTTGATGGACAGGATTTCAATATTGACAAACTACCTTTCTTTGATGTTGATTATCTGTTCATATCACTGAGAGCAAAGTCAATAGGCGAATCTGTTGATATCAACTATACCTGTAATAATACTATTGCTGATAGAGGTAGATGTGGAAATGTCTTTCCTGCAAAGATTGATGTTGGCAACTGCTCTGTTACAAAGGATGATACCATATCCAAGGATGTTAGACTGTCTGGTAGTATGACAGTTAAGATGAAGTATCCAAACTATACTACAATGAAAAAGATTCTTGATAATGATAATGTTATCAACAAGAAAATAAACATCATTGCAGGTTCAATAGAAATGATTCAGGATGGAGATAATATCTACACATCCAAGGATTTCACAAAACAAGAACTTATTGAGTTTATTGAAAACTTGACACAAGAACAATACAGAAAACTAGAATACTTTGTCGATAACTTTCCGTCATTTGTGATAACCACAGAAGCAATGTGTCCTGCCTGTGGATATACACATAAACTCGAATATAAGGATTTCGCAAGTTTTTTCGTCTAATGCTTGGTTATGATACATTGATGAACCATTTTAAAACTAACTTTTCACTGATGCAGCACCACAAATACTCACTACACGATATAGAAAATATGATGCCCTGGGAAAAGTTTTTGTATGTAGATTTGTTGAAGCAATATATTAAAGAACAACAAGATTTACAGCGTGACCAAGCAGCAGCAAGACGAGCACAAGCAAACATAGGTAAAAGATAAAGATGGCCAGACCAGAAGACTTAACAGTAGACTATAAGAAACTATTAAAACTTTCTGTCACGGACAGAGTTCAAATGGCAAGAAGTCCTATTGGACAAAGTTATCTGGCATCTTTGACACCAAGTCAGTATAATTCATTATTTCCTTCATATTATAAAAACTCTGTTCCATCATATTCAGCAGTATCATCTGGTGGTGGTTCCGCTGCTGGTGGTGGTGCAGTAAGTGGTGGAGGTGGTGGGGGTGAAGCAACGACACCATCAACCACAACACCTTCTACATCCTCAAGCACAACAATATCTTCGGCAACTAAACCAGCATGGCTTCAAAGATTTGAGGCTTCTGTTTTAGCTAAGGTACAAGAAACTGCTGGACCTGTAACAGCAGATAATACAGGTAGGGTAAATGCAACATCTTTTAGAAATTCAATGATATCTAAGATTCAAAATTCAAGGTTGAATGGTTTTGTTCCTCCTGATGGTGAGAGATATGGAATTAAGAAAGGCACACCACAAGAATGGGCCAACTATTTTACTGGATTGGCAATGCATGAATCAGGTCTAAAAACAGGAACAGTTGGTGATGTTGGTAGATTTGCAGGAAACTCAAATGGTTTGTTTCAATTATCACCTAATGATGCGACAACATATAAAATTCAAAACAAACCATTTACTATAGAACAATTGAGAGACCCAAACTTTAATGCTGATGTTGCTCTAAAAATTCATGAACATTGGCTTGTCACAAAGAAAAAAGGCATTTTAGATGGTGCTGGAAAATATTGGGGTCCTATTAGTAGAGAAGGTTGGACACCAGGAAAAGGTAGAGATTCAGGTTTACCTTGGAGAGAGTGGGAAAAGGATAGTATATTTCCATCAGGGCCACCATCAGCAGCAACAGATGTTCAAAAACAAAGACTACAAACAGACGATGCTGCCGAAACACGGTTGTCTCCTGAACAGGCAAATAAGACTGTGGCAAATATGGCCACAGGCAAAATTCCTCTTAATGAACAAATGCTTAAAAATGCCATGACAGTTTTAGGTAGAAATGAAAATAAAGATACCAAAGTCTTGATGGAATATTTTAGGAAAGGTGGAGTTAACTGGGACCCCCGTGGCAAAAATCATTGGTGTGGTGTTTTCGTACAATCATCCTTGGCACAAGCAGGTGTTAAAGGAACAAAAGGTTATACTATAGCAAGTAATTGGTTAAATTGGGGACATGAGGTAAATGCACAGGATGTGAAGCCTGGGGATGTTCTAGCACTAACTGTTTATAGAGGTCGTGGTGGTGGAAAAATAACACCCGGAGCTACTGGTGGGCATGTTGGTATGGCCACTGGAAAAACCAAGGTAGAAAATGGTGTACTTTATGTTCAAATGTATGGTGGAAACCAAAGCAATGCAGCAACACTTCAATGGTATCCAGCATCAAAATTATCTGTTAGGCGAGCACCTGAATTTATGGGTGATGCTGACTCAAGACAAAGAGCAACAGAACTTGAAAGTCTAGGATTAAATCCATTTGATGCAGAAAAAATGGGTAAACAAACAGCAGGGAATGTTTCTCCCGGTATCATAGATATGCCAGCCCCGGAAGGATATGAAAATTTACCTGAACCATTACGAAAAGAAATAGAAGCAATGCCTGTGGATCAAAGACATTATTTATATGGCCTTATGTCAAAAGCACAAGAAGCTGGTATCGACCCAATCTCTGGTCTTAGCACAGCATTTCAGGCATCAAAAAATAATCCAACAGCGGTTGTTCAAACAATACAAGAAGCACCACCAGGAAAGATTCCTGAAATTTTGGCTGGGAATTTTGAAGTGTTGGATAGGAGTAGAGAACAACTTTCAAGGAAAGAAATTCAAAGTACAAAAGGAAACAGAGTAGTTTCCCTAGACTTTAATGCAACACCAGGGGCTAAGGGTGTAGAAATCGTCATTCCTGATGATGCAACAGATGAAGAAAAGGCAGCCGCACAAAACTATGTTGCGTCTGTAAAGAAATATTTCGAAGACAGAGGATATAAAAATTATCCAGTTAGAGGTGTAAGACAAACATCGACAAACAAAAGAGGTGTTCCTGGATTTTTTCACACAGAGCCATTTTTCTCGACAGATAAAGAGGCTGTTGATATTATATCAAAAGACCCAGGCGGATATGCATCCGTTGTTGCATCAACCCTTGGTTCTTTACCTGGAACAAAATTTATTCCACCCCATATGGAAGAATCTCAAGGTGCATCTATACCAAAAGGACCAAGTGAAAGGCAATTTGCACTAGACAAACTTATTCCTGAATTGAGAAAAATAAAGGAAGCTGCAATGGATGATGCTAGTGAAAAACCATTAGTATCAACATCCGCTCCACAACAAACTGCTCCACAAGTACCAACACCAACACCAGAATCCCCTACTGCTACTCCTGTTGTTTCTGCGTCTGCACCACCATCAGTAAGATTTCAGGACATGGATTTGGGTGGAGCAAAGAGACCCAACTTTACTGAGGCAGAGTTAGAAGCGATAAATCTTACTCCCGGTGCGGCTGAAAAGATTGCAAAGGGAATACGAGAGAATCCAATGGCATCATCTATTTTTGCCAGCCCATCTGCTGTAAGAAGTGGAGTTCTCGCAAAATCACCTGAACTAAAAAAGTTTTCTGGCATGTCTCCAGAAGACCAACAAAAAAGGCTGCAAGAACTAAAACAGAAAGCAACTCCTGCACCTGCACCAGAACAACCAAAACAGGAACAGACTGCACCAACTGCAACTCCTGCTGAAGCCCCTGCACCAGAGGCAGCACCAAAGACAGAAGAAAAGCCAAAAGCATTAGCAACTGGTGGTTTGGTTGATATTCCTCCCGGTGAAGACATTGCTGGTGTGAATATGAAAACTGGTAAGACAGAGTTCTATGCCAATAATAGAGAAGCTGTTTCTGTTAAAAATGGTAAGCTTAAAGTTGATCCTGCGTCTCTGGTCAATAATGATCAGCCTTTATATGGAAATGTTCAGCAGGAACCACAACAGCAACAGCCACAAAACATGGCAAGTATGTCTAGTTCATCTGCACCAATGAGACCAAATATGTCGGGTGTTGTCAATAGGTTTATGAATATTCATCCTGATACACCATCAGCACAAAGACATGTTACTCAAACATATTATGATTCATACCGGCGAGGAACAAACTTCAATATGGGATAATAAAAAAGAGGGGAATCAAATCCCCTCTTTTTCAACTCTTACTCAGCCAAGGCCCTAAATGCCTTTAGATCATCATCCTCATCGTCTAGGAAAGGAATCTCATCATCAACAATAGGTGTCTTGCGTGTAGGTGGTGCGGCATTGGTTGCTGGTGCCTTTGCGGCAACAGGTGAACCTGCACCATTTAAATCAAGGACTTCATTGAGCCTACGCTTCAACTCATCATATGACTTGAACTTATCGGGTGAAACAAACTCAGCAAGAGAATACTCACTCTTGTAAATCCGTTCCAACTTTGAATCGTCTTCTGAGATTGGTGAAGGACTATCAAACACAGATTGCTCATAGTTTGGATAACCATCCACCATACGAATACGCAACTTGAAGTTCGCACCCTTCCACAAATCAAATACTGGAATAGGCTTCTCATCAGCAAACTCTGGCTTCCATGCAGCCATGATCTTATCAAAGATTTTCTTTCCGTACTGGAATAGAAAAACCTTGCCGTTGTTTTCTGGGTGGGCAGGATCAGACACAACAAGGATATTGGAAATATACCGCAACCGACGCTTTTGTGCTCGTGCCTGCTTACGGGCAGGAGAGTTATCATCTGTTGTGGAGTTCCAAAGAACTGTATTGTATTCTGATACAGGGTCCTTATGACCTTTACCAAAGGTGGTTAGTGATTTCTCAATATACCACTTGCCTGTTGGTCCTTGAAATCCATGATCCCAGAACCGAACCCAGGGTAGAGCATCATCACCATCAGCTTCACATGGAGGCAGGAACCGAATAATAGCAGAGCCGTTACCGGCCTTGTCACGCTCAAGTTTCCAAAAGCGAGTGTCTTCTGTCTTTTCGGTTTCTGGGGATGTGATGGCCTCAATTTCACGAGTAATGCGTTCGTTGAGTGCTTCTGATGACTTCTTTAGTTTAGCAAAATCTACCATTTTTGTATGTCTCCGTATGTTTTGTATGTCAATGTATAGCAGTGTATGGTCTTCTTAGTGTAATCGACTGGAGTTGCCCCCAATCTTCCCACCATATTAGTATAGAAACTGTTCGTTGTCAATACCAAAACGGTGATATTCTTCGTGTAGTTCTTGTATTTCTTCTTGGCTCAGTGGTTCGATGATAACCTGTTGTGTCAAAACTCTATGCTCTAATTCCTCCACCTTAGGTAAGGTTTCAGCAAGGGTCTTACCCAATCCCATTAGATAATCATCATATGATGGAAGATTTGTGCCTATCAAATGTAGTCCAACAATAGTAGCCATAATCATTACCTCGATACCTTCCACTTATTATATTCAGCCAACAGTATTGGATTGTTTGTAAGCGAATCCTTGGATGAATATCCCAACTCTTTTCTTCTTTGAGACCAGGAACCAGGATGATAATCCCTGACCTTTTTATTTGATACCTTTGTTTCGGGTAGTGGAGGTGGCATACTTTTTAGTTTTTTGGTGTCATTTTTTGATGATGATTTCTTTACATCATCGGCTGTATATACAGCTTTTATGGCCCTTTTCGAATAGACGATTCGTCTTACCTCAGTTTCCACTGCCTTCTTTACTTCATCTGGCGTCTTTGGTGTTTCAACTTCAGGTAAAGGTGGTGGTGTTTCCGCCACAACAGGTGAAGTATCATTCAAGACTTCTGGTTGTGTTAATAGGTTTGGAATCTTTACAGGCAATGGTAAAGGTGGTGGAGATATTTGCATATCCTCTTTTGGTGCATCAGGCTTTGGGTCATCTTTGTCGGGAGTGCCACCATCTGTTGTTTTGGTGATGCTTTGGTATGAAGCAACACCAGCAACCAAGCCCATAAGACCTAATACTGCCACCTGTAACTTTTGTCTAATGTCTAACACAACACATTTTCTCCTGATTGAACCTTATTGGTATCAGGGCTATTTATGTGTTCTTTTAGAAGTCTCTTACATTTTTCTCGGTCATATGTCAAGAAAGGTGTTAGTTTCACAATCATGTTTCTTATGTTAGACCAAATGAAATCATCCTGCCCCAACTGCTTATCAAAGATATGTACGAAAGGAATGAATGAGTTCAACACACATAAGGTTTCAATATGAATGGTATTTGACATACACAGATCAATAAGAACAGGATAGGTTGAGTTCTTTTCTTTGAAGATATTTGTTGGTGAGGATATGTTATCAAATATATGATTTAGTTCACTCTGGAATGTGTAGGTGAATGACTGTGTTCTTTTGATATATTTTATGTAGATGTCTTCGGCTTCCTCATCCATAAGGTCACCAATCCACCTACGGCCAGCAATGATATTGGCCAGAATGAAATCCTGCATTTCAACTGCATCATATGTTTTTGCTAGTTTGGCATACTTGAATCTATCCCTATTTGTCTCAAACTTTTCTTTGGAGGTTTTTACCTTGCCATGATACTTGAAAAAGGAATAGTTCTTTTGTGTGAAATGGTTTCTAATAGCCATGAACAAACAATAAGTCTGGTATGCATCAAGTTTCATATAGGTAGCTTGGATGTATTGCTCTTTGGAAGGAAATGTAGATTCTCTGCTTCGATCTTGATCTTTGATTTGAGTGAGGATGATATAAGCTTTGCAGCAACCTCAATCTCAAACCCGGTCTGCTCGCAATATAGCAGAACAGCATCCATGTATGACACATCTTTGTCTTCCACAATCTCTTCTATCTTGAATGAAAAGGTTGTGATTTCTTCTCTGCTTATCATCATATAAAAGTATTCCTTAAAAAAATATATCCCCACGCCCATTGATCAGATGGATCGGCATGTTAATTCATGCCTTGATGTTGCGGTCTTTTACGATCCCGTCCGGGGACTTGTTAAGAATTAGTGCCGGGTTTTCTGTTACGTGGAAGAACCCGGCGAACCCATTACTCAAATTAGTTTCTCAAATTCTATGATATCTTTGTGAATACGTTTAAATTTATACCCATCAAGATTACTTTCTTCAAGAGCAGTTCTACGAACTAATTTAAATGCAAGTTCTTTTTCGTCATTTTCACTTGGTGGATTGTTAGGTAACATTATCCAATCAAACGACGAGTTTATAATTTCTTGATATGTCATATCTTCAATCCTCTCATGCTCATCAAAAGTGCCGGGTTTTCTGTTACGAGGAAACCCGGCGAACCCTATGAGACCTTAAGCCGCTAGGCGTGTCTCAAATGGAGCATTATCGTTTGCTGCCTTTACGTTTTTGACCCGATAACGGCGGAATCATGCCGGTCTTCTCCTCTTGTCCTTCAACGCCTGTCGATCCTAGTTCTGGCCCATCAAAAGCACTACTGGCATCCTGATTGACTTCTCCAACTGAGCCACGACAGCCCAATCTGTCAACCACCGTATCCCTTGCCAGTCGGGTTGGGAGTTACCCAGTTTCCTTTGGTAGTGCTTGTGGTGGACCAGTGCGGTACTGCCCCGCAGTCCAGTTCGTCTATCTCCAATTCTCATCAAAGACAACTTATTTATAGCACAGACAATCTCATTTGTCAATATCTATAAAGCATATAAAGAGTAGGTATTACTTAGTCTCCACGGTCAGCATATTTGTTCACACAAACGGCATATACTGCTTTTAGTCCTCCATTAAAACTTTTCTCAACAGCAACTTTTGCTTTCTCACATGCTTCGAGGCTGGCAAAATCTGCTGTTGTGGTACCACCATTACTGTACCCAGAAATAAAGATAATCATAATCCAGTTCATCATAGTTCTCCTGCTTTCCACTTGACCTTTATAATGTTACGAATAGAATCAACATCCTTTTGAGACGAACAGTTTTTCAGTACAAGAGCAATCACCTTATCTCGTATATGAACTTCGTTGTTGTCCCAGCACGCAAAAAGAATAGACCGAGTAAAAGGATTTATCTTTGGTGCATACTCAGTGGCAAACTGCTTACGAGTTATACCATTTGCCTGAAAATGTATCAAGGTAGTTAGTACAGTCATTACCTCCAACTCAATATTCATCAACAGACCTTCCTTGAAATGAATGACTCGTTCCTTGTCGCTGTCTGGTAGATTGGGAAGAATATCATCGATCTTTTCTTCAAGGATAAGCTTGATAACATTCTTTTCAAATAGAATATTTTCTTTGGCCTTATGAATAGCAACATACCATTCGGTTTTGATCTTTATCATTTCTCCATTCTCAAACCGAACTACCACACCTTCCATATCAGTCTGGTTCTTCAGGTCATCCAATAAACCGTGATACTGATCTACAACAGGAATATTATACCGATAGGCATTTACACGAACAGCCTCGGGTGGCAGATACTTACCAGATACATTCTCACGGATTGCCAGTATGATAAGCTTTGATTCTTTGTATGGTAGAACAATACGATTGTCTGGGCTGATGAACTCAAAGATTGGAGTCATATTGTGTTCATGGCACAGCAAGGCAAACTGCTCATATAAAATATCTGGCTTGCTGGCAATGAAATCTTCTGCCTGTATTGCCACATCAGTAATACCCATTTTGGTTGCCCAACGGACATTACCATCAATCACCAGTGGAGTGATCATGCTTCCATCAAGTTTCTCCAACACAACATGTGGTATATTCCAGTTGATATTATCTGGTAGGGTATGTTCCTTTTCACCCAGGTTGAAGAACTTATGAAAGCGACGAGATAAAACACAACCGTTCTCGTCAAAGACAAGACCACGGCACTCCCGGCGAATAGGACAATCAAAGGAATCTTCGTGGGCAACCATATAGTTGAATACAGTATAGCCTTCACGGGTAGCCTCTATAAACTCGGGGCGACCTTGAATAGCCACCCTGACTTCATCAATATGATTTATCTCTGGAAACATTTTCAACATTCTCAATACGTTTTGAATACTTTCATTTCACCACAGGTCTTACATTGTAAAGTAAACTTATTACCAATTCTTACGTCATCATCATCGACAATGATGGTCTCTTGGTATACTTCCCAATGATGATCGTGCCAAGCTCCCGTCCATAAAAATCTAAGTAACTTTTTCATATCACAACTTTCCATGCTCGATTGTTTGAGCACCAGTCAGCAATACAGTTTTCAGCAGTGATCAATTCGCTATTCTCACCGTGAAGTTTTACCATTCGGACCTTCCACCACTCCCAATGATCATTCAAAACTTCTTCTCGGGTCTTGGTGATCACAAGTGGTTCTTCGCCCATATCAAGGATAGGAGTATAGAAAGCATACTTTTCCATATTAGTAATCTCCCGGCTTTACCTGCATACACCGAATACCGTTCTCACGCCACATATTTACTACGGTGTTCCGGTCATCAAACACCATATAGGGATTGTAGCCATCAAGACGCATCTGGTCAAGCATATCTTTCTTCACAAGAGCATCATCCCGGTAATCATCCTTTTCACGCATGTATATTACATCATAGGACACCTCGGCAACATTCTCAAGCCACCATACAGTATCTTCCCGCTGCCGTTCACTACGGCCAGTTGAAATAATAATGCGGCAACCCTTTGCTTGAAACATCTTTAGAAGCCAGACCACATCTTCATAAACAGTATCTTCCCGGACACCCTTATGAAAACCTTTCCAGCCTTTTGGACGGTCGTGCAGATAGTGCAGCCGATGACCTAAGTTAGCCAGTGTGCCGTCAATATCAAATATAATGTCCTTGGTCATTCGCATTTTTCCTCATCATTACGTATAACTATACCAGATCAGGACGGCAAAGTCAAGTTCTATTTTCCACACAAAACAGTGTTTAGTTGAGGCATATACAACCACTTAGTTGTATCTACGCCAAATGAGGCATAAAATATATGAAGGAAAATAAGTGGAGTGAAAAATATCATTTTACGATTTCCCATTGATAGTAATCTTCTGGTGGAGACTGAAAATCTACTTTTCTATCACTCATTGTCATAGAAAACATATAGACCTTTTGTTCAGAGTATATTGAATCAAACTTCCATCCAACGAATCCACCATCATCTTCATAACCAATAAGAACAGTGGATGCGGTTATATCATCACTTTTTTCCACAAAGACTGTGTAGTCCATATGTGAATGTTTTGATGCAATCTCACCAAGTCTTTTTTCAAGGCCTGCTTTTATTTCATTCATATCCACAGTTTGTCTGGTTTCTTTAGCAACAGAAACCAACTCGTCCTTTACTTCATTTTTGATCATGTAGAACATAGAATGTTTATATTGTTGGGCATCGCTTTTACACGATCCCGCAACAATCAAAATGAGAGTAAGAACAATAATAATATGTTTGATCATCCACGTTCCTCTGAGACACTAAAATCTGTTCCAAAGGCATGGTTCATACCTTTGTGGTTGAGTATAGTGTCTTTGAGTTCTGGTGTCAACTTTTCATTTCCTGTATAGTGAAAGGTTGTCTTTCCTTTCACTATTTTGACGATACCAGGAATGGCGTGTCTTTCACCAGCAGCAACAGTTTTATCCTTGACTGCACCATGAGAAACCTTGCCATGTTCAAAGAATGATGCATGGCCGTTTTTAGACAGCCACGCACCAGCACGAGAATCAGAGGTCATGGGGCTATCCTTAGAAACATAATTCATCATATGCTTCTTCAGTCTTTCATCAAACATGGTTCTTTCATCAGGTTTGATTTTATCCCGAACATGAATAATACCATATTCAAGGCCACGATGATTCTTGCCTGTATCAACATCGGTATAATCATTCTTTGGTGTTCTGGGCTTTGGTTTTGCTCTTGGCTCTTTTGCTTCTGCCAGAAGTTCTCTAAGTGTTTTCATCCTACTATTCCAAGTTCTGTTCGTTTGATAATGTAATCTTTCACCAAGCCTGAGCGAACAATATCATTCTTCTCAAACTCAATGTAATCAAACTTGTTCATTCGTTTTGTTATATTTAGGAAATGCATAAGCCCACTTTTGTCTCTATCGTGGGTAAGGTCTGTCTGTCTAAAGTCACCACAGAAAATAATGCGTGATTGATTGCCCATACGAGTCATCACAGTATCCAACTCTTGGAATGTCATGTTCTGTAGCTCATCAACAATAACGATGGCATTGTTGAATGTGAGGCCTCTCAAATATGATGTTGTGGTGAACTCAATTACGTTTCTTAGTTTGAGTATGTCATAGGCATCGCCTCTTTCAAATAGCTCATTACATATTTCTCTGTATGGTTCTTCGTATACTTTGATCTTTTCTTTGATATTGCCTGGAAGAAAGCCCACATCCCTGGATGGAACAACCGATCTCACAATAACAACCTTATCATATAGAGTCGAGCCTGATATGATTTCTTCCAATCCCAAATACATTGAAATGAACGATTTACCTGTTCCAGCAAAGCCGTGAAGAACTAAATTCATTCCATTATTATAGGACGTGAATGTTTTCTGTTGGTTTGTTGTTAGGGGAGATATCTTTCTCAACTCAAATCTATTTTTGACGAGAGTATTATTGTTGTTATTGTTGTTGTTCTGGTTTGATTGTTTTTGCTTTCTTTTAGACATATCGTCTCCTTTATGTGCAGAAAAGGCCCTTCTCATTTTTTGAGAAAGACCCTTTCTTATACTTCTGTCGGTAACTCTGTTTTTAGAACTATACAAGTTTTTGTTATACCTCTTTTGGAATGCCCCATCGCTTTGAAGCGACGGCTGATGCCCCTGGGACTTCTTTTACTTTACCCAGGACATATTTTTGAAAGTCCGCTGGTGGCTTTGTGACACCAATGCCAACAGGATCAACAATATTCATTGAATCGTATACTCGTTCCATATGTGGATTATGGTTTTGGAACTTTTCCATTTCACTAATAGACATAAAGAGGTCTACGATCTCGTCTGTCTTTGTATTATGATATCTATAAGTTGGCATTTTTCCCTCGCTCATTGGAACTGATTTCTTGGGTCTTACTGCTGGCTTTGGTTTGGGTGGCACGATCTTTGGTGCTGGTGTTGTCTTTGGGACTTCTGTTGTTCTTGGTCCAGGAAGAATATGATCAAAGTTGCCCTTTGGTAATGGTTCTATCTTCTCTGGTTTGTCAGTCTTACCCTGACTCATAAAGGACTCAACGTCATCCTTGTTCCAAACTCTTTTATCAATAACATTCTTACTTTCTTTATCACCGGGTTGGTATTCTAACTCTTTCAGGTATTGCTTGAATGACTTTACTTTCATAACTTATCCTACAGTTGTTATGGATGTATTTATATAACTAACCACTTTGGAGGTTGTCTTTTTGTATATATGTGTAGATGTTTTTTACCGTGAATATAATAGTTACGATAGTTCTCCACGGAATCTTCACTGATTATATATTGCTTATCCATAGCAGGGGTTGGTTGTGTGAAAGGTGTGGTTGGAATATTCTGTGGTGGTGAACCAAGCACTCCCAAAAGATCACAACACTTGTGTCGTTTGCCATACCTGTATGTGTATTCTTTTGTAAGCTCTATTGTGTGATTGAATAGCCAATAATAGTTATCCTGGCACTCCCGGCACCAGACAGAAGATGGATGATTGACATGTGTTGCCTGATATATCACATCATCCCGTTGATCATCAAGTTTCCATCGTTTGACCTTGCGACCACCTGGAGATAGGGCAATGTACATTTTACCATCCACCATACGATGGGCCGTTGATAGTAATTGAGTTGATTCTAAAATCATCTTCACTACGTGACGGTCAACAAGAGACTGTGCTGCGACTATGGGGGACTGGTCTACATAGAATATGTTCATTTGTGGCACTCCGGCATAACATATAAAAAAAGAGGTTGGGACTATTCTATCCCAACCTCTTCAGGCGATCAAGTCTCATTTGATGATTACGCAACCAACTTTTCAAGAGGCTGGTCATACTCATCAAAGGACTCGTCAATGGCATACTCACCAGTCGTGGCACTCTCGACTTCTTCATCAAGCTCCACTTCTTCGGCTTCCTTGGCAGCCTTAGCTTCGGCACGAGCCTTTGCCTTTTCTACCTTGGCAGCTTCCTTTTCTGCCTTTACCAGAGCCCGAGCCTTGGCCTTTTCTGCCTTTTCAAGTTCCTTGGCAGCCTTGGCTTCTTCACGGGCCTTAAGCTTCGCTGCCTTGATAAACTCTCGCTGAAACAACTTCTCATTCTTGTCGTGTTCCTTTTGAACACGGGCAGCCATCTTGTCTTCATATTCCTGGGCAGTGCCCACACCGTTGTAGGTGTATGAAGCGATAGAACGGCCATCCTTCTCAACAGAGATATCATAACCTAGCTTACGCAACTGCCAAACATAACGAGTGGCAAACTCATCGCCAGTAGCACTGTTGATATCAGCCGGGGTAACAGAGTCATTGGTCTTCAGTAGAGCAAGAGCAGTTTCATGGGGACGCTTAGCCATTAGTTTTTCCTCACAGGAGTTATATGTTCATTTCCAACTTACAAAACAAATATAGCATTTCTAAACTTATCTGTCAAGCGGTATTTGATCACAACTTTGTGATTTGAGTTGTATGTCTAATCTAACAAATCATCATTCAGGATTTGACACTGAACTTGATATCCAACTTGGACCCTGATTTGATCCAAGACTTGATATCCAACTTGATCCAATACTTGAGACCTGACTTGAAACCCGACTTGATTCCAAACTTGTTCCTCGACTTCAAACCTGACTTGATATTTATTTTGTTCTTCTACATTTTTCATTTCTTCTCTTACCTACCTTTGTCTTCACCAAAGACTTGGGACGTTCACCAGCATAGGAAACACCTACACGGGCAGGATAGAAAGATGTATTACTCTTGTCTCGCTTACCCTTCTTACAGACTGTGATTGTCTTACCAGAAGCGACAAACTCTGCTAACTGGTCAGCAATGAGCACTCTCGTTTCTGTCTTCTTCATAACGATCTCCATAAAATATATGGGGAAGAACTTTGGCATGGTATAAGAACTTTTTTGCTGACAAACTCTGCGAATGTCAAGTCTTATGGTTCTTCCCCACAAATCCATTATTCCAAGACGTAGGGCTTATTCCACTTGCCGATATTCACGCTGACATACCAACCTTTGTCAAAGTAATCGGTTTGAATGTCGGAGTTATCCCAGTTACCAGTATTCAGGGCCTGCATCAACTCAGTAAGAAACGCCTTACAGTCACCATCAAAGTAGTTTCGAAAATGATAGGGATTGATACTAATATGGTCCTTGGCTTCTTCCTTCTGCCAGGAACTATATTGACTGATGGTACTCACGGTATTGTTGAAGTTGTTGATGAAGTCCAGCTTACCAGACTTGATATTACACACCAGAGTGGAATGATTGTCTACAGCAAAGGTTGCCTTGACACCATACTTTTTGAGAATGGGCTTTGCGAGTTCAACCAACACTTTCTTGTTCGTTTGGTTCATGTAAGCCATTGCTTGATTCCTATCTCATCATTACGAGAATATATTAGCAAATCACAGTGGCAATGTCAAGCGGCCTTTTTGGTGTTGTAGAGACACAACTTTTTGATGGGCCACTTTTCAACGACAAGCTTACCGTCGTCGGTTTCATCCACAACCACATATGCCACAGTTTTGAGCACTCGGGCATATCGGGTTTCGTTGCCTTGAGGACCGACATACACCAACTGTGGAAAGGAATGAATCTTGTTATCCGTAACAACCTGGAACACATCCAGGGCATTTACAAATTCAAACGGACGGGCCGTTTCTTTGTGAATGAAGTATCCAGTCACACGCATATTAGAAGCAGCGAAAGCCATATCGTTCTCCTCTCATCATCATGAAAGTATAATAGCATGTGACTGGATAACTGTCAAACGAAAAGTTTTATGAGTTGTCAGTAAAAGTAAACGGTGAAGTCATCGATACCGGAGTTTTCCTTTACCATAAACAAATCACCATCTTCACCAGGAGACAAAACATACTTTACCTTTGTAATAGGATGAACAAAGGTTGCCTTGTTCAAAACAGCATCCCAGCACTCCCAATAAAACTCCTCATCCGGTCCTTTCAGTACAGTTTGATAATCAGGGTCGAAGTCTTCCATACCCCACATAAGATTATTAAACTGTTCAGCAAAGACCTGTGGCACATACTGGCCATGATGTCCATCAACAAGAAGTGTGGGATATTGTTCCATCATCTTTGGATCAAACTCATCCATTCTTTGATTCCTTTCTAAGGTCTTTGTATTTCACATCCAGAACGACACTACCACTATTCAGCAGCACAGTATATCGTCCTTTTAGGTCAATGGAGAGGACTTTTCCTTCCTCTCCATTGATAACAACAGAATCATTTATCCAATACATTATTTTCTCTTACGAATCAAATCACCCAAACCTTTTAGTTTGGGAATGTTGCGTTCAATCTCAAGGACGGCACTCTCCAAATCATCACGGGAGAGATGTCATACCGCTTTTTCAAGGTGGCTATCTTTGTAGTACACGGTATAGCCACCCTGTTCCAAGTACTTGATGATTTCATCATCTGAAAACTCATCAAGGGCTACCTCAACTGGAACATCAACTGTTATGTATGACATGTAATGTGTCCTTTAGAGATAGGCCGCACCATAATGACCGAGTGCCTTGCCAATAGAATAGTCAGGCTCAAACACCGTGCCTCGAATGTGCTTTGCCGGAGCCTTCCAACTTGCGGCCTTGTAGATGTTACCGGCAAGATCGATAAAGCAATACACACTCTTGCTATCAGAAGCATCTGCCCGCTCACGAACCAGCTTGATATACTTACGACCAACCTGTGCCGTGATCACATCATAGTTACCATCAGCATAAAGTGACGGAAAAGTTTTCTTTTGATATTCCTTAACATACTTGTTAAGGGCAACAAGAAAATCCTTAAGTGCGACTTCCTTACCATCAGCATTTTTCATCACGAGATCAGTCATCTTTGTTCCCTCTCTCATCATCATGTAAGCATCATAGCACGGGCTGGAATGAATGTCAAGCACATATTTTGATTATTAACACCAGCCTCGTTTGGGTATAATCTTAGTTGAAATTTCAACTACACCCTCGAAGACTTCTCTGTCAAAGTCTGAAATTTCTCTACTTCCGTTTGAAAAGTAAATGTCGAGAAATTCAGCCTCTTTTTCTTCACTAATAACAAAGAACTCACTCCAACTTTTATATACGATTAGCATTAATCGTCCTCCACATATTCCAAAGCTTTCTGTATATAAGCATCTTAGCAAATCAGTCGGAACTTGTCAAACTAAAAATACTATGGTTGTATATCATCAGTTGTATGGTGAACCCGGCTGGGATCGAACCAGCGACACACGGATTAAAAGTCCGATGTTCTACCACTGAACTACGGGTCCAAAATAAAATGGTCTGGGTGGATGGATTTGAACCACCGATCTTCTGCTCCCAAAGCAGACGGATTAGACCAGACTTTCCTACACCCAGAAAAAATTCATCACTTTTTCAGATCAGACTTATATACTGTTTCAACGTTAAGCCATACATTATCAGTATCGCTGAAATACTGGAGCCGACGCTCACCATCATAATCAATAAACCATCTTAGTTTCATTGAAGCGTCATCCCTCGCTTTGGTAAATCTTCTTCATTGAGAAGTTCAATTATAGTATCTTTAAAATTTGGATTTATAATATCATTGATGGATAAAATGGCTTCACAATAAGCAGTAGCAATTATTGCAAACAATTTGGGATCGGAACCATGATTGTAACACATTTTTTTAGTCGCATCAAACAAATCCTTTACAAGATTGTTTATAGATTCAATCTCTTTTTTGTTAGTCTGATTCATGTAATCCATGTCTTTGTTCCTCTCTCATCATCATGTAAGCATCATAGCAAATTTCATGGAACTTGTCAAGAGGCTAAAAACTTAATCCACTTGCATAACGAACCCTTCTATAATGTCTTCCATTACCTTTATTCTTGTTCTTATAAGTATCCGTCTGTGAATGGCAGTTTGGACAAATCAAACATACATTTTCTAGACTATTATCAGTATGATTACCATTTTTATGTTCAAGTTCTAACACAATAGGTTTCCCATTCCAACTATTAATGCCACAAACAGAACATTCATTTTTTTGCTCCGTTAAATATCGTTTAACAGTTTTATGTGATGCTGTATTATTTGATACAGCATGTAACATTTCATATTCTTTCTGGCACTTATTTGAACAATACTTTCCGGCTGTGTTGTATGATATTTTATATATATGGCAGTTTAAACATTCAAACTCTATCTTTTTAGGCATTTAGGTCTCCGAAGTAACTGGTAGACCTATTTATATTTTTACCATGCACTACCGCTGTGCTATTGTGGCAATCTGGCACCTGTGGTGGGAATTGAACCCACTCTTGCGGTTTTGGAGACCGCCGTGCTACCGTAACACTTCACAGATATTTTGGTGGGAAATATAGGATTCGAACCTACTAAGCACAAAGGCAACAGATTTACAGTCTGCCGTGACTCTCCAACGTCAACCGCTTTCCCATAAAAGCGTTTTGAGAGACAGGTAGGAAGCCACTCCTACTTTACCGAACTTGCAAGATTCCACCAAATGAGATGGTCGGTAAATGATCCACTACAACAATGGTAGTGGATCAATGTGCTTTTGAAGTGTCCCGTCTACGCAGTACACAGGCCGCTATGCACACTTCTGTCTCTCAAAACTCTCTCACATTCAAATCATAGTACCAAACTCAATACCGCTTGTCAAGTGTTATCGCACATCGGTATTGAGTTTGGGCTTCAACTCACGAATAAGCTCACGTTCAACTTCGTGGGCGGCAGACTTGCCACGTACAACCTGAACAACTTCTACAACGAAAGCGTCAGGACCGTACTTGCGGATGGCATCACAAAGACGCCATGAGCGATCTTCTGCAAGTGCTCGTTGCACATGCTTACGCCAGCGGCGAGCCAAGGATTTCTTGGGGCTGGCTTGTTCCACGAAAGTCACACCGATATAAACAAGGTTTTTGACCTGGAGTTTATAGACAATGTGGTTTCGGTCAGTTCGCTTTTTCCGTTTCATCACCATGAATACATATTAGCATACCCATACCCGGAAGCAACTACTATTTGTGCATGGCTGGTATGCAATAATGCATGGCTTATATACAACAAAACTTGGCGTTTTCAATGGGACTGATATACAACTAAACGGTGTTTATTGAACCGTGTATAGTTGTATATCATATGTTGTATATGAGTACAACCTGGGGTTGTAACTATCATGAGCACAACCCCAGGTTAAATGTATTAGCAACTAATCATTTTCCAAAAAACTCGTCGTGCTCATCATAATCTGTTTGGTGTTCGCCCCAAACCTTTTTCCAGTTTTTGACTTGCCGCCGTCGTGGGCTGTCCTTCTTTTTGGCTGGACGGAAGTCCTCGTCATCATAATCATCATTGATGTCAAACTTACGAGTCTTGGAGTTTTTCATGGCGTATTATTTTACTTACCTCTTTCTATGTGGTTGCTTTATGGTAGTAGATCGGGGAAGGCTTCCTTGACAATCTTATATGTCAGTCCCTTCACTTTTTGGTTTTTGAGAAGCATGTTCATAAAGATTTCTGCTTCTCGCTTTTCCAGTGCTTCCAGGATTTGAATCAAAATCTGTTCCTTTCTATCATAGGAAAGATTTGGATCAACCCGTGGATTGTTTTCTTCAAACAAGTATGCTCTGCTTAGTTCTTGAGCAATGGTTGTGTATCCCATACCAACAGGGGCATCAGAGACACCATAGTATGGCACCTTCTCAATAACAAACTTTACATTGGGGTCAAATGTACCTTTCAATACACTTCTTAGTGTATAAGTTCCATTTGATCGTAGGACATTGATCTTATCTTGTTTGGATGGTGCCATTTCAAACATATCAAAGATTTCATACATCATTTTGGTTTTTGTCATTTCTCTCTCACTTTAGAACTCATCAACAACTGATGCAAGTTCGCTCAATCTGTTTTCAATAAGGTAGTTTAGCATTTTCATTTTTGTGCCTGTCTTGGCAACATCATATTCCTCTAAAATCTTGGTTGTCATTTCTGTTGGAATAAAGTCCAAATCAACCAATACCTGATTTCTCTTATAGTTCCTCAACATAACATCATTAGAACAAAAGTCGGCAGGGTCTTTTGTAATCCATTCTGCCAGTTTCTTGCTATTTATAGGTTTCTGTCTTTCTCCAATAACAAAAACATTGTCAGAAGATAGGAAGTTTGGCACTCCATCACCCCGATCACCACGAATAATATGTTCCTTGGTAAAGGCAACAGGATCATCTGTTGTGATAAATCGCCTTAGAATAGGGCTATATTGAGATACATTTGGGTATTTCTGCAACTGAACAAAATCATTGTCTGATGACAAGATCAGCATGTTCTCTTGCTGAGAATACTTCTTCACCAGAACAGCAATGATGTCGTCTGCTTCTGCACCCTCAACTTCCACAACACGGTATGGAAAATGTTCTTTCAACTCATCCCGTATCTTGTTTAGTGCCTCAAAGATTGCCACCCAATCAAAATCTGATTTATCACGATCTTTCTTTCGATGTGCCTTATAGAAAGGAAATACGTCCCGTCTCCAATACTTTTTACTATCACAGGCAATAACAATCGTTCCATACTTTGTTTTGAACTGCTGAATATATGAGCGGAGGGTATTTAGAACAATATGTCTAATCAGTCCTTCTTCAATCTTCATTTTTGGGTTGGAGTTGATCTGCTGCATCACACTCGCAATACCAGTTTGACTAAAATCCACAATAATCATTTATGTAATCTTTCTCACTCGTCGTCTTCTGGGTTATCTGTATTTTTTACCTTGTCTGTGATTTCTTTGACTTCGGCCAGAGATACATTTTCATCAATGAATTTATGAAAGTGATGTTCGACACCAACTGAACGATAGACCAGTGCAGATAGAATAGCACACATAAAGTAGAAGTCTTTGGTGAACTCGTCACTCTCGGTATCCACACCAAAGTTCTCTAACTCAAACAAAATAAGGTCAGACATTTCTGCTGTGATTGTGTCTGCAAAGTTTTGAATACTCTTTTCCTTCATCTTATTGACAGCATCAATATTCAGGGAAGTATCCCGTACAATCTTACTCTTTGGAAAGGCAACAACATTGGTTTCAGTATTGGATGTCATTTTATTTCACCACTTTGATTAGAACTGTGTCTGTATTTATTCGACCAGAGGCTTGCTTTTCCACGGCCTTGATGTCTTCCATGATCTTACGTAGTGCCAGCTTACCACCAGAGAGCACCTTTGGCAATACATCTTTTGGCTTGCGTAGCGTTTTGGTTATGGAAGTCTTTTCATCAAAGCCAATAATAGTTGTTCCCTTCACGATTAAACCTGTAGGGCCAATAGCATTGAACACGCTAAGGCGGCGAGTGCTAACATTGAATACCCAGGCTTGTTGTGATCCAATGATAGTAGCAGGGCTAATAGAAGTAAGGTTATAGGTATCATCTTTTTCCTTGTACTTCAACTTCTCTACCAAAGCAGTAGCAGGCTTTTCTTTCTTCTTACGAGGCTTACGAGATACCTTTGTGACAGTTGAAAATGTCTCTGATGTTGAAATGATACCCTTGACAAACTCCACATACTTTTTTAGGGCAGACTTTTTCCAACCCTTGTATGCTTCCTTTAGATCATCATCCTTGCCTGTGTAGGCATCATACAACTCAGAGTAAAGTGGACGATAGTATTCTGCAACCTTTTTTGCGATTGCGGGCTTGATATTCTTGGCTCGCATCCAAGCAGATGCATCAAAGTCGGGCACTCCTGAAAGAATGAACTTATCAAGCTCCTCCTCCAAGGCAGAGATTACATCTGTTGCCTTGGATTCAACCCGACTTTGAATAGAGATTACAGGTGCAATCTCAACATCTTCTTCCTGCTTTTGTTCAGGTGCAGCCACACACAAAGCATCAAGAGTAGACCACATCTTGGTCTCAATCTGCTCTGGTAGTGTGCCACCACGAGTAAGATTGCGAAAACCCCAACCAGTGGTACGAAGCTTGTTAGCATCGACCTGTGGAAGTGCTTTCAAATATGCCTTGAACTTTTTGGTTGTGGCTGGGTCTGTACTGCTATCCTTTACTTTGGACTTGAGATATTCGATGACATATCTCTTGGCATCTTCGGAGTCGTTATTATAGTTATACCAGTTATAAAACCGAATGATGTCAAGATTAGAAGAGTTGGTACTAATCGTTGGTTCAGAGCCAAAATGCTTCTCATTGATAAGCGAGTCCTTAGCCCGACTTAGATTTTTTGATCTCTTCATATTCTTTCTCAAAGTCCGAGAAACTATATTCCTTGAAGTCTGTGATAAGGTTTGTGCCATATTCTGTCCAGCCTATATCATCTTCCATATTGGATGCAGCATCCCATGCCTCATCCAGCGATTCATACACAACACTTGTAGCATAGACTTCCACGATTGTCAATATGTTTGGTGTCCAGGTTTTATCTGCAACATTATATTCTTCAAAGATAGCAGTCACATTTTGCATATGTGCTATGCGAAATTGTGGACCCTTGGTTTGTAAAACATAAACACCATTATCTGCCGACATATTTCTTTTCCTCTTACTGTTTATTATCTGCTGCTTGCATATCTTTCAACCAAGACTTCCACACATCTTTTCCCTTTGCCTTACCGAACTTATTTTGAAGGCGAATCTTTTGACGGTTTGAATCCAACTTTGTCATTTATCATTATCTCCTACTCTTGATTTTAGTGCCTTTAGAATAAAATCTTTCTTGTCTACTCCATCAGGTATTTCCAGGCAATCACCCAAAACAACATCAGTTGATGTTGCTACTTGTGTTAGTTCATTATATAGTGTTGTGCCCTTTGCTCGGCACTCGTGAAAATTCTGGTATGCACTTGGATCAACATATACTTCACAAGTAAAGTTCAAGGTGCTACATAGAATAAAACCTGCTGTAAAACTCATATTTCTAATCCCTATGAATAACTGATACTCCTGATTGAGTCCAGCCTAAATGATCGCCAATTATTATTATCTATATCCCATACAACAAGCACATCCTCATTTTCCTTTTTGGATGATTCTGTGATGTATTCTGGTAGATAATCTTCCAGTAGCGTGCATCGCATCTGTCTTAGGCTACCATCAGATTTCTCAAACACAACAGTCATAATATGGCTTTGAAGATTGCTCTTTAGACTTTCTTGTTCTAACATAACTTCAGTCATTTTTTATCGTCCCCTGTTATTTTCTAGGATAGCCTCAATAACATCTTTGTGTTGGTCTATTATATGGAAAGTGTAATCTTCCATTAGATACGCACAACATAATCCAATAATCAAAATATTTATGTCAGTGATTACTCCCAAGGCATAAAAAAGTGTGCCAATAACTCCAAGTATATACACGAAGTTTATTGTAAAGAATATTGTTGCCATTAGATATATAATGGTTTTGCCATTTTCTTCAATGAACTTTTTCATTTTAGGCAATCTCCAAATATACTCTTAGGTCTTCATATCCACCAATACGAATACCATCAAATCTAAAAATCTGTGGTACTGTTGGTTTGATATCTGGTCCTAATATAGCACAAAGGTCTTCCTTTGTAAAGTCCTCATTGAATATTTTTTCTACATATTGAATATGTAGGTTTTCAAGGATTGCCTTGGCTTTATCACACCAAGGGCAATCTGGTTTAGAGTATATTATCATTTTCATACTATTCATTCATTTGATCCCTAACTTCATCCCTAGCTTTATGGTAGACTTGATCCCTGACTTGATCCTCGACTTGAGACATGACTTGATCCAAGACTCGATCCCAGACTTGAATCCCAACACGATCCCAGGTTTGATTACAGAGTTGATCCCTGATTTGGTCCCATAATTGAAACCTGACTTGATCCCTGATTTGGTCCCATAATTGAAACCTGACTTGATCCCAGACTTCACCTTCAACTTGGCTTTCAACTTGAAACCTGACTTGACCATCGGCTTCATTCCAGACTCGATCAAAGACTTGATCAAAAACTTTAGGTGCAACTTGATCTTTCATACTATTCATTTATTTGGTACCTGACTTGATTTCTGACACAATCATAGATTTGATCGTGGATTCGATTCCTAACTTGAATACTAATTTCAGTATTGACTTGTTGATGGACCTGATCCCAGGCTTGATCACTAACTTTATCCCCAACTTGATCCCAGACTTGATTATAGACTTGAGTGTCTATTCGTTTTTTCATACTATTCATTTAGTTTCATCCCGAACTTGATCTTGGACTGGAACTAAGGCTTGAGGACATATTTGATTTCTCACTTGAACAGTGAGTTCCCAACCTTGATCCAAGACTCGATCCCAGACTTGAATCCCAACACGATCCCAGGTTTGATTACAGAGTTGATCCCTGACTTTGTGTTTCACACTATTCATTTAGTTGATCCTTCATTTGAGACCTAACTTGATCTCCAACTTGAACCCATACCTGATCATCAACTGGAGTCCAGATATATGTATCAACCTGAGACATTACACGAAGATAAACATGATCTCTGATTTGATCCTCAATCTCATTCCAGATGTCAGCATCAATTCGTCTATCCACACTATTCATTTTATCAAACCTCAAAATAAGTATCAGGGTTGAAGTGCGTTGCTATGCTTTCATACCCTTCATAACCACGAGCATTAGATACAAGTGTGGTTTCACCAATCTCAAACTTTGACTGAATGTGAGTATGACCAAACACCCAATACTTTACCTGTGGTCTATCCATAATGAACTCATCAAGGGCACTCGCATAACCAGCATCAAGGTGATTACCACCGTGATAAGGATTGATTCCTTTGTATGTGGGTGAATGATGTGTTACCACCACACAGTTCTTGTGCTTGTTTGCTTCCAGTTCTGTTGTTAGAAACTCCATTGTCTTTGTGTGCTTTTCATAGGCGTGCTTTGTAAAAAACCTATCCTTGCCGATTTCAATGTAATGAAAATCATTCATACCAGCACCAACAGCCCGATGTGCCAATGGATCGTCTTTATTCATATCAGTCCATAGAGTGCCACCAAGCACAACTGTACTATCATCCAAATGATATGACGAATCATTCAGGTGAATTACACCCGGCAGATACTTCTCAATATACTCTGCTTCAAGGTTGATGTCAAACCCATATGACTCGTGGTTGCCAGTCACATAGAACACTCGCTTGAAGTTTTCACGGACGATATTGAAAAATGTTAGGGTGCGATCCCGTAGTTTTCTGTTCCGGGCATCAGTCATCCTTGGATTTAGTGCCCTCAACAAAGTGATGTCGCCAGCCAAAATGAGATTGTCACCAGAGATTGCCATAAATCTTGGTGAAGCAAAAAATCTTGGTGAAGCAAACTCAATGTGTAGGTCAGACATATAATAGAACTTGTGTGTCATTTTGTTTCATCCCAGACTTGAATATAGACTTGATCATGGACTTGATCGCTGACTTGATCCCAGACTCGACCCATGATTTGATCCCTGACTTGTTCATGGACTTGATCACTGACTTGATTCCAGACTTGTTCATGGACTTGACGCCGGACTTGATCACTGACTTGTTTTTTCACACTATTCATTTAGTTGATCCCATACTTGATTTCTAACTTGAGCCCAAACATGATCCCTGACTTGAACCTCGACTTGATCGCTGATTTGGTCCCAGATTTGATTTCTAATTTGTTCCCAGTCTTGAGACCAGACTTGATGATAAACACGAGAGGTTCTCAGTTCAGCCCAAGGTTGATCCCAGATATGTTGTTTCAAACTATTCATCTATTTGATCCCAACCTTGATCTCTAACTTGAAACCAAACCTGTTGATAAACTTGATTACTGGCTTGATTGCTGGTTTGAACCATAACTTGAATACAGACTTGAGATTTGATTTGTTCATAAACGTGATCCCAAATCTTAGTTTTAGCTATCTGTCTCACACTATTCATTTCATTTCATCCCAGAGTTGATCATCCAATTGTTCCCAGAATAGAAACCTGACTTGAGCCCAAACATGATCCCTGACTTGATCAAGGGCTTGATCCCTGACTTGATTCCAGACTTGTTCATGGACTTGATCACTGACTTGAGACCAGACTTGTTTTTTCACACTATTCATCAATTTGATTCTCGACTTGAGTCCTGACTTGAGTCCTGACTTGAGCACAAACTTGTTTATCAACTTGGGTCCAGACTTGAAACCGGACTTGATCGTAGACTTGATTACTGACTTGATTATAGACTTGACTATCAACATTAGGCCAGACGTTACTTTTGACTTTGTATTTCACACTATTCATCATCATATCTCCATAATGAAGAAGGGGTCCAGTTAGACCAGACCCCCTTTATGGTTTAGTCCTGCACTCGACGGAACCCCTCCGGGGTATACTCACGCTGACGCCGAACATGATAAGTTCCCTTATCAAACATAATAGGCTCGTGGGTATCGTAACTACGAAGGTGCTCAAGTGCCGTGGGATCATTCACAACGAGGAAGCAATCCATAATGGAATCAGGCAGTGAATACATCTTCACCTTCTCTGCTTCCATAACATGGTTGTGACCCGTTTCTGAGTGAGTAACAATCAACTTACCATTTTCGGGCTTTACTTCCACAACATTTGCAGGAAGTGAGTCAACACGACGAATATACACATCGCCCTGAGCACAAGTATTTTTGAATGTTCGCATTGTATAGTCTCCTTTGGTTTTCCATTATGTCTTATAGTAGCATACTATTTAGTGGAAGTCAAGTATAAAGTTTCATATAGTTCATTCAAACTTTGAACCCTAACATTATAAACAAGTTGTGCTGTATCTTCTAACATCCAATGATCAAATTTTGCTTCAATATCAACATGTTCATCAAATTCTGAATGAAATTTTGGAGTAAGATATACCTTATTCAATCTTCCAGCCATCGTATATCTTCCTGTAGTTGAAATTCTACTGCGGAACGAACTTGTTCGCCCACCATTATATAGACAGGGCGTGGCACACCACCACCTACTTGATCGGCAACTTCCTCACATACTACTTCTCCAAAAAAACCGTACAAAGTTGTATAAACCTTTTTTCTCACACTATTCATTGATTTGATCCCAAACTTCATCCCAGATTTGATCACCAACTTGATCATAGACTTGATCCCAGACATGAATAGTGACTCTATTCCCGATTTGATCCCAGACATGAAACCTGACCTGATCCCTAACTTGAACCATGACTTGATCCCTAATTTGAACCTCGACCTGATACCTGACTTGATCATAGACTTGATCGAACACACTATTCATTGATTTGATTCCTGACTTGATGCCAGACTCGATGTACGATATGACCCCGGACATGATCACTGACCTGATTATCAACTTGAATACTGACTTGTTTCCAGAGTTGGTCTGTAACTTGAATCCAGTTTTCAGTTTGGATTTGTTCTCTCACACTATTCATGTAACTGATTCCAGATGTGATTTCTGACTTGATTATTGACTTGATCTCGGACTTGACCCTTGACTTGAGTCCTGACTTGATCATAAATTTGAATACAGGCTTGATGTCTGGTTTGATTCCAAACTTGAATATAAGGTTGCTCCCAAACTTGACCTTTCACACTATTCATCAATTTGATTCCAAACTTTATCCCAAGCTTGATCCTCGACTTGATCATAAACTTGATCTTGGACTTGATATATAACTTGAATCTTAACTTGACTCCTAACTTGATTCTCGACTTTATCCCAGACTTGTTTACCAACTTGATTCTTGATTTGCATCTCAACTTGATCGTTGACTTGGCCGACTGGAGTATATATTTGATTCCAAATTTGTTTTTTCACACTATTCATTTGATCTGATTCCATACTTCATCCCAAACTTGATTCCAGACTTGATTCTTGACTTGATAACTGTTTTTATTTTCCCAACGCTGCATGATAACGGCTTGATCCCAAGCTTCATTACTTGTTTGATTTTTGACTTGATCCCTGACCTGAATATAGAGTTGAGACCCAATTTGTTTTGCCATACTATTCATCGATTTGTTCTTTGATTTGAACCATTGTTTTATGTCTAATTTGTTCCCAGAATGGATCACCAACTTTAATCCAGACTTGAGCCCTGACTTGAACCAAGATTTGATTCTCGACTTGATCCCAAACTTGATCGATGACTTGATACCTGACTTGATTTTTCACACTATTCATCGATTTGATCCAAAATTTGAGCCGTAGTTTGATATCTGGCTTGTTCACAAAATTGATCACCGAATTGAGACCAGACTTGAGACCTGATTTGAATACATATTTCATGTCCGGTTTGATTGCAAACTTGAACAAAGATTTGATTCCAGATTTGTTTTCTCACACTATTCATAATCATATCTCCATAAAAGTAGAGGGGGTTTATGCCCCCTCTACCGGCACTCCCAAGATTAGGTTCGGATTTCAGGTTTCAGGAAACTATCCTTATCAAACCCAAAAGTCCAAGCATTGGCATCCAGAGCAGTCTTCATATCAGGCGGAACAGGCAACGCAAACTCTCGACCCGTACCACACATAACACGCAGGAACTTCTCCTTACCAATCTCAGGAATTTCTACCTCAAGCAGTGTACCAATTTCAGGGTCTTCATCTTCATCAAGAACCTGAGCATCAAGGGCCTTGAGAATCTTGTTCCAACCAAGGATTTCACAGGCACAACGACGCTGTTCAATGTTTTCCCAAGTTAGAGCAATCTCAGGATTCAACTTTTCCTTGTTCTCAATCCACTCGGCAGGAATGCGAGTACCGTGCCAAGCATAGACGCAGAAGCCATCACGGTAACGAATCGCTGGACCATCTTCACAGTGAAGTCGGTTCTGATCATCAAACTTGATGCGTTCTGGCCGATCCTGAAACACAACCAGATCATCATAGACATTGAGCCAACCACAATGTTTGGCCAGTTCAATGAGACCATTCAACTTATTGCAGCATTCCAGACCGACCACATCACGGAAGTAGGCATAGAAGGCCAGCCAATAGGCATCGTGAGCACCATAAATCATTTCATTATAGATTTCACGCTTGGTTCGCTTTGGATCAATCTCCTGAATGATACGAATAGCATCCATAGGACCCTTGGCCGTGAGGAACTTTGTGGGTAGAGGCAAACCAACAAGTTCATATGCCATACACACAGCATCCTTGGCCTTTTCAAAATCAACAGGTTCGGTGGATAGACCGATATCAATCCAAGTATCACGGTATTCACCAAACTTGGCCTTCTGTTCTTCAGTGAGTGCTTCAATCTTCTTAGTCGTCATTGTATAAGTCCTCATTGGTTTCGCATTATGTTTCTACTATAGCATAGGTAAAAAGGAAAGTCAAGCGTGATTTTTAGTCATAGATTTCATCTACAAGTCTATCTACAATTTTGTCGTGAACTTCAAAAATTTTATTTTCCAGTGGGCGTTCAATATCTCTCCACACAATATTATTAATCTTTATATCCACTTGAGATTCAATTTTAGATGCAACTTCAGCATGACCTTTATGATATATTTGTCTATCAACAGATTTCATTTGGTTTCATCCCAGATTTGATCTTGGGTCAATCCGTTAACTTGAATAGCCATTTGACCCCAGACTTGATTCTGGCATTCAGCCTGAACTTGAAATGTGGTTTGATATTCAGTTTGATCGGTGACTTGAACCATAGGTTCACTTCTGATTTGTTTTCTCACACTATTCATTTAGTTTCATCCCAGACTTGATTACTGACTTGAGTAATGGCTTGAGCCAAGTTTTGATCCCTGATTTGGTCCCATAATTGATCCCAGACTTGATCGCTGACTTTATCCCAAACTTGGTCACTGACTTGAATATAAACTTTATTCCAGATGTGTTTTCTCACACTATTCATTTTTGTATCCAACAACATCACAAATATCCTCAATAAGATCATAGGCATTTTCAATAACCCGATCACATTGGCCTATTGTTTCAGGGCAAGATATACGCTGATTCTCAATAAACTTTTCACAAACAACCCAAAGTTTTTTGAGCCGTTCTATATCAATCTCCTGATGTGCCATTCCATCCTCCGTCCTTATATACTTTATTTCGCTCACAGGAAATCTTCATTAGTTCGTCTGCCAGAGCATCCAAGGCATTACGAACACAAAGTTCCATCTCTGTTATTTTTTCTGGCTTCAAATCCATCCTACCGACGACACGACGAATGGCAAGTTCAACTACTTCAAAATCATTCATTTGGTTTCATCCAAAAGTTGGTTACTGACTTGATTTCTGATTTGAACCCAGACTTGATCACAGACTTGAACCCAGACTTGATCCATAACTTGTTCATAGATTTGATTACTGGCTTGATTATAGACTTGATCACAGACTTGATCCCGGACTTGATCACAGACTTGTTTGCTCAAACTATTCATTTGACTTGATCCTGTTATACAAGCGTTTCAACTTATTCAACTCTGGGTGTTTATGTATCCACATACCTGTATCTGTTTCAAACTTGGTTTGAAAAAACTTATCCAGTTTTGGATTGTCTGTTTTGATATCTGGTCTAATCTTACGAGACATTTCATCATATTTGGCATCACTGATTATAGAATCATTCTCAAACTCATATGAGTATGCCGCAACAGAAAGAATGATCCTGTTGCGGCGTTCTATCTCTATTTCGCTTCCCCAAGACATTAGAAGTCATCATCCAATGGTTTTGGTTCTACTGTTTCGCCCTTATATGATTCAGCAAGTGCCTTTTTTGCCATCTTCATATGATCGTCTCGCTGCCACTGAACCTTATCGTGGGATAGTTCAACATAATCATTTGCGATGTAGCGAAGTGTTGCCCGAAGTCGTTCAATCTCATCATTGGCTGATTCAAGTTCCATTTTTTTATCACAATATGCTTGCCACAGCATAAGTTGTGATTCTTGGGCAATATCTTCTATTGATTTGTTAGTCATTGTCCCATCCTTTCGGGGGAAGAAATCCAACCAAGTTCTGTTATGCGTTCTTTTAGTTTTTCATTTTCAGCACGCAAGCGTTCAATCTCATCAATGGCATCATAGACACATTTTGCTTCTGTATAGGCACCCGTTATATCGCTGCACTCTGCGTATGCTTTCAGCCGTTCAACAACATCAGTCACTATAGACCTACCTACATTTGTGCCGGACATAATAAGATTCAATGGACCTTTTTTCATATCACACTTTCCTTTGAGCCGTAAGCCTCATTGATATTTGCTAATATATCATTGATTTGCTGCTTTGTCAAGCCCGTATATTTTTTACCATCATACCCATTTTTGTAAAGGGTGTATGTACCATAATCTTCCTTGATGATCAAAAAGTCCATCAAATAGATGGTACTTGAATGAAGTTCTTCAAAACGATCTCGGTCAATGATCATCATATTATTCAACATATCACACTTTCCTTCCCAGGGATTCTACATCAGCACCATCGGTTATGTATTGGTAACTGCCCTTGTTGCAAATTGGGGCAATCTTTTTCTTCTTGCGTTCTGTCTCGGCAATCACTTCTTCACTTTCATTGCGACCAGACTTCCACTTGTAGTCATCAATACTACGCTTGAAGCCATTACCAGGGATGCTGTTAGAAATAGGGGCAACATTTTTGTTCTCCACTTTTAATGATTGAAACTCAACACAAGACTTTTTGTTAGGTCCAGTATAGCCCACTGACCGTAGAAAAGCAAGATGTTTCTTTTGTGCTTCTGTTTGTACTTTAGTCTTAGGCTGCTTTTTTTTCTTGGGTGGGCGGTTGCTTACATAAAATATGGCCATAACGGCACTCCCATTTTTGGGTCACTAAATTTATAGTACTACAATATACCGCAGAAGTCAAGCTCGTATGTTATATAAATAACAATGTGGTTCACGAGATTGCCGTCTCCAACCACTCTAACACCTTACGAGGAGGTACCAGCATATGTCTATTTATACCCCATCATTAGAATATTATGTTTATGCTTATCTAGGAATAGATGGCAAGCCTTATTATATTGGCAAAGGTAAAGGTTATAGGGCTTGGAGCAAACATAAGAAAATTATAGTTCCCGAGGACAGGAAAAGGATTGTCATTTGCGAATCTAATCTAACGGAAGTTGGTGCGTTTGCTTTGGAAAGAAGGCTTATTCGTTGGTATGGTAGAAAAAATAATGGCACAGGAATATTGAGAAATATGACTGATGGTGGAGAGGGTTTATCTGGTTTAGTATTTACTGAAGAATTAAGAATAAAAATTAGTGAAAGAACATCTGGTGAAAACCATCATCTCTTTGGTAAGAAGCATAGCGAAGAAACAAAAGAGAAAATAAGACAATCCAGACTAGGTAAAAAACATAGCGAAGAATCTAAACAAAAAATGAGTGAAGAAAGAAAAGGTATAAATAACCCCTTCTTTGGTAAGAAACATAGTGATGAAGTTAAACAAATAGTAAGTCTAACAAATAAGAACAAAGTTAGAACAGAAGAAACAAAAAGAAAAATCAGTATGACAAAAAAGGCTATGCGGCAATTTTAGATTGCTCTTGCAATATGCATTTCCAAGTTTGGGTTTTTTCATCCCATCTATAATTCAACTGTATCCATTCTACAAGTTGCTTATTATTAAGATTTCTAAAATCATAATTATTATCTCTTTTTATATTGAGATAAAAGGAAATACAGATGCCTAACAACTTCTGTTGGTCAAGTAACAAAAATCTATGGATGGCTTCATCCATAGATACAGCATTCGTGTTTTCCAATTCAAGTAGACCCCCAATGAGTTGTTGAGAATGTATTTATAATACTTACCCGTTATAGGTTCCTAATGAAATTGTGCCGATGTATTTCCACTCACCATCAATATATTGCTCAAGTATCGTTCCACCAAAATAATCTGTGTTGATTCTTACTTCCATTTCTTTTGGCATATTTCATCTTTCAAACTTCTTTTTCAGCCGTTCGTATTCAGCCCGTTCTTTTTCTTCAGCAATTTTCTTATCTGCTTTTTTCTTGGACATTTCTTCATTCAGCATCTTCAATCTTTTATTATATTCCTTATCAGTCTCAATCCTATCACCTAACAAATAAAGCCGTTCTACATCTTCATATCGTAATAGAATCATATCCAATCGTAAATTTTTATAACCGTTTTCAGTATAAATTTTGGAAAGATTTGATAACATTTCTATTGCTTCATTCAAAGCATAACTATGCAAGTCTATATGAATAAGTTGATCTGTCACATAAATTTTTTCTATTGTTTTCATCATCTACAAATCTCACCCACAAACTTGTTGTCTTCACACACAAGACCATCTTCTATGTTATAGACTGAATATAGCATACAGCCGATAACAAGGCAAGAGATAATCGCCATATAGATTGTGAAAAATTTCTGTGTCATGCCTTGAACCATACATCATTTGTATATGTGACTACATTTTCACTACCATCGTATTCTTCAATACGGAACATTGTGCTTTCTGGCAACCATTCAATAGTAATTTGTTCAATACCCCCAACATATGTATCTGGGTATCGTTCTTCTGCCAGAGCATATAGATCACGTTCATTCATACCATTCAATACTGCCTCAACAATCACAGGATCAAAAAGCATTTCTGGTTGTGCGGTATTCCAAGAATACCAACCAGCACCATATCCGGGTGAATAGAGCACTGCCACCATTCCGTCTTTACGATATTTGGGATACATTTTTGTCTCCTTAGTTGAAAGCATGTTTACCATTTGCTCTTTTCAAGTACAGCACTTCCATCACAATAACCACACCGAACGGCTTTTGGTCCCGAAGATGCTTCAAAAAACATATCTTGTCTCCTTGGAACGTAACCATAGCCGTAACAGAACGGACATGATACTTGATTGTCTTTGGGCACTCGTGGTGAACCTGAAAGTAGATAATGGCTGTTCGTCATATTGTTATCACCCGAAAGCATTGTAGTAGGAACTCTCATCTTCATATTGTGAATACTTGTGATCTATCACAAGTCGTCCAGTGATTTCTTCAATCTCGGTTTGAAAATCCACAACAGTCATACGAGAACAATCACAGATAGGCAAAGCACCATATGCAAGACGATATGTTTCAAGGTAAAGAGCCATCCAAAGATCACGCTTGCTGTTCATTTGATTTCCTCCCATACTTGAGCATAGATTTGTCTCCAAACCTCATCATAAACCTCATCCACGATTTGAGACCTGACTTGATTATTGACTTGATTGTTGACTTGAGACCAGCCTTGAGCCCAGACTTGATCCCTGACTTGTTCCATAACTTGGTCCCAGACTTGATTGCTCACACTATTCATTTTCAATATCCAGGTTATCATAGATTTGATCAAGTATCACACCGTGGAGATTATCATAGTCAATGGGTGATTCAAAGCACAAAGAAGTCCATAGATTAGCACTAACATATTTTATCAAATGATCAAATGTATCTTGTGTGGCTTTATTAGAGACTTTACGATTCAGGCTTTTCATATCATCACCAAAAAAGAACAAAAGAGAGTGGGAATAATGACACTCCCACTCTCTACTTCCATTAGGCTACCATAGCAAGATCATAGTAGCTAATGGACTTCACGCTGTCAAGCCGGAACGAACGCCACTCGCTCTTGTCAAGGTCATAGGCTGCCACAACCTCTTCGTCGATTTCACGAGTCTTCTTTGCGGAAGACTTCTTTGTCTTGGGCAGCATATCCTTGGCAAGTGTACAACGCATCGTTCGTTCTGTACCATCTGCCTTCTCAAAGGTTACCATAGCAATGGCAGACTTCAGGCCAGCAACAACTTCATCACGAATGAGTTCCATAGAGGTCTCCTTTATTACTCATTATGGTAGTATAATAGCATAGGTAAAAAGCAAAGTCAAGCACTATTTTTTAGACAGGTTGCTTGTACGACTCATAGGAACGAATAGGTGAATGATTCTTTTGCTTTAGAGCTTTGATTGTATATTCAATGTTCTTGGCTTTGAGTGTATCAACAAGAAGTACCGCATCACAATCTTCTTCAAGGTATGCGGACTTACCACGCTGATATGAGCATTGAGAAATCTTATCGGCAATACCTAGATCAGCCAGAAGGGTAATCTTTACTGCTACCCAACCGTGACCAGCATCACTGTGATAGTTTAGAGTAAGCATTGTGTAGCTCCACAATCCAAGATTGAATGTACCGAATGGCCCCCAACCCGCCTTCGATCCGACCTATCCATTTGACCACTAACATAGGCTTTTGATGTGTAAGGTCTTGCCTTGATTACTTTATCGCAGATTATCTTTCTGCCACTGCCATAGATCACTGATATTATTGAATGTGGGTCCAAATCCATACTGGACATGTACACCATCTATAGCAGAACGCCAACCACCAATAACACTAATACAGCAAATCTTTGTCATTTGGTTTACCCCATCAGGATTCGCTTGAGTTGAGCAATCGACATACCAGTCATACGAGACAACTGACCCAAAGTCAAGTTGGGATTGCTGTCATATAGATCACGAATCTTTTGAGCAGTCATATCTGTTCTCCTCATTACGCAACCAATATAGCACGGTCAAATGGGGAAGTCAAATACTATTTTTGCATAGCTGCTATGCATTTTTTGATGGGTTGTATAGCGGTCATAAACACTGTTTATGATGGTTATGGCAGTCATTTAGAGTTTTATATGCGACCTATGTATTCTCACATAGATTTGATCGTTGTAAAAGTTTTCTGATTCAAGGGCATTGTGAAGTATTTGTTCTTTCAACTCCAGATAACTACAAGTTCCTTTGGTCTTACACAAGTGTAGAATCTCACGACGAAAGCAAGTCACACCAAACTGTTTTACATCTTCTTTGAGAAGATTGTTTGAACCATAGTAGTTCTGCCAATCGGATTGCTTTGTCACTTTCTTACGGCGTGTCTTACCCTTGACCTTTTTGGTTCTGGTAAAAGAGAATAGTTTCTTACCTATGTATTTCTTTTTTGTGAAGATGTTTTCTATGAGATAGACAAAGCCGACATAACCTTCAGCCTGTTCTTCCTTGAACTCCTCACCCTGATACATCCACATTTATTATAAACAGGTTACCTGAAAGTTTGGACAATCCGAGCGAACACATACATATCCCATAGGACCTTTGAAAGAGATATTACATTTAGGACAAGTAGATACTATATCTGTTATTTGTGTTGGTATAACAGGATTATGTTTCTTGGCTGCCTCAAATCCATCCTTGAATCCATCACGGTATCCTTTCTTATAATCATCACTCATCTTCGTTTTCCTCATCATATTTTACATCATCATCGTAGGTTTCTTCAGCACAAAATGGACAGAATCTTGGATAGCCAGTAGTCATAGACATATCAAACAATAACTTGTATGAAGACTCGCAGTGAGGGCAGGTGTGCTTTTCTACTTCTTTGGTCATTAGCATTTCCGTATTTTAGAAAGGGATGGGTATTATACCCATCCCTATTTTCGTGTATTTATAGCTCACAGGAACCGCTAACGCAGGCTAATTCTTGAGTACCTGTTGTAGTATCGACCTTTTCATAATCAGCAAGTTTAGACCAGTCAACATTTTTAGGCATTTTAGCCAGCAAAGCTTCATATTCTTCTTTAGTACAATCCTGATATGGCATTTGTTTATATGTTGTATCACTATATGGCAAGAATGATACACCAGACATTTCATCAAAATTCTGCCAGACCCATGCACCAACTTCTGGCCATTCATCTTCCTTTACAGTTACTGTGATAGAAGGTTTATGTTCACAGAAATGACGCTGATATGTCAGCCATAGTTCAAGTTGTTCAATGGCAGTCATATCTTTACGGAACACAGCATTTTCTGGTGCCTTCATTGGGAATGAGAAGACATAGGTATGCTGTGGTTTTGTCACATCATCTTCAACAGGGAAGCCCATATCAAGCATCATCTTTGCCAATGGGTCTTTCTTGTCTGCCCGTACTGTACGAATGTAGTAAGGGTTATGACGAGCATGAATGCCAGAAGCAGAGTCAACAAGAGCAGAAACTGTGCCTGATGGTTTTACGCAAGTAATAGCAGCAGACTGAGGAATACCAATCTTATCTGCCCATTCCTTGTTTGTATCAACAGCAGCAACACGCAGACCACTTAGTACATCTTCTAATGAAGTACCGGCAGCATTACATAGTTTTCCATTAGTATAACCATTATCAAGGATACCAGTCAAGGACACACCAAGTAGTCTTTCTTCCTTGCAGTTTTCTTCCCACTTCTTTGATATGTACTTGAAGTTTGTTAGGGTAGACTGGATAGTTCCAAGGATTGTGGCCAGACGAACCTTGTTAGCCAATGTCTCTGGTGTATCTGTTTCACGCACCACAACTTCTGTAAGATTACAGAACTCACGGGAACGCAGAATGATTTCAGAGCAAGGATTAGTTCCAAAGTCGTGGTTAGGATCACGGCGGCCATACTTTTCAGCCTGATCCTTGGATGCTGTACGAGAGAAGATACCACGCTCACCAGACTTTGACTGATAAAGAGATAGCCATTCACGCATAAACACACCAACATCAGGCTTTTCCTTTGCCACGAATGAGTTATTGGCTAGAGCACGCTGAACACTATCTTCCCACCAAGCACCAGACTTGGCAGTTCTCATCCGATCATCAGAAAGATCAGAGAGAGAAATGAGAGCAGAACGGCGAACACCACCGACAACCACGATCTCCGCAATCTTACATACAATGTCATGGCACTCCAATGTGTTAAGTCTACGACCAGCAGCACCCTTGAATGTCTTTACAACAAACTCAAAGAGTGAAACAAGTGGTTCTGGGCCAGAGGCACGACCACCAAAAACCTTGAGTGGAGCACCAGCAGGACGAACCTTTGACACATCCCAACCAGGAACCTGACCTGAATATAGAAGATGAATGAGTTCCTTCAATGCCTTGGCCCAACCAAGCTTACTATCAGCAACAGCAATGGTTGTGTCTGTTGAATGAAACTCCTCAGCAACCATAGGTAGTTGCTCAACAAACTTTGACTCAACAGAGAAGCCAACGCCTGTGCCATTCATAAGAATGTAAAGGATTTCATCAAAGGCACGGGGACTATCAACAGCAACATAGGAGCAATTATAACCAGCAACATTCTCACGCTTCAGTGCTTCACCAGCAGTCATAAGACAACGCATTGATGGCATGATTTCAAGGTTCATCACAGCATCCTTTAGTTCCTGACGAGTCTTTGTGTCAATAGTAAAGTTATGCATATCCTTTAGGTGTTCGTCAAAGAAGTTGAAATACCGATCAACAGTCTCACCCCAGTTTTCACGACGATTCTTTTCTGGTAGCCATCGTGAATAACGGGAAAGGTGGATGTATTCTTGGTATAAGGTGGGGAAAAAATTGGTAGTCATATATTACTCCTTATTGAGTCTTTTATCGATTACTGGCTTATCACATGCAACAATCAGTTCATCTAAATCATTTCGCATAATCAATAATTGTTTTTTAAGTTCTTTGGTAATGTTATCAATATCATCCTGTAAAACAAAATTACACATCAGTTTTATTTTTTGTATTTTATCTTCAATTTGTTCCAAAATATTTTGAGAGTTAATTATAGCAAAATCTGATTCTAACTCTTTTGAAACTTTATTGAAAGCAAGGTGTGATGCTCCACTTTTATTAATAAAAGTGTTCATCAAGTTTTCATTATTGGTATTATGTTCGCTTAGAACAAGTCTTGGTTCTGTTGTATGCTTAATCATTAATTACTCCTGTATCTTTATTTAAACTATGTTCGTATATTTCTTTTATTTTTTTCAAAAATAAATCTTTTGGTTCACTCATTTTCATAGAATTACATCTACTACAACATGGTACAGAATTGTCAATAGAATATCCTTTTGAACTATCTATTCTATCAATTCCATTTATAGGAATTTTAATCCCTACTTGGTTGTGTGATACTCCTTCATGAAGTTTAGGATTGTCTCCACAATAGTGACATTCTTTTTGAACCAAAGATGAAAATTCATCAAAAGTTATTTCATAATTTAAATTTTTGAATTTAGCATATCGCTTTTTTTCACCATAAAGAAAATTCAAATAACTATCTTCTGTCCTTTGATTTTTTCCTTTTTCTATTGCTAAATCTTTTCTTAAACATCCACAACTTTGTGTTTTTCCATTATAGATATAATCTTTTCTTATCCATTTTTCATTTCCACATTCACAACAACATTTTAAAAAAACCCGTGATACTTTATTTTTACCTACTTTTTTTCTTTTTTCTGGCACATCTAAAATTGTTAATCTTCCTATCTTACTAAATGTTGGTGTGATATATTTCATGTACTATTTCTCCAATATTGATATTTGGTAATGCTATTTAGTACATTATTACCAAGGAGAATCATATCCACCTAAAGCATCCCCAATTTTAGGAAACTTTAAACAAATAATTTTTTTACATTCCAATGCAATATCTCTATGCTCTTTTTGTGTTCCATTTTTTTCTCTTAAAGATATGAAGGTAATCCATGATCTTAGCGTACCATTCATATAAAGTCTACTGTTAGTTATACCCTCGGGCAAAATGGCACGGGCTTGCTCTTTGGCAATACCATTTTCGATGGCCCATTTGTATGCCAATGTAATTTCGTGTATGAGTTGTTCCTGTTTTATAACCCAGGTCTTTTGTAGGTCCTCATCTGTAGTTTCGATTGAGTTCTGTCTGTTCTTTGAGTCCTGTAGACGGGCTTCTCTTATAGTGAAGCCGAGCTGTGTTGGATCAGCATATCTTTGAGAAAACTCTTGGAATGTGAAGCTTCTGTGTCGCAGTATTTGTCTGGCAATATCTCTGGTGGTATTGATCTCCATAACAACATTTACCATTTCAAAGATAGACCAATGCTTGTTGTCTATACAATACTTGAGAAGTTTTGATGAAGTCTCAAAATTATTTTGATTTGATGGATTGCTGACACGAGCACAATATGAAATCAACTGTTCGGCTGTTTCCATATTACCATCTATTGGTTCACTTATTGAAATAAGTTTTACACTCATATAATCCTCACTTTTTTTGTTCTCTCAATAGGTACACGAAAGAATAACTCCCCATGTGAAATATTCTTGTTTGATACTGACTTCTTAGGACAACCAGAGACTATTTTTCCTGATGTGAAAAGAGCGTGTGTCTTCTCAGCATTTACTACACAGAAAAATATTGGCTTATCTAATTTTAGAAACTTCTCTTTTCTTTCCTCAATATTCAGTTCTTTATACGGAAAGTTATCACCTTTCCATGCCATTTTTTGTTGAACTTCACAATAGTATTCCTGTGAGTCTATCACAACAATGAGGTCTGGACCATATTTATCTTCGTTTATGGTTGCTTTTACACCTTTTTGGGCAAAGTAGTCCAAAATATTTTTTTTCACATTATCGTGAATATTATATAGTTTGGAGTCAAAAGTCTTGTATTCACCAATCATATTTTCTTCCATAAATCAAACTGAACTTTTGCTTTTAGTCCTGTGAAGGTATTACTATCTATAATACATTTTATATCGGTTGGTGTCATACCTTCCAGCACCATATCGTTTATATCCTTACTTGCGATATTTTGAGGCCAGATACATAATGTCCTACCCTTTGCAATCGCCTTTTGCATAAACTTTACGATATGAGGATTTCGTGGTTCATTGTCAAAAACAAACACATAGTCATGGTCACCAACTGTTGAATATACTGAAGTTAAGTTGGCGTCCATTGTGGCGATGGTATTAGGTAGGAACATGCTGTCAATGGGACCTTCAACCACATAAACTGTTTTTGAAAGGTCAACTATATCAAGACCATATACCTTGGCTACTGAATCATCTTTCTTCAGGGTGATATACTTTATTGGAGACCCAGAGATAGTTCTGCCCTGGACTGCAATAAGATTATTGTCTTTGTCGAAGATTGGGATGATTACTCGTTTGTCATTCTTATGAAGACTCTTATTTGACATAGACTCAGGAAATAGAGTTTTAGCAAACTCACCAAAGTCATCTGTATAATACAGTTTCGAAAACATGTTCTTTGGAATCTTTCTCCCAAGGACATACTGTCGTGCTGGATGATCTTGTGGCAACTCCGACAATAATGATGCAGGCAACTTATTTTCTTTGGTTATTTGTTTGGAAAATACAGGCTTCTCTTTGAGTTCTGTGAAGTCTGGTTGTGCAACATTTGCGGATGCATTTGTTTCCATGTATGTCTCTAACTTATGTTGATTGTACAACACAACATCCACAGACTTTAGGAATGATGAAAGAGACATGGATGCACCACAGTTGTGGCATGTATAAAAAAGATTGTCCGTTTTTCTATACAGAAAGCCTCTTGCCTTACTCTTATTTTTCTTGGAATCGTTACAGATGGGACATCTAAAGTTCCAGAGATAATCATTTTTTTGTTTGAATCTTTCCAATCTCATGGAGACCAGAGACACAAACTTTCTATCAACAAATAAAGACATAGTGCCTCACATGAATGGATTTGGGGGAAGTCCATTCAACATACAACAGTTAGATGGTCATGTCAAGGGGTTGTTATTTCAAGAAGTTTAGTGCTTGGGCGATGAGGAACACTGCCAGAGATATACCACCCATGATCATATATCTCCAGGTTTCGATAACATTTATTTTTTTCCCAAGGTCTTCCTTGACCTTTTGAAGTTCTTGTAAAATTGCATTTTCAGTTCTATCAATTTTTTGATTTAGTTCCTTAATATCGGTCGTATGCTCTTTCTGTTGTCTTTCCAATATTACTTCTACTTCTTTGTTTATCTGCTCTTGTGCCTGCATCTTTTGCTCTTGAAGTGATACTATTTTTGATAATTCAGTCGCAACCACCTGAAGTTTATCAATCGTTGTATCCATTTTTTCGCAAAGTTTAGAAATCATACCTATGTCTTTTTTCATAAGTTCAATCTCAACCTTTTGGCTATAGGCTGATACAGCATTATTATAATCTGGAAAATCATTACTGTTGGTCATTAGTCCCTCTTTTTACCGTATTTTGCATAGAACATATAACCAGTTTTTTCATCCTCAAAAATGATAGGAGACTTAGGATTTTTCCTAGCATATTCTCTTATTTCAGGATGTAGATCATTATCTTCAATATATTTTCGCCAATGCTTTCCTTTTAGTTTTTCATATCTGGCTTTTTCAAAAATATTTGATGGAACCTTGAATGTCTTATTTCCAGCAAATATTCCTGTTTGTAGCCGCCTCATAATCGCACTTGAATCTTTTTCATTCTGTTTCTTGTACTTGTTGTCTGCTCTTGGAAAGGCTTGTGCATCATCACCAGTTCCAGGAACAGCGGCACCTGTGACATTTGCAATCTCTTCTCTGATCTTAGTCATTGTTTTACCTCTTGACAAGCCTTGACAACCCTATATAATCGCTGTGTGGCGGTTTCAATGAATATATTTATCTGTATTGTATTTTATAGGTTTTCTTAGATGTCTCTAAGTCTCTTAGCTACAAACAAGTCAATACTAATGGTTGATGACAATATGTTTGTGTCGTTTATACCAAAGACTATTTTAGGCATGTAGTTAAGGAATAGTAGGAAGGTTTTTAGTATTTCATAATCTTCTTTATCGAACTTATAGAATAACATTCTAACAGCAGCTTCTGTACCAAAGACATTAGAAAGGACAATGATATGATTTAATATCAATCGTTCTTTTAGTTCTCCTGTTGTCTTATATCTCTTGATAAGTCTTTTTATGTATTTGATTCTTTTTAGGTCTTCTTCAAACTCACTCATCACACAGTTAGGATTATCATAACACTTTATCGCATACATAATAAAGTTATCTTCATTCAAATTATTAAACATTTATTATTAAATTTCAGTTTCTTTCTTGCTTGATTCTATACATTTAAATTTTTCAATCTTCCAGTCCTCATGTTCTCTAAACCAATGAGTAAGGTTGATCATTGAACTTTGAACACATTGTTGCATAGTGACTTCTTCTTCAAACTTTACTTCAAACTCTTTACATTTAGCAGGATCGTCTATCAAACATGCCAGTATTATTAAAGATATCATAACACATAGTGTCTCCTATTTTTGTTTGTGCATTCCCGGTAGTAGTTTGTCTGGATGATAGATTTGAGACATTTCAGCTTTACGCCTTCGTTCTCTCACATATTGTGCTGCCTTTTCGGGGTCATTCTTAACACCAGGAAACTTATCCAGATATCTTCTTGGCATTTGATCTAGAAAATCAGTATACTGCTCTTTTATCTTATTCAAGACTTTTTTTTTACATCTTCATTGACTGTTTTTGAAGATGGTGCATTTGCCTTGGAAATCATTTCAATGTCTTTATTTGTTCTGTATGCTGATCTGGCAACTCTTTTTTTGATTCCAGCGACTTTTCTAAGTCTATCAGTAAGCACATCAACTTCCTTATCTGGAGCACCTCTTTGTGTTGCTCTCATTAAAGATGATTTAGCATCTGCAATCTTGGCTTCTCTTTTACCTTCAGCCAAGATAGACATTGCGGCTTCTTTGGCTTCTTTTAGATTTTCTTTTTTAGGGAAATACTTTTTATACTTTTTTTCTAGTTTGAGTCTTGTATATGCATTTCCATTTTTCTTATAGTCATCAATAAGAGACCTTAGATCAGTTGCCTTTTCTTCTTCACCTTGATCTTTTAGTGTTTTATGTGTCATTTCCCATTTAGAAATAGGAGCAGGTATAAGTTTATCACCTATTTCTGGACCCATTGCTCCGGCAGCACCCATTGTCATGGCAGCAAGACCAGCAGCCATGTTTCTCATGCTGTTGTCTTTGGCTTCTTCTAACTTTTCTTCACGACGATCTTCTGCTGACTCCAGGCTTTCTTCATCGTCGCCTTCATCTGTATTGTCATTGAGTTCGTCTTCAAGATCGTTCATGATTTCATCAAGTTCATCCTGAGAAACAATCTCACAGAAAACATCAAATAGTCCTTTATCATTCATTCTATATTCAAAGTATAGAGAATATGGTGAGGTGTTTTTTGTGACAACCTCACCATTATTCTGCATACCAAACTTATTTCCAAACTGAGAAATATTGAAGGTTACCATTCCTGAATCATTTTCAAGGAATGTTGTCTTTGGGACATGAATATGAAAGTTTCCAAGAACCTTGGCAACTCTTTCCATGGCAATGTATGGTGTGACAAAGCATCTACCAGTAACACCATGTAGTAGAGTATTGATATTATCTCTCACAGAAGAATCGTCAATATCCATACTTCCACTTCTTACATATGGAGTCAAATCTACTTCTTCTGTTGTAAAAGTCTTGAAGGTTTTCATTGTTCTATGTCCCAATCTTTATATTATACGCCAGAATACCAAACGTTGTCTGCTGGATCATCACCAGTGATTGAACCCATGGCAATGAGAGTTTCAGTCTGGATACGGCCTGCACGACCACCAAGAGTAACTGTAAATGTGGGTGCTGAAGTATTGGCACCATTTGTTGCAACAGTGATTGCACTAACATTGGAGAATCCATCCCCACCATTTACAATGGTAAGTGTACCAATGGTATTCCAGGCAGAGTTGGTTGAAAATACTTGAAGTGTATTCTGTGAGTTGGCTGTGGTGAAGGAAATATTGACATTTGCACCCTTACCCAAAGAACTGCCATCTGTTACAATAAGGAAGCCTGAAGCATTGATACCTGTACCACCAGTTGCAGTAATGCTTGCGATTGGGCCTGTACCAACCTTTAGGCTGACCCAACCAGCATGTGTTGGATGCTGTGGAAGGCTATTTGCTCTTTCTTCTTCAGTTACAGATACACCGGCAACAACACCATAGTACTTGACAGTATTAGCTGCTGTTCCGTTGATAGTTGATTTGGATGTGGTTAGTGATGTGTTGGCAAATAGTGGTTTTTGATTACCTGTTGCATTATCTAAGTTACCCCAAAGGCTCATTTTTCTTTACTCCTAAAATAAGTTTATGTTCGTTTATATTTATATTCTGTAGATAATCCTAACAGATACGGCAAACTACCTTGTTTGGTCTATTGTATCCAAAGAAGGGTCCATATTTAGTTCTTGATTGGCACCTTTATGAATGTTGGTTTTATCTTCTTCTTGTGCCAACTTATTTTTTCTTTTTACCAATCTTGCTTTTCTCATACTTTGATGAGAACCATTGTATCTTTGGCCGTGAGACTCATCTAGTTTTGCTAATGATTCACGGCCAAAAGACTTTATTGTTTCAATAAGTTTAGATGACATGATTATCCTTTTAAAAACTTATTGCGAAGGAACTGCTCAAATGATTCTTTGATTGGCTTTGGTGATTCTGTTTCTTCACGAATACCAATGGCTCTGTTCATAATATCACCTGTTGTTTCTGGTCTTCTCACCATTTGTCTTGACGTGGGTCTTGACATTCCTGGTCTCTGAGACATTCCTGGTCTAGTTGCTTGTCTTTGTATTGGCCTTACAGATGATGTTCCTGGTTTAGATACTGCTCCAGGTCTTTGTACAGACTGCTGTGGTATATTTGGGGTTGTTTTTCCACCGGGTTTTGTTACTGGACCAGAAGGCTTTGATTTTCCAACATCATATCCTTTTGGTAAAAGTGAATTTGTTTGGGATGGGGTCCCAAGAGCACCAGTTCTACCTTGTGGGGATACTGAAGGACCTTGTGGTGCAGCAGGTACTGGACGTTTTTGTTGTGCACCAGATAATGGTCCGCTCTTTGAAGTAACAGGACCGAGATTTCCAGCAGATGTTGATCCACCCTTTAGTGGTGTTACCACATTACTTGTTCTGTTGCCTTGACCAGTTGTTAAAGGTGTTGAACTGCTTGATGAAGTTGGTGCAGTAGCAGCAGGCTTCGCTAATGGTTCAATTGAAGGTTTATTATCTACATTTTTTAGTGGAATTGATGGAGCATCTCTAGATTTACCATAAACATTTGTTTCACCTGCTTCCATCAAACCAAGAATTTCAAGTTGTTCTTCTGTAAGCGAACCAACAAAATTAGTAAACGCAGATTCATCACCAGACTCATAAACTGCGACCAATCTTTCTTCAAGATTTGTGCGGATTTCTTCTAGGATTGATTCAATATCTTCATTCATCTTATCTTTCTTAGATAGCCCAGCCTGACTTAGAGCAATAGCAACTGCCTGCTTTTGGCCTTTCTTGGTCATAGGAACAGTCTTTTCTGACTTACCAATATGTTCCTTACCCTGCTTCCACTTGTGCATAACCTTGGCAACCTTTTCTTTTTGTGACTCAGTTGCCTTTTCTTCTTCAACCACACCACGGCCTTTTAGAACATCACCATGTGTGATCTTATTTGGATCACCATGAAGCTTGGCCAATGCTCTTTCCTTGGCGTTTCTTGGAGTAGAACCTTCGTCCTTGGCTTCATCCAAATCCTTTGGATATTCAATCTTCTTGCCTGTCATTCTCTTGTATGCATCTTCGTGTTCTTTCTTCTTAGCAACAAGATGAGGCATTCTTCCACCAGATTTGATTGCCTTATGAATGCGGATAGCTTCGGCTCTGTGATGCTCTGGTGTTGCAGGAGACGATTTTTTATCCTCGTCCTTTTTATTATGAGATTCTTCTTCCATGGCACATCTCTTTGTTTCCTCAAAGATGGCATCATATTCAGCATGGTATTCATGAGGTAGGGCTTTCTTGGAAACAACTCCAAAATGCTCATTCACAGCGGTTTCTACTCTGCGTAGAATATCGTTGTGTTCCATCACATTCTTGATTGATTCAACGAGTGGGTCATTCTTATTGGTCTTTGTGAACATTTCTGGGTTCCTTTTATCCTTGTGATTTAGTTATAAATGGGATTTACTATATTTATATATTTATCTTTTCCTATTCCTCACAGTTCCATTTCCTTAGGGATAGGGCCTTTCTGGTTGGACGGCCCTTTTCATCCTTCATTGGTCCTGGCATTCCACCCATACGTGCACAGAATGATTTACGACGTTTCCATGACTTGCTGCCCTTCTTGAGCTTTGATGGCTTGGTGGTTACAGCAGTCTGTAGTTTAGAGCCGGGGTTTTCACGTCTATATGATTCAACGCCCTTTTTATTTAATCCACCTTCAGGGTTTTTACCTTCTTTACGTTGCCATGCAGGAGATTCTTCACCAACAACACGACCGTCATCATCATCCTTATATCCCTGTGATGCGACAGTTCCTTGAGCAATAAACTTGTCCATACCTTCACGAAGCTGAGTAAATGTCTTCTTTTCCTCTGCAATACCATATGTGCCAAAAGGATATACTGACATATAGGCACCCTGAGACATTGGTGATACACCTGTTAATCCACCAATAAGAGATGGAGACTTGGCAACACCAAACTCAGGACCAATACTATCAGAGACAGGTAATCCTACAGCACCAGAAGCAGTATCTAAAATACCATCCTCCTGGGCTAATACTTTTTTCTTCTTTACAAGCTTCATTTGTTTCTTTGATTCAGGGACAAGTGGGTGGCGTATGATAGTTCTTCCTGGTAGAGTATCGCCAGCATCTGGAGCATTATGACCTGATACAATAAACTTTTCAAATTCTTCATTGACTGATTTCCAGCCACCACCCTTGGACTTATACCATTTTGATGCCCAACCGTTTGCGTATGCTGATGGATATACATCAAACTTTTGCTTGGCCAAGGATTTTGCTCTTGCCCATAGTTCTGGATTGGTTGGCTTATTTTCTTCTTCAAGCTTACCCTTCCCAAAGTTGGATACATTTATTGGCTTACCCTTTCTTTCAGGATTAGGATCATTTCTTCTTTTTGAGGACACGGCGGCTGCTCTTTCTTTTTTGGTTAGCTTTGCTCTTTTTTCATTAGACATACACTTTGGTTTTGGTTCACCTTCTTCACGGGCACAAGGACCAATGGCTTCACCTTTTGCATTGATTCGCTTCCATCCACCCTCTGGATGCTTGGGATCAAACCATTTTCTAAGGTCCTCTTTTATGTTTTCTGGTCCAACAGATGTCTTGCGTATTCTAACTAACTTATCACCAACAGTTTTATGTGTTATGATTGGTGTGCCTTTTGGACCTTTCTTTCTTGGACCATGGAAACCAGAACCCCAATGCTTCAATCCAAGTGATTTGGCCTGTGCGGTCACCTCTGGAGAAACAACAGATGTGATTGTTTTCTTGGTTGGTTTTTTTGGTGCTGGTGTGCTTGTTGGTGCTGCTACTGTTGGTTTTTTTCTTGCCTTTAGCTTTTGTTCAAGGGCTGTTGCACCGATAGGATTGGATGGTTTTGATCTTGCCCATTTGCGGATTGTCTTGAATACATTAGTAAACTCACCTTTCTTGGCAAGCTTTTCTTCTTTACTAGCAGTGGAAAGATCAAGTGAGTTATCCACATGATGAAAATTTTCATCACCAAACATTTTTTTGTAATGAGGTATTGACTTCTGGGCTTTCTTCCAATACTCTGATCTTGTCTTTTCAGGAACAGTCCGGCCACCACCTTGACCACGAGCAATATTTCTTTGTTTTGATACAGCATCTGAGGTATTGACAAATACCATTTTGGTATCATAACCCATACCTTCAAGCTTATCTTTCATCTTTTTGATTTTTTCATGATCATGGCCTGTGGTGTTTATGATGATACCATTTCTTGCATTCAGGTGTAGGTTCTGTCTTGTCTTGGTAATACCCTTGGCCTTTTCACGGACTGATGTTCTTTTTGGTTCTTCTTCTGGGGGCATGGTCTTAGAAAGACCTTCCTTACCAAGTAAATGCTCAAAGGCATGATCAGAGTTGATTTCGGTTAGGCCATGGCCATATCCTGTTTCTTTGGCAACATAATCCTTACCAGAACCAGGACCACCAGCATAAAACAGAGCCTTATATCTTGCTCTGTTTGGTGCCATTTTTGTCATTTCAGCAAGATATTCTTCAACAAGAGCACCAGACTCAAACATCTTTGGATTCTTTTTTCCGTACTTACGCATTATTACTCCTGCCTCTGCGTTTGCTTTGTTTTCGATATGACTGCCTGTCTTGCCAGATTCTTCCACATTCTTATCTGTAATCTCACCTTTTTCTTTTTGACTATGATGAACCAGTTCATGAGCCAATGTCCTTAGCACATCAATGGGATGTCTGTTCTTTGTTTGTATGACAATCTCACTTGTTGCGGGAGAGTATGCACCAAAGCTTGAAAACTTTTCATCAGGTGATTTATATCTTACCTTGGGTAATGATTTGATGCCCAGATGATCTGATGCAAACGACACAAATGAGTCCATCATAGGACCAAACTCTTTGTGTGTGATTTCTTCGTTCAATGCTTTGATTGTGTTTAAATATTCTTTTGACATTCGTAATAACTCTAATATTGGTAAATCGACAATATACGCTTCGGTTGATCCATCCTTATTATGATTTGCCAACCAACGATGATGACCATCCAAAACATAATCATCATTAGACACAATAATCTTATTGCTTCTATCATCTTCATTTTGAAACATTATATTAGTGATCTTGTCGGCATCAAACTCAGATTGGGTTGACTTGAGATTATTTGTATCAACTGTTCCAGTTTTGCATTTTACGCCCTTGGTCTTCAAATAGGAAATAAATCCTTTGATGTTATCAGCAGAAAACTGAGGCATCAACTCTCGACTAAGGGTCATTCCTATTTTTGGAACAGCAATCTGATTTGTCATAAAAATCCTTTAGTATGTATATACATTATTTGTATTTATATATTATTCTAATCTAAACTCAATATCATCCGCTTTTGGCATTGTTTTTAGCGTAAAGTATATTTTGTTCTTTTTGACATCCCTGAAGTTGATATTTCTTCCAGAGGATGATACATAAAGTTTTGTTGACTTCTCCAAATCATCGATATCTTCCAACTGTTTTGATGCCTGTGTGGATACAACATCAACCAAAGACCCTGCAATTCTTAGAAACTCATAGATGCGTCTGGAAGCATCGACTTTATTTTGAACTATCAGTTTTAGCAGTTCATCACACATATCACGGAGGATTTGACTGCGTTTTTGTTTCTCGGCACCAGTGATAGCTTTCTTTTTTATGTCATTATAGTCAGCAATATTTTTCCATTTGATTTCAAAGGCTTCTGCTATGGATACCATCTTATTGTATGATTCGATATTCTTTGGGTCTTCTTCGGCAGTCTTCAAACTAAATGATAGAGTTTCTGTAAGAACATCTTCAGGTTCTTCATCAGCAATTTGTGCTTGCATGGATACAGTTATTCTACCATTGACCACAGATTCACCTTCCGCACCATCCGCTGTTATAACAAATGTTATACCTTCTTCTTTTGAATTATTGAGGTATTCGTCTCGTGCTTTTAGGAGTCGGGCAACTTGTGGCATCTTGAATGGAGAGGCAAGATTTATAAGTTCATCAATCTTATCGTTTAGGTTTCCGATCTCAGATGACGAGTTATAGAGAATCTTGTTCTTTTCTGTTCTTCGGGGTCTTGTTGAGATTGATAAAGACACATTGAAGATATCGGCTGGATTACTACCCTTTTCTCTTTTGGCATCCTTGGTGATAATGCCTTCGTACTTACCAGATGAAAAAAGTGATGGTTCAACAATAGAACGAGCAGCATTCACATCACTTTTGTTCACTCTACCCTGAGAAACAACAGTACCAATGATTATTGCAAAAAGACTTTCAAGAACATCACCTTCACTTAGTTTGGACATTTAATTATTCGGTCTATATTTCTCAGAATAAGTAGTTTGCTTTACATCACCCAATTCTTCTTTACCTGACGATGACGTATTTGGTGTATAGGTTGCAATATGATTTGCCCTTTTACCAGTTCTATGACCATAAAACCTCAGCCCACCTCGCTCTCTTTTTGCTTCTATGTGGTCGAATGAGTCTAACATATGTTTCCAATTTTCGGTGTGATTTTGAATTTCAGAGCCAGAAGAACCTTTACGTCTTATAGTAATTTCATCAAGTCCGGGTGTTTCTGCACTTCTTGTCAATCTTTTCATGGCCATCTTTTTCTTTTCATGGTCCATTCTATTAAAACCTTTTTGGAAAGTATTCAATAGAACATCTCTTATACCAGACCTAACTTTTCTAAACTCTGGACCTTTTCTTTCGCCCGCTGAACCCAATCTCTTTTTAATTTTTTCTGTTGACTTTTGTGCCACTGCTTTTATTTTTCCACGTCTTATTTGTTTTTCTTCGGGTGATTCTTCTCCTTTGAACATACCTCTCCTCAATAAACCTAACATTGGACCAATGGTCATTTTTCTTAGACTTGGTGTGGATTTGGCATACTTGGCTTGAATACCGATGTGCTTATTCTCATTTGGTTTGCTTGTATTGTGATGAGGATGTTGGATGATAACATCTGCTGAACTTTCAATTTTATCTGTATTTGGGTGTTTCATCACTTCAGCAATTTTCTTTTGGCTATCAGCAGTATGAATAGCTTTCATACCAGGGACTATTCTTCCCATCTTGTTGTAATGATCATATATTTTTTTAGCATCTTCCTTGGCGTGAAACTCAACTGTGTTCTGTGGGGTTGCTGGTTCTGGTGCTTTATCAGTTCCATGATGCTGTAAATGATGATTTAGATAATTGGTGAGACTTAGTTCATATTGTTTATCAGGCTTTATAGATGGTTTATTATCACCAAATAAATCTAATTGCTTTGGATTTTTTGCTTCTGCCAATATCTGTCTAAATGATTTCATCTATGTTATCTCTGCTTACTGGATGGATAGTATAATATTTATATTATGGTGTTATCACACACTTGTTATTTCATGTTACTGGATTTTTGAGACAATTTGTCATATATATGTATGTGCGTCAATACGGCGTAGCATAATAATTATATGGAGAATATTCGTATGAAGAACTGGACAAAGCCTGAAGTTCGTGAAGTAGGGACAGCAATGGAAGTTACATCATATCTACCAGCAGAGATTGATATCATCTAAACAGTAAGGCGGGTAACCCCCGCCTTTTTTATTTCTTTAATGCTGTGACCTTCAACATCCAACGATGCTTAAAGTGAGCAGTCAGTCTATCCTGTAGAAAGTTTGAATATCCATACATCTTTTCTTCTTCAGCCATTTCATAAGCCTCAGTAAGTGTTTGAATAACCTTCTCATTTGTGTCGTATAGATTTGATACCATATTCTGTGGTGTAGGAATCGAATCACCTTCTTCAAGGGTTGTAAAATCAATAATACGACGCAATGAACCTGGAGCAAATGAATCAAGTTGTCTCACATGCTCTGCAAGATCATCAACAGCAGTATGAAGTTCTTCATAAAGATCACCAAAGAAATCATGTAGTTGTGGAAAGTCTGGGCCAACAACATTCCAATGATAACTATGTGACTGAAAATACATGGTGAATGTATCTGCCAAAACGACCTTGGACTTTTCGATTAGTTCTGCTGACATAACAATTATTCCTTATATGATTGCCACTTATTTATTGGACAGGATGACGACATGATGAGAGACTTGTAGTTCATAAAACACCCACACTTTTTACACCTGCTATTATCTTTTTGATAATGCTCACATTCATTACAAATCTTCAATCTTTCATCGGCCACTCTTTTACGAGCAGTCCATACAGTATCAAGTAGAGGCACTTTTTTTAGGTTTAATCAAAACATGATCACCATTATTATTTGTAGTATATTTCCAGCCAAGTTTTCTGCCAAGTCTATTAAAAAAGATTCTCTGGACGCCAATCTTTTTTTCTTTCCCTGATTGCTTCGGCTCACTATCATACTCTGGGTCTTCTGTGTGGGCCACCAGATGATCTCCTTCACCAACATGATTGCGGGCATGGTGTTCTATTGCTTTAGCAATACCACGCATAGCAGCCTGTCGGCTCTTGGCAGGGAGGTGTTCACTACCCGCTCTGGTTGAAAGTTTTCCACCTACAAAAAAAGCCAACTCATGAACGCCTTTTTCTTTATCGTGAGTAATGTTTAATTCAACTTGTTTTGACGATCCATCTCTGGTTGGAACAGAAAATATATGATCGTATTCTGTTACTCTTTTATATGGTGTTACTTTCCATTGTGGTTCTTCCTCGTCCTCGTCTTCTAAAAGAAAACCAAAGACATAATCCCAATCAATATCTTCTTCAAGGTGAGCCTTGTTGAGTTTGCTGTAGTAGTCTGGTCTTTCACCAAGATGGTCTCTGGCAATCTCGTCAGCAACCTTGGAAGATTTGGTATGTTCTTTTTCTACCTTGTGTCCCATACCAAGTTGTCTCTTGATTTGTGCCAGAGAAACATCATGCTTGCTGGCGATCTGTTCAGGAGTCAGGGTCTTGCGATTAAGTAGTTCCTTGATGGTCTTTACCATTACTTTTTGCTCCCCAAAGTCCTTGCTGCTTCCATTCTAACATATGAATCAGGATCATTTACTAACTTACCAGCATGTTCTGGATGTTTGGCAACTTCTTTACGAACTTTCCAATGAGGATCATTTACTAACTTACCAGCATGTTCTGGGTATCTAGCTACTGTCCTACGAACTAACTCATCAGGGTCATTTATTAACCTACCAGCGATTTCAGATTTTGCTTTTTGTTTTAATTCTTCTTCCTTTTTTTCATTACCAAAAAATGCACCCCATTTACTATTTTGTAGGTGCTCTGATTTCTGTAGGTCTGGGTACTGTCTAACAAGATGTCTCAATCCAACTTCATCATTTTTTTCGTCTCTTGCTACAGCATTTTCTCCTTCATGGTAAGCATAACGTTTATTATCTGGGGTGTGGATAACATACATTTGGTTTTTTTCTTTACCAGAATATCTATTGAAAAAATTTGTGCCGGTTTTCCCCTTTGAACTAACACACCATTTGGTTCCTTTACAATGTGGTCCTTTTGCTGCTTCTGGTGTTTCTATATGTCTTACTTTTAGACCATTTCCATTATCATAAACGACCGGAGCACCACTCTTGGCTGTTTCTGTTTCAGCTTCCTTTGATTCTGCTTTTTCAACATGTGGTTGTAACTGCTGCCGAACATGCTCAAATGAAGGATGCTGACTAAAATCTTTTAACTTACCTTGGAGTTTGGAACCATGTTTATCAAAGGCGTTTAGAGTAGATGTTATTTTTTCATTGTCTTTTGGTAAACCTGACATTTTAGCCAAGGCTGATCCATACTTCACAAGATGTCTATCTGACAGGCCAGCCAAATGTGGATGTTGCTGCCTGAGATCATCAGCCTTACCTTCCAATAATATGGTATACTCTAAAAATGACAACATTATTTTTTGCTCTTTAGTTCTTTGGTAATGGCACGACAGGCATCTCTCATTTTGCTATAGTCAGTGAGCATTACAGTAAGTTGTGAGCTATCTGGAAGGGATTTTAGTTCTTGTGCTGCCTTTGTCAAGGCATCTTTACTATATTGTTTTAGCACAGGACATTTGGCAAGAACAAGGGTCTTTGCCTGTTGCTTTTCTTGGGCAGTCATATCAGAAATGGTGGCACAACCACCAAGCATCAATGCAGATGCTAAAATAAAAATATTTTTCAAAACGAACCATCCTCCATTTTTTTTATAACATCTTCTTTTGTTCTATCCTGGGATAGAATCTCTGTTTGCCTACGATTTATTTCAATTTCTTCTTTGGCAAGTTCAGCCTTGGCTTTTTCTTCACCCCAGGACACCAATCTTAACTCTTTGAAATAATCAGCAAATCTGTTGAATAGTCCTAGGGCACCATTAAGGAGCCCTAGGATGACTGACATAAAAGTCATTTATATCCTACCGCATACCGGGAGGAGTTGTGGTGATGGCACGCATTACTGCCATTAGAACAGCCATAATAACAGTTGCCCAACCAGCGGAAGGGTCTGTTAGAACGGCATTCCAATCAACAATGGCAAGAGCACCAAACATAGCAGCAAGGGCTGCTACAATATATGTACGATAACCTACAAGATTCATTTTATCATTCTCCTTTCAAGAGATATTTTCGTATATTTAGTGACTAAATGATTTAGACGATTACTCAGGCTTTACTTCTTCAACAACTGGTTCAGCAACAGGAGCTTCTACTGGATTATCATGTGAGGTTGAAATAGCAGCAGCAAGAGCATCTGTTGATGCATCAAGCTTGGCAACCAGATCATCAAGAGCTGATGTGTCGATCTTTTCTTCGTTCTTTACCTTTAGTTCTTCGGTAACAGCCTTTAGTTCGTCTGTTAGTTTGGCAATAAACTGTATTGCTGATTCATGGACTGTCTGTACTCGTGTGACTTCTGCGGCAAGGGCTTCTACATTAAGGCTCATTTGGTTCATCCTTCCTTCTAAGATTAGAACTAGCTTCTGTATATTCACATCGACACTGGCATTATCATATGGTGGAAATATATGTTCGTCCCTAAACTCTTTGATTTTTACCGAAACTTTCGATAACAGGCACTTCAAAGGATCAAGGTTTAGACTAAAAGAGTAAGATTTCATGGGATTTGATACCTCATATAGTGGTGGATTCCTATCCACCACAAAGGTATTTATATAAATATGATGCTATTAGAAGCCAATAAAGGAAATAATTATGCCAACCAAAACTGTAAAAGAAAATGTAACAATAACATACTCAAATGGAGTAATAACAATAACAGGAAAAACATTTTCTTTGGAGGGTGTTGTGCCTTCTTCAGAACTGATGTCTGTCTATTGGGGCAGTAAAGGAAAAGGCACGGCCAAACTATCTGTTAAGATAGATGAACCCGTGCCAGTTAAAAAGCCAGAAGTTAAGGTTTTAAGAGATTATATCAATGACCTTGCAGATCAAGGTCTAACAGAAGATGAAATTTTTGCTAGTAAAATCTCTATGCCCGAGACTGATTAAGTTTACTTAGAAGCTGTTTCTTTGTGTATCTCAAATCATTGATTTCTGTGTGACGATACTGAAGCTTCTGTTTAGTTTCTTTTAATTCTCTTTTGAGTTGTTCGTTTTCTTCTTGAAGATTTTGAACAAGAGTTTTGACAGACTTTAACATCTATATCATACCTTTTGTTGTTTAAAAAATTGGCGACCCGTTAGCCGTCCGGATTTGGAACCCTGGACAATGACCCCCAACCATACTCTAGAACTTCGGTTGGGACTTATATACCGCTACGAGCCGAGAGCGGTTGGAGCAAATGGCAGTCACGAGTTCAAAGTTCGTTTTACCATTTTCTATTTATATGGCGATCCCGGCAGGATTTGAACCTGCGACCTAATGCTTAGAAGGCATTTGCTCTATCCAACTGAGCTACGGGACCTGACTTTATTCATCATGTTCACTTAATATAGCACGCTTTTCTTGGATTGTCAACTCATTAAAATGCTTCCGGGGATTTCCACACACCCAACACGAGCAAGAAGCAAGATGATCTGCATTTTTGATGATTGCTTCTTCTGGTATATTCATAAACCAACTGCTCTGTTCAGCAAACCTAATCGCCTTTTGTTTCTGTACCTGATTTCGGTAGCGGCGTTCAGCTCGCTTCTTGTTCTTGGTTGGAAAGTCGTTCATGAAGTTCCTTTCTATCTTCTTCCTCGGCCAGAAGCCCTCTATGAATAAGATTGTGTATGGACATATACCCACTATCCATTCCTATCATATAGGCTTCTGGTCCGAAGTTAAACACATCATACAATACATAACGAAAGCTGCCTTGTTCTTCAATATCTCCCTTGAAGATTCTTTTACATACTGAATAGAAAGCTTTTAGTTTATCGTCTGGTGACATAGCAGACCAAAAAGAATCTGCATCACTGTCGTATAGTACTGACTGTTGACGCCATACTTGTGCTACATTTTCTAATTGTTCTGCTATGTCTTTTGCCATATTATTCCACCACATCCATAACAACTTCATACTGTCCGGGTGCAACTTCACAAACAACGGCACTCGTGACAGATGCCTTACCAGACTTTTCAAACCGCTTGAGAAGAACACCATAGCCAGCAACAGCCGAACCACAATCTTCCAAACGACGACCAGTTACAAGAGAACCCTTGTAGCCGTTCTCGTCCAACCACTGTAACATACCAACCGTGCCATTGTCAAGTACCATTGGTTCATCATAAACCTTGGCACTCGTGGTAGCACAAGCAGCAAGAAAGGTGGTTGAAACAAGAGCCATAATAATCTTTGTCATAGTGAGTTTCCTTTATTCGTCGATTTGAATCAGGTTACCTTCTTTGAAACACATATTCTTACCATTACTCTGTACATAGACACCACTCATACTTTGACATGCTGCCATATAGACCTTTTCTTTCTCTGCTCGCACAGGATCATGGTTGATCGATTGTATAACAAAGGATATAACTCCAATAAAAAGTGTAATAACAAGAATAATAAGAAAGCCAAAAACAACAAAGAAAAAACCTTCAACAACTTTTTCAACCCAATGTTTTGTTTCACCGTACATTTTTCATATCCTTAAAAAGAGTTGGTGGAAGCACCAGGACTCGAACCTGGAACCAATCGGTTATGAGCCGATAGCTCTAACCATTGAGCTATGCTTCCTTTGTTGGTGCGGTCAGCCGGACTTGAACCGGCACAGCCGAAGCCCAGAGTTTTTAAGACTCTTGTGTCTACCGATTTCACCATGACCGCCTATTCTTCAATATAATCCTTAACAGCCTTTTCCATATACTGGTTTAGTGTAAGGTCTTGTTTATGTGCTGCCAACATCAACTTATATAATGTCTTGGGGTCGATGTCAACAGGCACTACCACACGGTCATCATAATCTTCATCATTGACAATGGCATCAAGCTTTTCAAAGAAGTCTTGTTCTGTTTCCAGATCAATATACTTCACTTCATCCCAGGCCTGATTTCCATCAATACCTCTTTCCTCAGCCTCTAAGGTATAGTCCTTTTTATAGTCTGGGTTGATCAAACGATAAGCCCGTTGGAGTTTGTAATCACAAACTGTGGCCTCATATATCATTTGAGTAACCGAATCAAACACAACAGAGGCTGAGTATTCATTAAGTTCAGCACAATCTAAGATACGTGCATTTGGTCCATAACAATCCCATTCAAACTTAGAACCGTCAGTGATATTATATTGTGTTGTTTCAAGGAAATCTTTAAGAGTGATCATAGTAAGTGTCCTCTTTGTTATATCCAACCTGGAACTTCTCTGCTTCGGCAAGATGATCATCAACAAAGCCCCAAGTTGTAAGCTTACGGGCAAACCGAATAAACTTTAGGGCTAACCAGTTTCTAATAACCATCATGTCCATAATCCTGTATAATATTTACCGAACAAACGGTATCCATTCTGCTTTCTCTTATGATACTCCTTCCACTCGTTGCTGTCAAACCCTTTTTCATAAAAAGGTTCTTCTGGGTTAATATTATAACGAGTATTCATTTCATCTTGTTCAAATGCCCAGATCATTTCATCAAGGACCCAATCCCAACGCTTGAAGTGGTTGTCATCAGGGATACCCATATTAATATCCTCTTGTGAAAGGATAGGTGCTGCTACTGACCGAAGTTCCAAAGGAACATCTTCATCATCAACAAATGGGGCACCATGCTTCTGTTCTTTAAGTTGACGTAGCATTGGCGTAATGATTATGGAAAGTGTGCTATCCATATTCCAAGTATCATATTGATCAATACGAACCTTGATCTTACGCTTTCTCTTGGATTCCACCCACTCACAAAAGTTCCTAAGACGAGTATTAGCAAGCCATTCACCAATCGTGTCACAACGATCTTCGCTCACACCTACTTTTTGTAGTAGGTCAGCAATCTGGTATGGACCCCACCAGTTTTTATAGGGGCCAATGTACACTTTCATATCACTTCGCTCCGAGGTAGAGTCCAATATTTGAGAAGGCATATCCAGCAAAGACAATAGCCATTGATGGATTGCCTTTCATCATCTGCTCAAATGCGATGTAGCCATAGATAACACCTACAACAGCAATCAATGTGCTAGACATAATATTTGCTCCTTCATTCTATAGAAGGATTATAGCATATGATTTGCTGTTTGTCAAGTAGGGTGAGTTGTAGGTAAAATCTACTTTTTGTTTCTGTGGATCAGTCCAGCAATCCTACCGGGTGTCACATTCAGGTCTTTGGCAATCTGCCTATGAGAATGACCTTGGGCTTTTCTTGCCATAATATCATCAATCATAGGCTGGCTTGCCATTTCCTGCTTTGGTTTATTTCTGGCAGCATAATCTGGATGATCTTTATATTTTGATTCAATATATGAACGAAGTCTTTTTACAGACCTTCTTTCTTGTCCCCGGAAAATCTGAGCGTCCCCAGCACCAGCCTTTCTTTGTTTCATAATCTTATCGATTCCACCAGCTTTTTTTATTTTGGTCTCATATCCATAATCATAAGAACCATGTTCCCTCTGTGGAACCTGTAAGGGACCATGAATCAATCTTCTAACAGATTTTAGATCAAGTGTCTTATCACCATCTGGATAATGAAATGCGGATGCAGTATCTGTGATCTTGCGATATGCGTGTTGAACAGGCTTTTGTGGAGGCTTTATTTCACCTTCAGTTTCAGCAATGTCATATGCTTTTGTTATTGGGTGCCCGAGTGCCATCGCATGGATAAGTCTTACCGTTCCTGGGTTTTCATTATTCAATCTTTCGTGAAAAGATATGTTAGTTGATTCAGTGATAAACTCCTGAAAGGTTTTCATTGGATGTGTCCTCTATATTTTCATATATTTATGAAAACAGAACATCACCCGCATCTTTAGGAAATGTAGAACCCCATTCAGCAATCATTTGAATATCTTTCTTTTCATCATATCCATCAATATGGCGGATGTAATATTTGATACCATCAAACTCATCTTCGACCTTGACAATACCAGCACCATTGAACCATCTTACATCAAGAACTTTCATTGGTCACCTTTGTGTAAAAGAAAATGGCTCCCCAACCTGGATTTGAACCAGGAACCTGATGATGCTACAGTCATCTACTCTACCGTTGAGTTATTGGGGAATAATATTGGAGCGGATGGTCGGATTTGAACCGATCTTCTCTAGCTTGGAAGGCTAGGGCACAACCCTTATACCACACCCGCTTTGTGTTCTCTACGATATATAGTAACACCGTAGAGAACTTTTGGTTATACATGCCGATATGCAATCGGCATTCCAGTACGATGCTTCAATGAGCGAGGACGCTCACGAACTGCATTTCCATCATTACCAGACTTCACAATCCAACGACCATCAGCCGCCTTGCCTGTAATGATGCCTACGTGTCCACGCCATACTACGACAACACCAACTTGCGGACCACTGGCTGGACTACCACGCTTAGCCCAGTTACGAGCCAAGTTATATTCAGGACCGCCACCGAACTGTGTTCGCATCCACCAACCACACCAACGCCCAGGCTTTGCACCGGCATTGAAACGTGAGGCTGTGTTAACGACGACCTTACCAACATCATTTGCCAGCATACCTGTTGCTGTAAAAATATTTGTTGGTGTATTATGCTTCTTCTTAGAAATCTTAGTCTTACCTTTTTTAGATTTCATTGGAGCATTATCATCATAACCAGCACCCATGGCCCCGTAAAGAGTTGTTGCTGATGCTGTGTTTACCATGCTCGCCGTACAAAAAAGCATACCTAGAGCAAGGGCTGTGATAAAGTTCTTCATTACTTTCTCCTTATTTTGAGGGGGGTATTACGAATCAACCCCGTTGATACTGCCACCAGAAGGCTTGTTTAGGTTGGCAGGTACTTCACGCAAACACTGCCCCATAAGACCGACAGCATTGCGAGAATTCTTTAATTGGACCTCTGCATTTTCAACGGTCCCTGGCATAATCATTACCATCTTGTCATAAACCGTGAATGCCTTAAGAAACTTCTCATGATCCAAGCCACGAATCTGAATTGTATTCTTATCTATAAGAGTGAAGGTGGCCTGCCATGACTCTACTCTATTACCGCTATACATATTCAGTGTCATTTGATGACTATTTCCATATGGGCCTTCAACGTTCCAGATATTGTTATTCATCTCAAGCAGAAGTTCACCATCTGCCAAGTCCTGAATAAGCAGAAATGTTGAACCATCATCCCACGATGCGGAAGCAATACAGGATGGATTTGTTTCACTATCACCAGAGAAACCAAACACCCGCCAATAACCAACACTCTGGTCAAAGAAGTTATCAGCAAATGTGGGTGTCACAAGAGCCAAACTCATTGCCGTAGCCATAAGCATTTTCTTAATCATTGTCAATATATCCTTTTAATCAGTATCTCTAACTGGAATAACATCACATTCAATTGTTAGCCACATCTTTAGAAATGGATGTGGATAAGATTGAACAAACTTTTCTGCTTCCTCTTTTGTGTATGTGACTTTTAGGATCACATGTCTATTTGGCCATGCATAGTATGATGGTAAGCAAACCTTATATATCTTAATGTTGGAGTCGCTCATTGTTTTACACCAGTATCAGTTCATCATACTCGGTCTTTCGAGGTCTTTAAGCTGTTTTGTTTCATCAATCATAATAGAAACCACTTTACTTAGAGAATCGTTAGTAAGGGCATCAATATCCTTGATGATCAGCATTATACTAGAGGCAATCAATGCTATTCGTTCTTTATCACTCACACCAACGCCTTCAAACTTATCGGCAAATATTTCAATAATATCATTAGCAACATCATTGACTCGCACTGCCTTTTCTTCAATGTCCATAATATTCATCCTCACAGGTTTTCATCATGAAAGTATAATAGCACAACACCAGGAGCGTGTCAACTACATTTTTGAGATTGTAACGTTTGCCAATCCACCCATACCAATAGCCTTTGCAGCGGCACGAGACAAATCAATAATACGACCCTTAACAAAGGGGCCACGGTCATTAATTGTAACCACAACCGACTTGCCATTGCTCTTGTTTGTCACACGAACTTTTGATCCGCAAGGCAATGTCTTATGTGCTGCTGTCATTGCATTTGGATTGAATCGACCACCACAAGCAACTGCCTGGGGCTGCCAATAGAAGGATGCAATACCCGACTGAGCACTTGCATCAGGAATAAAAGAACACGAGACAGCGAGCATTGCCGCTGTGGCAATAAACATATTTTTCATGAATGAATCTTTCTTAATCTACCAGAAGCTTCTTTTCAGACTTTTGGATAGTGATGTTGCTATTGACGTTTTCCAGTTTCATCTGGTTGTAGACATCAAGGGCTTCATCATATGAGTTGAACTTGATGCTTTTTGTAGATCCATTATCAACCATCTCAACTACCCATTCAACGATTGTGCTTGCCATATTGTTTCTCCTATCGTTTAGTCACATACAAGTTCTTGACGAATATGACGAGTGCCATAACGGTCTGTGAAATAGACATTATCATAATAACAGTATTCACGACGATGACGGCGTGAAGATTCAGCAGCAATACCTAGTCCAATGATGGCAGCGGCAGCACCAATACCGATTGCAATCTCTGCACCCCGGCCATGTCCACGATGGTGATGATGGTGATGATGATCATGATATCCACGACCATGAGCAAAGGCTGCTGTTGGTAGAATGGTGGCAGCAATCAATGCAGCAACTAAAACTTTCTTCATATTACATAATCCCTTTTTGCATGTTATGTCTTACTATATAGTATCCCAAAGTCGGTTTGGTGTCAAGCCCATTAAAGTTTTTCCACATCCTGTTCATTGGTGGTGTAATATACATCAGGAATATTGTATGTTACAATACATCTCAAACAACCACAACAAGGTTTAGCCAACCCAAACTCCACAACCTTTCGTGAGCAATCCTGAAACTTGATTCGACAAATATAAAGACTGGCCTTCTCAAGTTCATTTTGAGATATATACCGGAGTGCATTCTTGATTGCAGAAGTCTCGGCATGTAGAAAAACAGCATCAGAGTTTTTACCGTAGCGTGCCTGAAAGGGATGAGACTTCTTCTCGTTGATACCAAATGAAATAATGTCATTACGATAAACGACACATGCCGCCAGACGGGCATTGCCGCTGACAGGATTTACAATATCAGCGGCAACTTTAGCAAGGATGTTCATGTATCGTGAAGTTTTAGTTCCGCCAACTACCGTAGTAGTTGGCATGGTCGGTGCAACATCAATCATTGAGTAGTTCTTTCTCTCTCTTTCGCATGTGAATGACATAGGCATCATGCAGATACTTTTCTGACAAATGAGCCTCAATCTCCCATGGCATCTTCTTATATTGCTTTTCTGTCATGTGCATTTGTTTACCCATCCACTTATAGTTGCCCTGGTCATACACCTTGAACTCACCACGAGCGAATTGCTTGATGTGGACCATTTCATGGGCTATGGTCTTGATTGTTTTCTTTTTAGAAAGATTTGATGACAGAAAGATTTCAAACTCACGAGGGAGTTTGCGTTCATAGTCTGTGGGTAGACATAGACCCCATATAGTACTAGGTAGTGATCCACTCACAATAACATCAAGTTCGACATTTTTAGATAGTCGTTTACCTAAAAGAATCTCAGCAAAGAAGTTTAGAATATACTTCATTTCCTTCTTTGTCAAAGATTCTGCGTTACCTCTTATTGATATTTTCATGCAGATATAATCCTGGTATATCTTCTATTGATCGTATAATATAACATAAAACCTGAATGTTGTCAAGCAAAAAATATGTCAACAAAATCAATGGGTTAGGCAAACTCCCCAGTAAAGGCGGTATCTACATCATCAATATTCACCTGTTTGAGCATAAAGTTTGGAGTGAAACCATCGAAGGCACCACCCGAATTTAGGAAGGATATACAACTCTCGGCATCATCAAGGAAGTAGAAGAAATCATAGACCTGTTGAGTTTGCTCCTCAAATACACAAAAGAATGTATTTTGATCATCATCTGTTAAAGTGTGGAGAGTGTAGTTTTCGATTGTCATTGTGTGACCTTTCTTTTCTACTGAACTTTCAACTTCTTAAACTTGTTGTTTGTTACATTCAATGTTCTTGTATTACTTGAGTTTAGAGGCATTTGACCACTATCTGCAATGTTCTTTTGAGCAGAAGCGTCACAATCATACAGCTTCATCTTGCTTCTGTCAATACCTATCACAAACCGCTTGTTTATGGTTGGATCATTATACCTGTTCTTCAACTGTTTGATTAGTACCTGATTAAGTTGCTGAAGCTCCTCAGAAGAAATGATGGCAAACATAAAGTCCGCTGTTGCAGGTAGACCGAAACTTTCTGATGTATCTTCAAGTCCAACATCAGAAGATACAAAGCCTGTTCGATTGACCTGTGTTGCAGAAAAGATTGGCACATCATGTTCTACACCAAGACCTCTAAGTTCTTCGGCAATAGACTTGACATAGGTATAACTGTTGACGTTACCTCCTGGCTTTATTCTTGAAGATGCACAAATGTTTAGATAGTCAATAAAGATGATATCTGGCACAAATGACTTCTTGAGTTTTAGTTCATTCAACAATGCCTTGAAGTGGATTGTTGAGGCACCAGCGGTTGGATACTCCTTTACAATGAGTTTTCCGTTTGACTTCGATTTTACTTTCTCGATTCTCTTGATGTATTCATTCTTGTTTAGAGCCATCAAATCATCAAATGAAATGTTCAGTAGATTGGCATCTATTCGCTTTGCAACTTCTTCTTCGGCAAGCTCAAGAGTAATATACAGAACATTCTTACCTTGATTTAGATGTGATGCTGCCACATGACACATAAACAAAGATTTACCAACACCTGTGCCAGCCATAGCAATATTCAAGGTCTTCTTAGGTAAGCCACCACGAGTAATCTCATTGAAGTATTCCAGATCGAATGGAAGCCTTTCCTGAACTCTATGGTAATAATCAAACCGCTTTTCATAGTCCTCAGTATAGCTATGACCTACATTTGGATCAAAGCTAACTGCAAGGGCATCAGAAAGAAGTTGTGGTATGGCTCCCTTGGTCATGGATAAGTTCTTGGACTTATCATCCATAATCTCAATGGATGTCATGATGGCATTGTAGATTGCTCGCTCTTGACAAAACTTCTCAGTCTTGTTGATCAACCATTCATCATTTGGTGGTGGTTCATTGCCAGATGACTCAAACTCTGCCAGAATAGATTTCATACCCTTATGGATATCATCCCTGAAGGTTGATGTATCAATCTCAACCTTCAGGGAATCAATCGTTGGCGGAATATTATACTTGACAATAAAGTCCTTTATAACACCAAACAGATTCTTCTCTGCCTCAACAGAGAAGTACTCTGATTTTATAAATGGTAGAACCTTACGAGCATATTCATCATTCTTGAGTAATGACTTTAGTATAATGTTCTCAACATTCATAATGTTTATTTACCGCCTGTTTCTTCCACAATTTCTTCTTTATCATCAACATCCACAGTATCCAAAATAAGCTGATTTAGTATCAACCCGATATGAGTAGTAAACTTTGGATCAGCCCTCAAAGATGCTTCTGTATGTTCTGCTGTTTCATGCAAGTAATAGTCAAACTGCATAACAGCAGAATCATCTTTCGTTTCTTTGATGGATACCTGAGTATATCTGTATACTACACCATTATACGGACCAGTCAATAGGTGAATAGGAACTGTATCTGCCTTGATATCGTCACGAAACTTATAATCAATATTGATAATCATAGGATTTATTCAGCCTCCGTGGTATTTGAAACATTTGACTTTCCATAAAGGAACTCGTTCTTACACATTTCATCAATCTGTTTTAGAACATCCTCTGTGAAAAACTTTTCTGGTGTCTTGTGAATTTGAGATTCAAAAGCCTTGGTTCCATCAGGAAACTCGTATCTTGTGGATACCTTCTTTGCAATCCCAAACTTTACAGCAAGATCAAGCAACCCATAGTATGGATCAAGACCAGATGCATAGTCAAGTAGAGTTTCAACTTCCTTGTTCTCAATAGTCAATCGTGCCTTCTTCAAAACAGTTTTGATGATTGCACCAGTGACTTCATTGTCCTTGTCCTTGTTTTTCTTCTTGGAAAGAAATACAATCGAGGATGCTGCATAATCGAGGCCTGAGTTATGTGTGATAGTTCCATTTTCTAAAATGTAGTGATGAGCAGTATTTACCGTAAAATCATAAACCGGCTCAGTTTGAACTTTTTTGATTGATAATATTTTCATCAAGAATCTCCTTTATGTTGTATTTGCTCCATAAATGTCTCTTTATAGAGCATAGATGAACTCCCATTGATTTACTGACACCCAATAATGATCCTATATCAGTTTTCTTTTTACATTGTTTTTTGGTGCCATCAATAAAAATAATAGTTACAGGCTCGCTTTGGTTTTTAGATATGATATCTTTCGTAGTTTTAGAATGCGTTTTTCCATAGAAATGATTATCTTTTCCGCATTTTTTTGGTCTATTTTTTAGTTTCTGTATTGTCTCATTAGAGTGTTTTTTTCCATAAAATGGATTGTTCTCTCCACTAAATCTACTATCACCATAAAATGGATTGTTCTCTCCACTGTATAACTCTCTTAGTCCTACTCGCAAGGTTTCATATAGTTTACCATTACCAACTCTTACATAACCGCTTTTATTATTAGAGACTTTCATTTTTATAAAAGCAAAAGCCATTGATATTTTATCTCTTTTATCTTCTACCATTTTTGTCAATAATGCGTGTGATATAAAATGTTCTCTTGGTGTCAAATATGCAATATTGCCTTCGCTATTTGATCCACCAAGAGATTTTGGTATTATATGATGGGCTTCACAGATCAAAGGTTTTTCACGCTGCTTCGATCTGTCCATAAGAGAGAAGTAGATTTTTGTATATTTGTTTTTCATAAACATCGAGGTCTCCTTGCATATCTGCAACCTCAATATTTAGTGTTTCTGTATTTTTGACCGAATCCAGCATAGCATATACAGATTTCCATTCACCGTCTACCAAAAACTTATGATCACCAGAACATTTTACTTTTGATCCATCATCAAAAGTAAGTTCGAATACTTCTTTATCATCAAAGGAAAAAGTTTCAGTGATCATCTTATCACCATATAGGGTAGATACAAAGTCTCCAACTTTTAGGTTTTGTATTTCTATTAGCCCGTCAGGAGTTTGTATTTTTGTTCCTTTGACCAAACAACCACCACCCATCTTCTTGGTTGGAACATAGGCACCTACCACATCATAGATGTGATTCGTGACAACCAGAGGCACCTTTGCCTTACCCAACTTTAATGTGAGAACACGGAAGGCTGCACGAATAAGCTGTGCCCGTGTCATATCACGCTTGTCTTCACCTTTTGTCATATCATCAATCTCTTTGTCGGTTGATAGATTACCCAAAGAGTCAAGTACAAATAACATTGGTGGGGCATCCTTGGTTTTCATGTAAGTATCAAGGATTTTGATTGCCTGAGTTCTAAACTCTTGAACTGTGGCGACAGGAACAATAGCAATACGCTTTGTGTCCACACCACGATCTTCAAGCATCTTCTTTGAGATTGCAGACTCTGATTCAAAATAGAAGACAAAGGACTTATCATTATCCTTTTGAAACTGCCTGACAATATTGATTGCAAAGAAGGTTTTACCAGTCGAAGGCTCACCAGCAAAAGCAGTCACTTTATTATTGGGCAGACCGTCATAGATTGAACCGGAAAGAAGGGCATTTAGGCTGTATGAGCCAGTGCCGATATATCCGGTAACATCACCAGCATCAATGCCTTCATCAGCAATACCGGCGTACTCGTTGTCAATCTCTTTGAGAAGAGATGAAAAAATATCATCTGTCATAAGGTTCTCCTTATTGTATGTGTTAAATGAATAGCAATCTCGCCATTCAGGTCTATTTATAATCTTACGATATCTTCTTCACTACATGTATGGCCTTGTTGTAGTTCCAGGATTACCAAAGGTGTATCCTTGGATGTATTAGTGACCTTGTGTATATCTCGAACATGTATCTTATGCATATCACCAGCACAGATTTTATATCCAAGTTCATTTATCTTCAAAAGTCCTTCTCCTGAAATAACAATCCAGGCCTCGGATCGTAGATTATGATACTGAAGACTAATGCTGTTTTCTGGAAGGATGGATAACTTCTTTACTTTATATCCATCCCCTCTTTCCAGAACATACCATGATCCCCAGGGTCTTTTACAATAATCAACATCATCTAACTTTTTTGACATTAAAATTCACCACCATCATTATGTGTTGTTTCTATTTTCTTTTTCCTTCTTGGTTCTTTGAAGGACTTGGGGGTTTTCATTTCCAAGAACTCCATTCTTTCATAGTCATCTTTACGAGATATTGTAATATTGAAAGCAAGCAGCAACATAACTGCCAGTGGATCAAATACAAATATCACCAATAGTATCACAAATCTTACTGCTTTGTCAATGACTTCATTGGACGAATCCTCGTAGATAACCTCTGCGACATATTTGAGAGGACCTACTTCTGCTTCTAACTTTTTGACTTCAGCATCACCCTTGATCTTTTCAATACGCATAGGCTTTAGTTCTTCAAGAAGTTTATTCTTTTGATCTACAAGCTCTTGGCGATTCTTCTTTTGTTCTTTAGAAGCAGAAAGAGCAGATGTTCCGCTTTTCTTTTCAATGATCTTATTGATTGAATCGTCAATGACCTTGATTTGCTTATCAATATCAGCAATCTCCTCTTGTTTGAACTTTATTTGCTCATCAAGAATTGTTTGTCCGCTGGCTGCACCAGTCTCAATAGATACCTGATGTTCAATATGAGCACGAGACAGAAAACCAAAGATGCCCATTGATGTGATGCCCATAAGGACGACTATCGCTAATAGAAAATATGACTTCACCCTCCATTTGATATATGACCAGTTATGATATAACCAGGATACTGCGACAAGTTTACCTATTTCAAGAATTGATCCCATAATAACAACTGGCCAAAACGCACCAGCAAAGATTGCTGTAAGACCGATGATGCTGTAATAAGCAGCAACACCAGACAATGCCAACCCTGTTATTAGCACAAGGAAGGCTAAAATATTGTGTTTCATGACACCCTTCTGTTGTATATGTTAGCTTTTATTTATGTGAAAAAGTCGTCTAATGATTGTGTGTTATTTTGTTCTACTAATCGCAGCATTTTGTTTCTTTTTCTTGATTCAAAACATTTTTTTACAGTTTCTGGATTCTTCATTCCATTATTAGCAGATAATTTTGCTCTTGCTTCTGGATTATTTTCGAAATATTGTTTTACTGATTTTGATACTTTCGCTCTTGATTCTGGGTTTTTCGAAGGATGTTTATTTGGATTATCCTTATAATATTGTTTCATTGATTTCGATATATTTGCTCTTGCTTCTGGATTATCCTTATAATATTGTTTTATTGATTTTGATGTGTTTGCTCTTGCTTCTGGATTATCCTTATAATATTGTTTTACTGATTTTGATTTGTTTGCTCTTATTTCAGGTCTTTTCATAGGATTATTTTCACCAGTTATGAAGAAAGGATGAACCATTTTTCCGGCAGTAGCATTTAGACAAGACCCTTTCCTATCTTTACCATACAATCCGTGTTTTTGCCAGCCTTCTTTTATAAGTTCAGGTTCTTCGTCTCTAAATGTCTCAAAGAACTCATCATACACACCATACTTCAATATCTCTTTTGTCTTCACATATGATTCATCTTTCCATAGGTCAGCATAGGTTGTTGGGCTTCCCATATAAGAATCTTCTTCCGGTAAACAATAGCAAGACCTAATACCAAAGTAATATAGTGGTCTTTGTCTCTTTTTCTTCAAAGTAATTTTGTAGAGATACACATATTTTGACATTACGAAAAGAAATCCTCCAGACTTGCTACTTTCTCAGTCTTCCAACCAATGCAATCAAGAATGATTTTTAGTGGTTCAAGAAAACTCTTTTCAAACTGTGTATTATAGTCGATATACTTCTTTATGTCAAGGTCTTCTGGTATTGCCTGCGGAAATGATATCACATTGCTTCTAATCGTGTTTGGCTCTTTTAGATAGATGAACTTGATCTTATCGGCATCCTTGATTAATGGATATTTCTTGGTTAGTTTCTTGGATTTGATGAGGTTATTATAAACAATAGACCCCCGAACATGAATAGGTGTACCCTTGGCATATGATCCAGTTTTATTGTCAGTATATGTATCAATACCGTTCACACCACGAGGAAACGCAATCTGGTCTTCTGGTAGATTAGTAAACTCTTTCCTAAAGGACTCAATGAACTCAATCATTTCATCTTCTGTCTTGGATAGCATAAAATCAACAGAAGCAAGCAACTTTTCACGACAGGCTGAAGGTGTGGAACTTTTGATCATTTCAAGTCCCATAATCTTTACCTTGGGCTTTGTATATTCCACACCTTCGTTGTTGTATACATTTAGAATGTATCGTTTCTTTGCCGTCCAAATTCCTTTGTCCGCCAAGGCTTCTCGCTTCATAATCATCTTCTGTGCTAACGCATTAGTATATTCAGCAAGCTCATTATAAGACTTGTCAATATACGGCTGAATCTTATTTTCACAGACCTTATCCAAGAATGCGATAGTTTGTTTTGTTCCAGAAGACGGATTTGATGTAAGTACAGTTTTGCACACCAAGTCATCAAGAGATAGGTAAATTGAGTCAGTATCTGAGGCAATTACATAGTCCTTGTTAGATGATCCTAACACTCTATTTAGATAATCATTTAGTTTCTTTTCAATCCACCGAATAGCCAACTGACCAGATGTGGTAATGGCTGATGCCTGACGAACATCAAAGAACCTGAAATATTGATTTCCCAAAGCACCATAGGCTGAGTTTAGACAAACTTTCTTAGCCAACTGGAGATTGTTGAAACGAGCGATTCTCTTTTCAATCTCGATTCTCTTTTCTTTATCAGTTTCTTTTTCAAGTTCCTTCTTTGCTTCAATCGCTTTTTCTTTATACTTCGATCTGTCATTATACATAGTCTCCATAATATGGGCAAGAAATCCCTGACCATCCACCTTGAACAACTGTCCATTTGGTGTGAGAGTAACACCAAGTTCTTTCAGGGCTCTTGTATCAACTTCTTTGTTGAGCATAGAATCAATGCTAATATTCTGCGAAATGATTTTACGCATTTCATTTGTGTAGTTTTCAGGCTCAATAAACTTGTCTGGACTAATATTGAACTGCATAATCAAATGTGGATAAAGCGAGTTCAAGTCAAAGCTTGCCACCCAATTATGTAATCCAACCATAGGGTCTTTGACATATGCACCAACATATGCTTCATCCTTATCGTGTGATGTGATAGGAGGTAGAACCTTATGGTCTTTTCTTAGTTCATTGAAAATGATATTATCCCACATACGAACCTGGGCGAACACATCATCATAGTTTGATTTGCTGTCATATGCCAGAGTAAGAGCAAGGTCGATAAGCTTTAGTTTGTCGTCCAGCTTATCAACAAGCTCAACGTCACGAATATTATACTCAATAAACTTTTGAAAATCTTCTTTGTATAGATTGTGCAGGTTACCGTATTCAGCATAGGATAACTTACGCTCACCAAGTTCTTCGTGGCAGATATGGTCTAACTTATATGACTCTTGTGGTTTGAGAACAAATTTCTTATAGAGTTCAATATAATCCAGTGTACCAATACCCAGGAGAGAGTACGCAATCTGTTCCTTGCCCATAATATATGTGGTACGGTTTGTAACCTTATGCCAGGGAGAAAGTCTGTTCGCCTGTGTTTCACCAAGTATCTTTGTGATACGATTGATAAGATATGGAATATCGAAGAACTTGATGTTCCATCCAGTTACAATATCTGGATAGTTCAAAGTCCAACGATCTAGGAATCTTTTGATGAGATCAATCTCGTCACTACATCTAACATATGTAACATCAGCACGATTATTAACAAACTCACCGCAGCCATATACAAAAATACCATCATGCATCCGGCAAGTAATAGCAGTAATAGATTCATTAGCCAATCCCGGATCAGGGAAGCCGTTTTCACTACCCACTTCGATATCGATGTTAGCAACATGTATTAAATTCTTATCCCAGTCTACATACGCATCTGCGTATAAATCAGAAATATACGCATACTCGTATTTTTGGTTTCCATAGACTTTGAAGTTGTCTACGTCCTTGTATTTATTGATAAAATCACGACAATCCCTGATTGTCCCAGGCTTGATGCTGGACATATACTCACCAGAGATTGTCGTGTACTTTGTTGGTGTGTTAGTTCGTAGAAAAAAAGTTGGATGATAGTCCAACTTCTTCATTACTTTTCTACCGTTCTCAACCCCTCTATACAATATTTTAGAACCGTAGACTTGTACGTTAGTATAGAAGGATTGCATTTTTCACCTTTTTGTAAAGATTAGTCTGGCATCATAATCTTGGATGATGGCATTACAATACCACCAAAAATTGAGTTATACTGGTTGATAAACTCTTGAATAGGCTTCATTATAAGCAAAATATGATCTTTATCAAGGGTAAACTCTTTCTCATCAGAGAACTCAGCCCAAGGAGCAAGACCTACTGTTGGAGTCTTTGGATCAGCCTTACTAGGAACAATGGCAATCCTAACCGGATTCTTAATCTTTAAGAAATTGCCACCATCCATAGTAACTTCAGTCAAAATTTCTTCAGTGTTTATTAACTTCAATAATCTAATGTCTAGTGCCATATATTATACCTCTTCCATAACAAAGTCATATACACCAATAGTCATCCACTTTTCAGGAATCAGAGTCACCTTTGATCCTGATTCATTCTGGTAGGTGTATGCATTTTCTCTATCCATAATCTTCACAATCTTCTCCCAGCGGCCATCAAATGCACGCTGGACCAATTGTGTTTCAAGGATTTCACTTACAAGCATCCAATTTTCCTCCAATAAAGGCTTTCACTTCTTCATATTCATTACTAACATCCTGAACAGAACCATTGTTAAACCTTATGGTAAGGCTACCAGGATTGTTTACTGATTGTGATATGCTAGTAATATGGTACTTATTGATTAGTATATACGATCCATCCACCCTTGTCAACTCAACAAAGTTGCTCATGTTCACTTCTTTTTCCTTGGTGCTGCTGGTTTCTTTGTGGTTGATTGCTTCTTAACAAACTCAGGAACAATTGTCTGTTCTTCAGTTGGCTTGACTTCAATATTCTCAACGGCTTCCTTTGCCTTTATCAGCCCTACTCCAATATAGTCCTTTACCTTATCCCAAAACGACATTTACTTTCTCCTTTATCTCTTTATATAATTGTTGCTCACCCGAATATGTGATAAACTTATAATCACACTTTGTAGGTATATTGTATATATGGCAATCCTGTGGATTAGCACCAAAACAAATCATTTTTTTATTTGGGTCATTCACATTATCATCAATTAGACTAAACACAAAAGGTCCTGAACTTTTTCCAATAATCACATCACAAAATTTAGAAAGATATGCAATCTCATTTAGATCAAAATCTTTCCTTTGATTTATATTATCTGTGAAGAATACATTTTGATTGTTAGAAATAAACTTATGTGTTGCAATAAAAATAACATTTGGATTTTCATCAGCCATATGATTTATCATATCGGCCATGTTACCATTATACTGACATTGACCAGAAAGGCCAGGACCATTACTCAGTAGAACCTTCTTTTTATCTTTATGAGTTTCTAAGAATGTGTCTTGTAATGAATGATCTAATTTATCAAAGTTGATTGTTAGTTTGTATTCATCAATATCCTTGATTTTTAGATTTGTTCCAAGATCATTATTCAAAGACTTATAGATTAGATCATACATCTTGTGCATAAAAAGAAGATTACATGCAGCTTCCTTTTCAAAGAAACTGAAATATGATCCTACCCAAGTATTGATAAAAACTGCTGTATTGGTTGCGGCCAACTTACCATTTTGACCTAGAGGGAAGTTATTCCCAAATGATAATGGCTCACAATCAATATCAAAAAGCACCTTTGGGCTATTGAAATGTGCATAGAAATACTTACCCTCTAGTTGGGACATAATGTCTTTTATAAAGGGTTTACTGAGAAACACATCACCATTATGATAATGATTGAAGAATATAATATCCTTCACTGCTGAACACCCCTATAAATCTTTACTGAGTCTTCACGCAACGATCTACCCTTTGCAATAGAGTCATCAACAAGTAGATTGATTGCCTGTACAAGATTTGGCCGCTTCACCTTGAAGCAAATATCCAGCTTTCGCTTGATGTCTGCAACCTCACTGTCTGACTTGGCTTCCTGAATGATATCTTCTAACATCCAGGTTCGAATGTGGAGAATGACAAGCTTTTCAATAATCTCTCCCAAGTTATCCGTCTTCACATATTCAATCTCATTTGGGAGGTCTTGTTGAGATAAAATCTCATTTACCTTGTCTTTGATCAAGAAGTCAATCATTTCAGCAAAATCCATTTTATAGTTCTCCTATAATCTTATCTAATAGTTTTATATCGCTTTCTGTCACAAACTGATTATTCCCCACATATATGCCATTGCTATGAATGATATCAGCATTTGGAAACTGTGTTAGGTCAGTTACAAAATCTTTCAAGTATGGTTGCTTCAATAGATTTCCTGCAACGATAGGTCTATATTCAATATTATTCTCATTTAGCTTATTTGTCAATATCTTTTTTGTGTCCTGGTTGCGACAAATAATAGGGAAACAGAAACTACTGTTGTTTGGGTGGTAATAGACTGGATATATTTTATCTGTATGTTTTGTCATGGCCAGATAAAATTCCATGTATCTTTTTCTTCTATTGTTGATAAATCCATCCAGTTTTTGAATTTGAGATAAACCAAGAACAGCAGCAATTTCTGTATTTCTAAAGTTATATCCATCTGTTACGAACAAGAAAGATGGTTCAATACCAGGGTTTTCTTTTTGAATGTCCTCAAAGTTATTAGAAAATCTGGACAAACCGTGTGATCTTTTCATCAACATCAAATCATACAACTTATCATTGTCGGTACAAACCATACCGCCTTCAATAGTTGACATGTGATGTCCAAAGTAGAAACTAAAGGTAGCACCTTGTGAGTTTGCTCCTACTCTATAACCATCCAAAGTTCTGGCACCATGAGATTCACATACATCATCCAAGAAGATAGCCTTTGGGAATATCTTCTTATATAGGCTTATATTAGCAGGAATGCCTAAAAGATGTGTGGTAAATACTATCTTGATATCAGGATGTTCTTCTGCAATCCTCTCCATATGATCAGCATCAAAACTAAAATGTTTGAGACTTACATCACAGAATATTGGTGTGAATCCCAACTGAAATACAGGATTGATATTTGTAACCCAAGTACAGGCCGGAACAAGAACCTTATCACCATCCTTTAGTGAATAAAGTTCCTTGATAGCAGCCAATAAAAGAAAGTTGGCAGAGCTTCCAGAAGTCACAAAGACGGCATGTTTACACCCAAGCCAATAAGACCAAGCTTTCTCAAACTCCTCAACCTTTGGTCCTTGAGTAAACTTATTAGATTTCAAAACAAACTTGGCCAAGTTCCATCTGTCACAGAAGGTTAGTGTATCCTTCATCAAAGGCCATTTATACTCTTTCATATGTATTCCTATTCTCTAAAAACCAATCAATTGTTGTCTTCAGGCCATCTTCAAGTGATGTCTTGGCTTTCCAACCCATAGCATCAAGCTTTGATGTGTCCAGTGCTCTGCGTGGAGTTCCATTAGGCTTTGATGTGTCCCAGACAATATTTCCTGTATAACCAACCAAACCAGCAATCATTTCAGCGAGTTCTTTGATTGAGATTTCTCTATTTGGACCAATGTTGATGATTTCTGGATCATCATATTTTTCCATGAGGAAGATGCTGGCATCAGCCATATCATCAGCATATAGAAACTCTCTGGTTGGTGTGCCGTCACCGAAGCAAATGACCTCAGGATCGTTATTCTCTTTTGCAGCAATGAAACGATTGATAAAGCTTGGAATGACATGGCATTGATTGACCCGGAAGTTATCATTGATACCATAAAGATTGTTGGGCATCACAGATACAGTCTTTAGCCCATACTGTTCTGTGTACTTCTTACACATAATGTAACCAGCAATCTTGGCAATGGAATAACTGATATTAGTTTCTTCCAACGGACCAGTCATCAAATATTCTTCCTTGATAGGAACAGGAGCAAGCTTGGGATAGATACAGGCTGAACCTAAGAACAAAAGTTTTCTTGCACCTTTGATTAGTGATGCATCAATAATATTAGTCTGTATTAGTAGATTTTCACGAATGAAATCTGCTGGATTAGATTTGTTATAACCGATACCACCAACCTTGGCAGCGGCCAAGAAGACATACTTGGGTTTATGATAGTCAAAGAAGTCATACACACGATCCTGATCTGTCAAATCAAGATACTTATGATCCATCGTGATAATGTTATCATAACCCTTTTGTTTTAGCTGCCTGACAAGTGCGGACCCAACCAAGCCTCTATGTCCTGCCACATATATTTTATCATTACTTTTCATCAAGGGCCTCATTCAAAAACTTTTGTATTTCCTGTAACTGCTTTCTATAATAATCTTGAACATAACCATCATTATATCCACTTTTCATTTCTGTGATCATTTTTCTAATCTCATATTCAACACTATTGTCCATGAATAACCATATCCTCCACAAGTTGCTTGAATGTATGCTTTGGTTTCCAACCAAGAACTTTGTGGGCTTTGGACGCATCACCAAGAAGACTTTCAACTTCAGCAGGTCTAAAATACTTGGGGTCAACACGAACTATTTCTTTACCTGTTCGCTTATCAATACCAACCTCATTCAAACCTTCGCCCTTCCATTCAATAAACATACCAAAGTATGGAGATGCTTCTTCCACAAACTGACGAACAGAATATTGTTCTCCGGTTGCGATGACATAATCATCTGGCTTATTTTGCTGGAGCATCAACCACATTGCTTCCACGAAGTCCTTGGCATGACCCCAATCTCGTTTGGCATTTAGATTACCAAGATAGAGACAATCCTGTCTGCCACTTGAAATTTGTGACAGACCACGAATGATCTTGCGTGTCACAAAGGTTTCACCACGACGAGGGCTTTCATGATTGAATAGAATGCCGGATGAGGCGTGCATATTATATGCTTCACGGTAGTTCTTTACAATCCAGAAGCCATAAATCTTGGCAACACCATATGGTGATCGTGGATAGAAAGGTGTTGTTTCTTTCTGGGGTGTTTCCTGAACCAAACCATAAAGTTCTGATGTGGATGCCTGATAGAAGCGAGTATATTTTTCAAGCCCAAGAAGCCGGATTGCTTCAAGCATTCGTAACGTTCCAACAGCATCAACCTGTGCTGTATACTCAGGCATTTCAAACGATACCTTGACGTGAGATTGTGCACCAAGGTTATATACTTCATCGGGACGAGTCTCACGCATAATACGAATAAGATTAGATGAGTCTGTCAAATCACCATAATGAAGCTTCAGTCTTGGGTAAATATGATCGATACGATCTGTGTTGATAAGTGATGCTCGCCGCACAATACCATGAACTTCATATCCTTTGGAGAGGAGCAGTTCAGCCAAATAAGAGCCATCCTGTCCAGTGATACCTGTAATCAATGCTACTTTATTCATAATCAATCCTTCAATAACAAGTTCAGTTTATCTGAGTTTCTTTCAATGTTTATGGCTTCACATGTTGGGAATGGATTTGATGATGCAAAATCATTGATAATGATGCGTCGGGCATGGTTCACATCCATTACCAAATCACAATCTCCAAAACCAAGGTCTTTCAGCATCTTATATGTCACATTTCTATATTGTGAAGGTCGGGCTGTCATAAACACAATCTTACATCCCCTACTCATATACTTATGAAGCGTCTCAACATTCTTTTGAATGGGGGTATATTGTTGTCTGTAATAGGAGTTCTTACCATGTGAACTTTGATTGTAGCACACAACACCATCCAGATCACATACTATAGTAGGTCTGTCATTGAAAGTCAACCATTCCTTTAATGTTCCAACATTTACATAGTTTGTAACAGTAGATGTTGTGAAAATATGTCCCTGAGAAATCATGTATCCAATGATATTTGATATAAAGAGTTCTTTACCAAAATCTTTTAGATTTTCATAGGCTTTCTTATATTCATCAACAGATGCAAACTGATATCCACCAACACAGAAGGTATCAGACACAACTTGCTTTTCTACAATATTAGTGATTGTACCCTGATCATTTTGAATGATATAACTCAAGGCAGCAACACCAGCAAGATTCATATTGTCTGTCAATGTAGATGTATAAACAACATTACCCTCAACTGTCTGCATATCAAAGAAACTATCACAGTCTCTTACCATGAATGGTCCTGTAATATCGGTTCGTAGTAAGGCTTGATAAACAGTTTCAGCAGGTCCGCTGGTGGGTGTTTCAAGAATGATGATGTCCACAATATCTCCCAAACAATCCAGAATGATCTGTTCGGCATCATACATCTTTACATGTTCTCTCAAAAGAACAATGTGAATCTTACCCGGAGTTTTCATCAAAGCCCGTTCAACCATAAGCTTCTTTGAATAATCTGTTAGAAGATACTTTGGTCTCATGCCAGGAAATCTACTTGAAAGCCCAGCACACGGAACAATCACATCCATAGTTTATTTACCTCATTTATAATATATTGTTTATCAAAATCATTTTTGCAATAGGGCAGAACCCTTAGTAACATTAGAATATTCATTTCATTTGTAATATTAATATATTGTAATGCTTGACGGATGACTAATAGTTTTTCTTCCGCTTTGTATTTTTCATGACGAACAAACCATTTACAAATCAAATCCTGATTTAGTTTTGCCAAATCAAATACAATCGAATCATATTCACTTGTAATCAAATCAATGAAAACAAACCTATCGGCTTTCATATCGTAAAGAATGTTTTCTAATGTCAAATCTCCCAGATACTTGGTACTGAATACCATCCTTGGTAGTCTATCAATCAACATTTTTTTGGTAAATGGAAAGCTCCCAAAATCAATGTTTTCAAGTTTTTGATGATATGTTTGTGTGTAATCCTTGAACTGCCCATCATACAATAATGTATCAATGCTGTCAAGAAAAAAGTCTATAAGTTTATCTGGATTGTTATATGATAGATATGTTTTCATATCAAGCCCATGAATATATTCCATATCTAGTATATCACCAGATACCGAATAAATCTTTGGTACATTTACAATACCAGAAAGGGATTGAAGTCTTTCAACATTTCTGGCAACATTACCTATCTTACGAACAAATAGTTTTTCACTGTCCTGTATAAGATAGACTTTGCTGCCAGAATGTCCTTGTAGTTCCTTTATTACTTTTTCTTCCATAGGGGCATATCATCACGAATCAAACTATGTGGTGTTCCATTATATAACCCTGGTGGAAACGGATTTTTCATATCAACATATATTAATCTTTCACCAACCAAACCATTATGGTGTAGATTAGCAGACATCATTTCTTCACCATTCATTTGATATCCAATCTTATAATACGTCTCCATGTTGATATATGTAGACATGTACTGATTCATAACATACGACGAACCAAATGCAAACTGATCATTTCCAAAGTCACGGGAGGGCACCATACGGCAGTTTGGAATGTATATTTTTGTTGGGTCTAGTTGATCAAATGGAATAGAAGAATTCAAAGCATAATCAAATCTAGTTTTCACAACCCAATCATACTGCTGTGTCTTTACCTCATGGTCAATCTTATACAGACAGGATCGAAACATTGAATAATAGGCATATGCTGAACTTGATGCTGGAAACTTTACTGCATCAGGTGTGCGAGTATATTTGTTGTTTAGAACCTGTGAAAACACAAAGTATTCTTCTTCAACACCCTTTACTGGTTTATATAGATCAAATACATCATTGTTGTCATACACACCATTTTTCCAGGTGTGAATGAAAATATCACAATCATGATGATCAAGAAGATTTCGTTTTAGATATTCATAACCTTGCTTATAGGCTCTGGGCTGACCAGAAATACATACCGCTATTCTCATATCACACCTTTATAAACATTATTCATAAACCATTTACTAAATCTATTTGTATCGAGTTTATTATTTCTAGGATTTAGTACAGGCTTGTTCAACATATCATTATACTTATCATCGTTTTTATCAAGGTCTATGATAAAATCAATCATGTCTTCATCACTATCAAAATCATGTCGATTGATAAATGCATCTGGATTGAAATCTATTTCTACTGTTGGACTTCCCCAATAGATTGGAATAGTTGAGCAGTATAATGCATGAAATATCTTCTCTGTCACATAACCAGGATATGATGAGTTCTCATAGCAAATATTGAACTTATGCTGTGCTAGAAAATGGAACTTGGATTTTTGAGCATTGATTCCATCTCTTGGTAGTACAAACCCTACATTGTTGAAAAGTGGTCCTCCACTATTCACTCTCTTATAGTTCGATATCCTATGAAAGATATTATTTCTTTCTTGACATCCACCATTAGCAACCACAAAACTACAAAACTGTTTTTGGTCAGTAGAATATAGTCTGCCCTGTCTAATATCAGGCAATCCAATCTTCTTTAGATGAACCCAGTTATCCAATACATACAAAGGAAGTCTATAATGCCTTGAATCTTCCATATGATCAAAAGACAAGAAGAAATCGGCATTATAGTTCCAAGGTCTTCGATTTTCACCTGTAAAGAATATCTTCACACAGTTATTATATTTTAGATTACTTTGACCAAAGGTTTCATCAGCAAAGATGAGATATTCTGGATTCACATCATCTCTAACAATATCAAATGCTGAGGATAGAGTATCAATAAAGAACTCGTCCATTGTTGGAAAGTAGTCTGTGAATCCAAGTTTTAGTAATGGCTTTGTCATACTGTGTATACCGCATCTCTACCATGAATCATTATCTGCAACTTGTAACCTTTACTGTGTAGAAAACTATCAATGTCTGGTGTTGGGTCTTCTATTGTAATAACTGGTTTGTATTCATTGATTATGTTCTCTGCTCCATATAGGATATTCATCTCATATCCTTCAGTATCCAAAGCAATAAGATCACATGAAGCCAAACACAAATCATCAATACGATATGTCGGTAGAAAAGATGATTCGGTTGGTCTTACAATGTTCATACCTTTGTTGTGTGCATTTGTTCTAAACACCTCAACAAGACCATTGGACTTTCCCAATGCACCTTGTGCCTTGATAACATTATCAGTTTGACAGTTCAATGTCAAACAAAAAAAGTTTAGTGGGTCTGGTTCAAAGGTATAGACAGTATCAAATGATTCGGCAAGTAATCTGGGGAATACTCCACAATAACCCCCAGCCTGAATAGCAACCCCTTTATTTTTTACAAGTCTACTCCATACAGTGTTATATGCATCAAACCCTTCAAGGATTGATTCAAATGCAGTATCACCAATAATCTTCAACCATCGACGCTCACCGATAGTAACATTCTCAACCTGTTCTGCATATGACATGTATTATGCCTTCACCCAAAATGAAACCTGATTTTTTGATCGTAGGAGTGGAATACGAATCTTATTTTCATCCTTAAAGGATTTGATAGCATCATGGACATGAGGAACATGTGTATCATGTATAAAAATATAACCGCCCGATTTGATCTTGGGATACCAATCTTTTAAGTCTCGTTTGATACCATCATATGTATGATCCCCATCAAGTAAAACAAAGTCAAGGGACTCTTTACGAGAAGTCATAGCAGCCTTGTGTGAATCCATAACTTTTAGTTCATAACGATCCTTGTATGGTTCAAGGTTCTTTTCAGCAATAGTCTTATACTGATCCATATCTTCCTGACTTCTTACAGTTTCATAATCAGTATGGGGTTTATATGAATCAACCCCATATAGCATTTTGATATTTGGACATTCTTCCAGGAGAACATACGAAGATTCACCTTTGAGAACACCCACCTCCACACCAGTAATATCATCACCACGCATTCTCTTGATATATGGAACCATGGCATAGGCAGATAAGAATGTGAAAGGCCACAGTCCTGCTGACTTACATTCTTCAATAGAAAAAAACTCTGGATTACCAAGCATATCATACATCTCCAAACTTTGATTTAATCCTGCTCACGAGTTCTGGAATACGATCCCACTGATGAACAACCACAAATGGCTTATCATACTTATTGACGATTGTACCATCCTCTTTTATTGTTGGTTGAGTATCCTCATAGTACATATAATATTTCTTCCAGTTTTCTGGATTGTCCTTTATCGAACCACCAAGATCACCTGATCCAGCTTCCACAGCCTTTACTGATGTTCCAAGTTGAACTGCCCAGCCATCATCATTGGTTGTAAACCATGTATCATTTAGAAATGGTTCTGTATTGATAAGGAAGTTATAAACAGCCTGATCAACAATAGAAATCTGTCGATTTACACTCATTTGGAAAATAAGAAGCATCAACCCCTTGACATGCATCACATCTCCGGCAATAACACCAACATTGTTGATCATCTTGGTCTTGAGCTTATCATGGAAATATGGACCAAAGGTATCATAAAGATTCTTATTGCCCCAAGGCTCAAACTGATATTGCATACCCTCTGATGATGCAACAAGAGAATGGAAAACCATTCCGTTTTCTAACCATGTGGATGGATTATCCTGAAACACAACATCCCTAGTATCTGTTGTAATAACATTTCGATACTTATTACCATGAGTGTTCAAATAGTTCCACAAATAGAAAAATCTCTCGACATGAGGAGCACCATTGTTGTGTGCAACCACATCACCATTTTCCTTTTGCTTACCATAAAGAGCAAGTTCAACACCATTCTCTGTAAGTTTATCAATTGTTGCCTTTGTCATATTTGTACCGACAATAGCAACATCACCAGTAAAGCCAGACTTACGAATAGAGTTTACCCAATACTTGAGTTTATCCCAATCATAACCAACGGCTGCACCAATAATCAAGTCTTTTTCCAAGGGTATTCTCCATTATGCTTTTGTTTCATTATTTCATTATACTTTGAGAAGATATCAATATCTCCACCATATGCTTTATTCATGTCAGGTAGATTGTAGTTTAGAGTATGTAGACCAGTAGTATCATAGTTAGATTGATGTTTAACAAACGTGAAGAACCGGCGATCACCACCCCAACCATAATGCCATATTTGGCATACATTTATGAACCATTCCCTTTTGAAGCAATATGATGATGTGTCAACCAGATGCTGAGTACCATCAGACCATGCTATGGGCCATCTTCCAATAGCCTCACAACAATCATCAGCCAAGTATTCATCGCCAACATATACTTTACGCAAGGAATAGGCAAAGTCAAGTTGTTTTTCTTCTATTGTATTGACAAGAGATTCAATATGATTTTCATCAAACCAGTTGTCTTCATCCAAAAATGCAATATAATCAGTATTGATTAGGTGTGGAAAAGCTGCATAGATACGGTGCCCATAGAAACCATTTGATCCCGTATTTTCAGGTAGAGTTGCAAACCGAACATATTCATCTTGGTTTAGATTTCGGGATTGCTCAAAAATATCTATTGTTTTCTGATAATGATGTGGTCCATCAATAACCAATAGATGATGAATATTTTTATAAGTTTGATTATGTACGCTTTGAATACATTTTAGTAGTTTATCATTACCAGTTGTTGGTGTTAGAACCGTAACTGACTTTTCTATTTTCAGTTCCATATATTACTCCGCATAGTGTAGGTAAGAACTCAATAAAAACTTTTCGCCTTTGATGACTGGACAGCCTTTATGTGGAAATAACCACATGGGTGGAAACATAAACACACTACCCTTGTTTGGTTTATTACTAATACCAAGAAGTGGAAAATCAGTATGACCACCTTCTTCAACATCATTGAGGTACCAGAAGAATACAAGGAATCTTTTGGCTGTTGAGTTGGAAACAGCATCAACATGAGTATCAAACTCATCAATGCCGTTAGCTTGATAATGCTTTATTCTAAACTCTTCAAAAGCATACTTTTCTGGCCAATAAGTAGTTTCTTCAGGCAAACGAGATTTATATTCATTGATAAGAGAGAATGACATGCCCATGATATAATCATGTATCACAGGATGAATCATTTGATGTTTGGTTAGATTTAGTTGAGTAAAGTTGGGTCTGGCTTTTTGATCATATCGTTCATGTAGTTGAGGGTTTGTACGAAACAAAGAAACCATCTCGTCACAAACCCTTGGGTCTAATGTATTATCTTTTGAGAAACAGAAATCACTCAATATTCTATTCATAATAAAAAGCCTTTCACAGTCAATAGTATATAGTAATATTTTTACAGTATCATAGTCTGGCGAACTGGAAATGCATCCAGTCGTAATTCCTTTCAATACCTAGTGAAATAGCACCTTCATCATATACAAATTCCCAGAACTTCTTGTATACTGGTCTTGCTAATGTAGCATTGCTGCGACCCCATTTCAACTGGTTATTATCAGGATCGATATCAACTGCGATACCCCAGGAATGCATTGACCATGCAGAACCGCCACGCATCTTACGAACATTCAATGTGCCGCCCCACATATCAAGGCGAAGCTCACGAATCTTTTCCATACCATAATAATCAAGTGTACGCTGAAAGATTCGCTCCATATTGTCATGAACTTTTCTGTGGCAGGACCATGAACGAACAGTTTGCTTTGGTTCCCAAGCAATACGCATTGGATATGGTAGATTTAGAGTTACCTGATTTGACCCAGGTTTACCATAAAATGATGTACAATCACTTTGTCTTGGCCAGTTTGATGCTGGTGTTTCTTTTACAGGCTTAGCTGTAGGAACAGGGGCAGGAGCAGGCTTTGCTCTGGCTTCATTGATATCTTCGATTCTATCCCGCCAAGTTGTAGCCAATTGTGCTGTGTATGCTTCTCGGGCATAGTTTGTCTGTGGGCCAACCAACCCATCAATGTCTAATCCAGTTGAACCTTGAATCTTCATTGAACGATATACTGCTTGCTCAGCCGCAGTGGTGAGTCTCTTATTATTCCAACCCTTGGTATCGATCTTATATGACTTCAATAGACTTTGAATAGCAGCAATTGTTGCCGCATCAATCTTGCCGTTAATATCACCATTATAGTGATTGTCAGCCTTTAGTAGAATTTGAATAGCAAAGTTGATATTCTCAACATGTTTTATTGTTGTGGTTGTCATTGGCTTTCTTTTTCACTCCGTATGTTATAAATTCCCATTCCTCTATAGTGTATGGTAACATTTTAGTTCTCCTGATATATATGAGACGAAATAGGCGGGGTTTTACCCCCGCCCATCTTTACTTACTTTGCTGGCTCAGTCGTTGCTGGTGCAGTTACAGCAGGAGCATCCTTCTTTTCGGAGTTTCCATTTGTTACATCACCCTGTACCTTACAGGCACCAAGAGCAACAGCAGATAGTGCAGCAAGTGTAATTGCAAATAGACGCATGATATAGTCCTTTCTCATATTAGAGATTTAGATTTTCTAGTCGGTCTCTTTCTAGTGCATCCCGATCAAGATTACCAAGATTAACATTACCAATGTCAGCATTACCAAGGTCAACATGGAAAATTCTGCGTTCATTGATTTCAATCTTCTTAGCTTTCTTTGATTCAGGAATAAATCGCTCAAGCCAAATCTTGAGCATTCCGTTGATAAGATCGGCATTCTTTACTTCAATTGTGTCAGCAAGAGTAAACTTGCGAGTGAAGGCCCGATCTGCAATGCCCTTGAAAACATAATCATGTGTATCGTCTGTGGAAACAGAGCCTTTGATTGTAAGCACTCCATCTTCAAGCACAAGTTCAATGTCCTGTTTGCCAAATCCGGCAACAGCCATTTCAATCACATAAGTGTTTTCTCCGGTCTTTTTGATATTGTATGGAGGATAGGAAGGAAGTTTGGCTAAGTTGGTGTGAAAGTCACTCATCTTTTTGAAAACATCATCAAAGCCTACAGCACCCTTAGCAAAGTCATTTAGAAGTGATGTATTGAAAATATCTAGTTTAGTCATTGTTCATACTCCTTGAATAAGCGAGTTGTTTTTAGTTAGTTATTCTTCCGTTCGGCAAGAATGGGTGTTGGGTACGCAAAACCTTTTTAACCCCAACACCATTATATATAACACATTTTATGTGGTTTGTCAAGTGGTTAGTAACAAAAAGTATCACCGCTTCCTTCAGCAGTTTGATTTTCAGTTGGAGCAAGATGTTTCGGGCTTGCACAATCACTTGTTGTTTGATCCGGCCCATGAACAATGATATTCTTATTTTCTACAAATATTGTAGACCCTGTGGTGTTTGTTAAAGCACCACCCCCGTGTGTATTTTTATCACCAACAACAGCCCAAAGTTGATTATTTACATAAACCGTGGATTGTCCTGTTACCACTGTTGTGGCACCACAAGCACGAGAATGGCCATGAATGTGTGCTGCCTTTGCCATTATGAACCACACCTACAAGTTCCACAACCACAATCACTCTTTTCATAATCGTCAGTTGTTTCTGTTTTTTTATGTGGGTTCAAATGAATAGAATCATCACCCTTGAGTACCAACTTTTCCTTGGCATGAATCTCAATGTTATCAGCATTGAAGTTCATTTTTTCCGATTCAAATCTCATTTCTTTAGCACCTACTACATCAACTGTGCCATCAGGATTGATAGTAACCGTAACACCATAGGCACTAAGAACTTCTTTTGAAGGTACCAAATATCGTAGATTAGACTTTGGCATCTGCTTTTACTCCGGTTGAACCAAGACCGCCAACTCTATCTGTTCTTTGCTTTGGGGCCTCTGTTGTTTCTTCAATGATATATGAAAGACTTTTCACAAGTTCTGCCTGTGCAATTCTATCGCCATTTGAGATTCTAACCTTATTGCTTGATGTATTCTTTAGAATGATGAATGTTTCCTGGAAATAGTCTGAGTCAATCACAGCTTCAAGATTGGCAAGGACAATACCCTGCTTATATGAAAGACCAGATCGTGGATGAATACGAACAGAATGTCCTTTTGGAATATCAAAGATAAGTCCTGTTGGAACAAGAACTCGGTCTCCAGGCATAATGGTTATTTCATTGTTACTGGTAAGCAAACCTTCAAAAGGTGTGTTTGTTTCTTTATATCCATTGTATGTCTGCTTACCAAAAAACTGGGCAGCAATATCAAAACATGCTGCTTCCTGTGTAGCAAATGATGGTAACTTGACTTCAGGATGAGTTTTATAAATCTTCAGTTTCATTCATTTCTCCATAATAAAGTTTATGTATAGTTAAGTTATTTCTTCCCAATCAATAGTGGCAAAAATATCATCACCAGCCTTTGATGTCTGTGCCGCAATCATAAAGACTGTGTTAGTTCCATTGAAAGAGTTTCTTTCAAGCTGATATTTAAATAGTCCATCTCCAAGTTTTACTGGTGTTGATGCTTGGTTTGTCACAGTCACAAATCCAGAAACAAAGTCTGTGCCTCCTGTAAATGAGGCAGCATTGATATTATACTGAACCGATGAATCTGTTCCTCCACTTATCCACAATCCACCCGTAACATCGGCACCGACAACAACCTTATACTTTACGACTGAACCAGAAGCAGACGCAGCCGCAATATTTACATCCTTGGGAATAACAATAGCACCATCCCGTTCAGATTTCAAGCGAATACATACCACTGGATACCAAGTATCTGCTGATGCCAGATCATAACCTGTGTTCGCACCATGACCAACCGATCTTGGACGACCTCTTAGGTCATAACCACCCTCTGAAATGACTGATGCACAAACAATACGAAGATTGCTGGCATTACTAGTGTTAGCGGTGTTCTGAATCTCTGCACGAACTGGTAAGCAGGCTGTTCCCATATAAGGAGCATCAAGAATATTGGCGTGATGGAATGAATGACAATGAATCAATCTACCGTTGATAACAAAGCCACACCGAACTGAACCCATACCAAGCCATTCAATATCAATAAACATGATCTGGGCCTTTGACATATCCAAAGTAAGACCAGATGGATTACGATTTTGAACGGGCTGACCTTCAGTCCATGCACCTGTATTTGTGCCGTCAAGAGTATCAATATTCCAGTCAGCCTTGGCTACACGGATTTCCTGAACTGTACCATTTGAGTTTGTGCGTTTCACAAAATAAAGATTGTGTCCGTCCTGCTCAATAAAGATACCGTTCTGTGTTCCAAAGTATCCATATCTTTGTCTCAGGCCAGTCTGGGCTGGTGCCATGACATAGGTCTGTAGAATCTGTAGAGACTTACCGGGCTGATATGCAAACACACGAGAAGACTCACGATAGACATAGGCACCATTTGATGTGCCAAGTGAGCAAATGATTGATGATGAGTTGGCATCATGTCTATAAGAACTATCAAAAGCAGAGTTGGCAGTATTGATCCTACCATTATCCTGATAACGGTGGAAGGAATCAAAGAGAGTTAGTGGTTGTGAAATTCTGGCTCGACCGAAAGCATCAACAGCCATACCTGATGGATTTGCTCCACCAATAACATTACCGTACTGATCTGCCAACATGACAGTTTCAAATAGGGTTTTTTCTTGTGGTAAGAACTGGTTGGTGTCTTTACGATACTGTGCCATTTTATTCCGCTACCTTTTTGAGTTTGGCTTGTTTGCCCTGAACATGTATTCCACTAAACTCCACACCAGGATGAAGTTCTCGTAATGTTTGTCCTGATGGATTTGCTGCAACACCATGGATCGATGTGACATTTGCTGGATGATCATCATAACCTACAACCTTTTTGATTGTATGTCCTTGAGCACCAAGCCTACGAATAACCTTGTTTAGAGTTCGGGCTTTGTTTACATGGGTTGGATTCTTACCTTCATTGCCTGCTCTATGAAGATGAATCTTATCCATATCAAGACCCATTTGTTTCAAAGAACCAAGAAGAATATGGGGTTGCTGCATATCTGATCTGGCAGTAATGATATGGACATGATGGCCAGCATCAACAAGCCTTTGAGCATGACGGATCATCTTATGAATAGGAGAAGCAGACTCAGCAAACTTTTTAGAACTTGCAAACTCGCTGTAATCATATGAATGTCCTGGTTTTAGCTTATGGCTATTGTAACCGGAAGTAGAAAGAGTTTCTACTCTCTTACCATTCTCATCTTTCACATGAATCTTGGCACCTTTTTCTGGATCGTGATGGACGAGTGTATCATCCATATCAAACCAGTGAAGATGTTCCTCTGGCTTTACTCCACCTTCAGGCTTGGTATACATGGCCTGAGTTAGTTTCTTCCTCAAAGATTCTTCTTCTAAAAATGCCTTGAATGTTAGCATTTAGGATGCTTCCCTTTTCTTTTTGCCTATTGTGTATTTCTGCACCAAGTTCCATTCACCCTTTTCTTTATGAGAGATAATCTTGATTTGTGAAATAGGGACTGTTGGTGATTTGCTTTTTTCCTCATCAACAAGATCAACCAATTCCCATTCGTGAAGAAGATTGGCTATTGTATTTCTTCGGGCCACATCTTCTTCTGTAAAATCAGAACTCTTTCCATCCAATAAAAATAACTCTTTAAAATGAAGAATGTAATACTTAGATTGTTTGTGTAGAATATGACAGCTTTGATATAGTGTCTTTTCTTTACGTGAAGAAATTCCAATCCTGGACAGTGTTTCTCTCACCTTTAGAAAGTCATCAGGCTCTACGAGTTTCACTTCTATTAGTTCGTTTAGATTCAATGCCATTATTCAATCCACCCTTATGTATCCTTTTTCTTAGGTCATCGACTTGTTCTTTCGATAGCAAGGTCATAACAACTCTGGCTTTCTCGTCCGAGTATTTATAATACTCTTTGATAACCTCTAGGTCTTCTACCTTTTCCCTTTTGAGCCATTTTTGATATGGTCTTTTGTAAGGTCTGACTATATTTAGCAAATAAGAATATTGCATGGTTTTATCAGTATTGGGTAGCATATTCATTTGATTAGCATACATAACACAATCCATATGTTGTGAAAGAGCCTTATTCACAACATATGGAACATAGTCTTTTTCATTATCAAGACAAGGTTTCTTGGTCTGTAGAATAGAGGGAATAAGTTCTTTGAATAGGTCTGTCATTTTTATCACTATCCAATCTTGATGAGTATAATAAAATCTCTTTAGCTTTTTTAGCTTCTTTTTTACCATCACTAGTTGTTGATCTTCTACCAGCAGTATAAACTATATCATACATCTCGTGATGGAGTCCTCCCATATTATCTTCATAGAATGAATCATTTGTATCTCTATTACAATAATAGACTAGATGACCTTCATTATCAGCCTTCTTAGAAAAATCAATCAGTTTTTTGTGATCATCGTCTGTAAAAGTTTGGCCGTATTGAGTATACGAGTTTCTATAGGGTGGGTCAAAAAAGAAAAAACATTTTCCTTTTAGTTTTGAGCAACAGTCTTTCCAATCTCCAGAATAAATATCAACATTTTGAAGAAACTCGTGCCATTCTATAACATTTCTCTTGTCATAAACATGGTTTTTTTGGTTTAACAAACCTGCTGGTGTTGCAAATCTCCCATTAGAATCTTTCATTGTTTGAAAGATTCCATTGAATGCAGTCTTCATCAAAAAGTATAGAGTAGCAGACTCTTTTGTTGGAGTGAGTGTAGTGTAGTGTTTAGTGTAAATATCTCTTATTTCATAAAAGAATGCCTTGCGGTCAGTTTTATTCAATGACAAATATTTGTTTGACAGGATATCACAATCTTCAATAAAACTTTGTACATCATTTTTAATCGTTCTATAAAGATTCATAATCTCGGTATTGATATCATTAATAACAAACTTTACTCCTGAAGGTCTTTTTGATGCAATATGAATCGTCATCGCCCCACCACCAAAGAATGGTTCAACATATGTATCATAATCTTGATATGGGATACCAGGAGATATTTGATACTTGATGATCATTTTGTTCTTACCGCCTGCCCACATATACAATGGCTTCATTCGAGTCCACTTTCTGTTATTACATTTATCATATATTGCTTTATTTCTTCTCTAGTAAATCCGACAGGACTAATAATCCAAGACTGACCATATTTATAAAGGATGTTTGTTTTTTTATTGTTATCTTCCATCATTAAAAATGTTTTTGCGAAACGAGTACAATAAGAATCTTCATCAAATCCTTCACGGGAACCAAATGTTACATAACGAATATTTCCAAAAAGATATTTTGAGATACTATAATTTTTTGACCATCTTTCAATAGCATTACCACCCCTACCCTGCTTTTTGGCTTCAAAAATGCCCACTACATTACCATTTTTATACCAAATGCCCCCATCTGGCACAAATCCTATTTCAATACCTTTACTCTTGAGTAAAGATTTATCAAGAGATTTAGAATATGTATACCCAAGATGGGAAATTTCTTTATATATTTCTTCTCTAAGTTCTTTTAATGTACTATCCAAAGATTTGGCATGAATATCAGTCGCAACTGTTCCTTTTTGGATGCCTCCTTTAAATATATCATCTCTTTGAGATGCAGTTTCCATTTTCAATTTCCTATTTTATCTCACATTCAACCATGATTTCTGTTAGACATGCAACCATGTTGATCTCTTGGTCTGCCACAAATGCAGCCTGATACTGATACTTACCCAAGATCACCACTGCAATAGGAATACTATCAGGTTTTAGGTATTCTGTCAAGCCCTCGTATATCTTACGAAAAATCCTAGAAGAATCAATATCAGAGTTCATCACAACCCATTTACGCATTGCTGTGAAGTCTTTGTTCTTAATGCTCTTAATGAGTTCATCCAAGTTTCGAACATTGCTGATCTGTGCCAGAACACCAGCATCAATGTTTCCGCCCGATGCATATCGTTGAATTTCATTTAGAGTACGACGATAATCAGGAAAGAACTTTTCAACGATCTTTACAAGAACAGTCTTATCATATGTGATATTCTCTGTTGATAGAATTGTCATAAGACGCTTTAGAAAAGCCAAGGCCATCTTCGGCTTCTCATCCGATTTCAATGTAAAGTCAATAACAGAACATCTGGAATGCAAGGCATCAATCAAACGGGACTTGAAGTTACATGTAAGAATGAACGAACAGTTTGTTGAAAACTCCTCAATAGCACCACGTAGGGCAGCCTGTGCTTCTGGTGTGATATAGTCTGCCTCATCAAGAATGATGACCTTACGTCCACCAGATATTGAAACAGTGGATGCGTAGGACTTGATCTTGACACGCAGGGTATCAATACCTCGCTCATCAGAAGAGTTGATGAAAAGAGGATTGATACCTAGTTCATTACACATGGCCAGGGCAATAGTAGTCTTACCCACACCTGCTGTTCCTGTCAGCATCAGGTTTGGAATATTTCCTGATTTGACATATGACTCAAATGTATTTTTTAGACGGTCAGGTAAAATACAATCGGCCACTTTATGTGGCCGATATTTTTCTACAAAAAGATATTCCTCAGTCATTACGATAGAACCTCGTTATAAAACGTCTCAAATGCATCATTCTGTTCAACCTCATCCTTGAAGTTGGCCTTATGATACACCTTGGCTAGTCGCCGCACAACCTTTTTATCGAGTGTTAGTTCTTCAGTTACCTTGTTGATAATCTCTTTTTGTAGATCACGCTCTGCTTCAATGCGTGTCATGGAGTTTGACATTTCCTGAATTGCATCACGCAGCTTCTTACGATCTTCAGTTGATAGTGAGTTCACAGTTGACATGATATATTATCTCCTACTTAATCGCTTCGAACGCATTGAAGTATGTGATCTTCCGTGTCTTGGATTTGAACCGGGCAAACATAGGAAGCTTGATATCTACAGTATAATCATCAGATAGTAGTTTGATATTCTCGGTTTTGATAGTAGCAATAAAATCATCACCTGAATATTCACCAATACTTGTCTTTGCACTGTTACATGTATCATCCTTACGGTCATGAACAATAAGTGTGAGTTCACCATTCTTACCCTGAACAGAAAGATGTGGTAGATTGTTCATTGACGCAATACGCAGAAGTTTTGTTAGAGTTGCCTTTGGTAGATCAAAAGACACATTTGGATTTTGAACAGTTAGACTCTTATCCTCGGGTGGTGTCTTGATCAACTCAGGACTACATGCATAGTAGGTTAGATTTAGAGAACCATCATCAAGAGTAACCTTCTTATCATCAAAGGTTAGCTCTGGTGAGTTTAAGGCTGAGATATTTCCAATAAAATGATTTAGGTCATACACAGCAAACTTGGATGGAAAGGTATCCTCAAACTCAGCCTCAGCCATGATGCTATGATCTTCTGAGATTGTCTTTTGAATATTACCCTTTAGAAAAACAACACCTGTATTGATCGTGGAAAAGTTCTTCATTACAGTCATAGTATAGTCGCTTAGTTTCATATCAAATCTCCTTGACTTATTTGTTCACATTACCACATCCACGGAATACAGTCAACATATATTCGATGTTGGTTTCAAGTTGTTCCTTTGATCCATCATTGTATAAATGATAGTGGAAGTGCTGCCCAATCCAGGCCCATTCAGAAAGATGAATGTCTGGATGCCTTTTGTACATTTCAAACTTTTCACTTATGTTATGATCATATGCTGTGTCGTACCATTCAGGATCAGGACCACGAATAACACGGACCACAAATCCACCCTTTCTTTTGATGAAATCAATCTCATTTGGAAATCTCACATCAGTGATGACAACATTTTCTATACCATCAATCTTGCGTTCCAAAGAATCAATCCAGATATTGTTCCCCAGAACATCACGACAAGCCTCTGTTCCAAAGAACTGTAATGCCCATCGTGGAGTTATTTCACGCCTGAACTTGGCACTCCAGAATGCATCTGCTTTTTCTCTAAAGGCTCTACTTTCATCTGTATCACCTTCCAAAAGGTGCCGTGGCCATCCAAAGATGGAAGCCACAGCGTCTTTTAGATTATCAGCAAATGCTACTTTTTGAAAGCCAAACTTTGATACAAGAACATCACCTGCGGTCCCTTTCCCCGAACCAGCAAAACCAACAACACCTAGTATCATATCAACCTCTTATAGCGAACCAGTTAATGATGCGATTCTTGGCATATCACCAGGGAACTCATAAGTTCCAATGTGGCCAGTCTTCATCCAAGGACACAACCAAACCTTACCGCCAATGGCTCTCCAATACTGACAGAACATATAGTCTTCACTCAAGTATCGATGTGAATCTGGATCAATGATTGTATCAAAGAATGCATGGATATATCTTGAACCATCAAAGTTGGCTTGGCCGATATGATCTGGCTTATAGTTTAGATGTGGATATTCTTCCTTGAACTTTTCAAAGACTTCACGCTTCACCATCATAAAGCCTGTACCGATTTCCATAACTTCTAGTGGTTCGGTTACTTTAAACTGTTTTGTGCCAGGAACAGGATTGAAAACATAGTCACCTGTCAGTCCAGATAAATCTGATGGATTCCATTTTGAATCATCAAAGTTGGGATCAGCAAGAACTTTCTTTGAAGCCTTCCATACCTGATTCCAATTTAAACTCTTTTTTGGATAGGGTGCACCAACAATTTCTTTGTCGAGTGCCAGGAGTGCCAGGACATCCTCTGGATTGAAATGAATGTCTGAGTCGATAAAAAGTAGATGTGTGAAACCAGAACGTAGAAACTCGTCTACCAGATAGTTTCTTGCTCGGGTGATTAGGCTTTCATTGAATAGGAATGAGAATCGAATCTCAATACCATACTTCATTGCAACTGTTTGAAGGTCGAGGCAGGACTTCATATAAAGTCCGTGGTTGAAGCCACCATACATAGGTGTCGCAATAAACAACTTACACTTCCTTAGGTCTTCAACTTTGATAGATAGTTCCATACTACACATTCTCCATTCTGTATCATTATATCGGGAGTGCCATCCCGCTAGTATATATGTGCGAAAATAGGGCCAGCGGTTTGCCAGCCCTATTTCTTTTAGACTTTATTTCTTAGAAAGGAATCTCATCTGGTGTTGTCATCTTTACTGGAACCGTGACTGTGTACTGAAATGATGCTGCATCATAAAGAATTGTATTCAACAAGCCTACATCAACAGTACCTGAACCATCAGCAAACTGCCAAGTACCACCTACATTAGAAACGACTTTCTTTTCAGTGGTTGGCTGTGCTGCTGGAGCAGGAGCACCAATGGTCTCGTCAATCTTTTTGTACAAGTCCATAAACGAGTTCTTAGTATCAACATCAAACCGATTGAGACACAACTGAATTGCCTTTTCACGGTTGCCCTTGAAGATTGCAAAGGCTTCGCAGATGTGAACCAGACGACGAGTCGAAATGATTTCTGAGATTGCACCTTCGGCAAAAGTCTTACGAACAATCTCAGCCCAAGTCACAAGCTTCTCAACAAACTTGTCATCGGCCATACCAGACTTGGCAAGCACTGCGTTTAGAATCTTTGCCTCAGTCTTTGCATTGGGATATTCCTGTTCCATTGTAACAGAGAAACGCTCAAGGAACGCTTCGTTCATAACGTTGGTGCCGATAAAGCGACCATCATCAGAACCCTTACCCTTTGTATTGGCCGTGGCAACGATATTGAAGCCAGTAGCAGGGGCAACATACTTGTTGATCTTCTTTAGATAGATGCCCTTACCTTCAAGGATAGGCTGGAGACACATCAGCTTGTTAGAACCAAGATCAACCTCGTCAAGCAGTAGAAGTGCACCACGTTCCATTGCGACAATGACCGGACCATTCTGCCATACGGTCTTACCGTCAATCAAACGGAAGCCGCCGATCAAATCGTCTTCATCAGTTTCAATCGTAATGTTGACACGGATGCACTCACGCTTTTCGGCAGCACAAACCTGTTCAACCATCATTGTCTTACCGTTACCAGATAGGCCGGTGATATACAGGGGATAGAACTTACGAGAAGCAATGATAGAACGAACATCCTTGAAATGACCGAACGGAACATAACCAGCAACCTTTTCAGGCACAAGCGACACTTCGGTCGTTACGGTGGAATCAGACTTTACCAAAGAAAGAGCCATATTTACGGTTGCCTCATTATCCATTGTTACAGGGGCGGGTGTTACTACTGGTGCGGCAGCAACAGGGCCAGAGAGAGAATACACACCACGAGAAACACGCAGGGTGGAATCATTCAAAAGCCACGTAGGTAAACCAATACCAGATTCCTTACATACTTCGGTAACCTGCTGCCGAGTAATACTTGTAATAGTACCATACTTTGCGGCAACAGCATCAGTAAACTTTTGACGGTCAACAGTCTTAGCCATCTTTAGAACCTTTCTCTCATCATCATAAGAATAATATATCACAGTGAAACGGGAAAGTCAAGGGCTGATTTTATCAATGTTTTCAGCCCTTGACTAGTTGACCTATGCAACCCGACAAACCTTATCCATAAACTTGGACAGTAGCACTCGGTTTACAGTTTTCTTTTCGGCAAACTTGATAAAGGCACTTGCGAGTCTCTGTTTGGATATGCCAGGGGCAACAGACTCAAACTTATCAGCCGATTTAGTTTGAGTGTTGATGATGTAGTAATCATCATAGCCCTTGCTTGAAATTGCAATGTAACCGTTATCACTCCACTGTTTCTTATTCTCAGCATTGTATGGATCAAGCAAGTAACCAGCATTACGCAATGAACCACTATGAAGATAGAAGCCAATAACATTACTTTGTGTTCGATCCTTGAGAATTTTCAACAAGGTATCAGTCATAACCTGACCGTGCATACTATTGATGTTATATGACTTCTTCATAACGGTATCATTTAAAATATACATATTACCCTTTGGTTTGTGGGGCAAGTATGTTCTGCTTTGATCGTGGTAACCAGTAATAGAATCCGATCCACCATCAGTCAAGAAAATGGTATTCACACCCTGCAACTTATTCTTTTTACGGAAGTCATTGACGATAGTTTCGGCAACAACAATCGCTTGGTTGAGCGGTGTGGATTCCATCTTATCACAAGGATAGTAAAGCCTATTCGTTGCGTGAGCAAACAGGATTTCAAATGCCTTGTTTAGAGTAGAGGTGTTCATCCGTGAAGATAGGATGTTTCGCAGTTTGAAGTTATGAAATGTGATATCGTTTGTTTTATAATCAAACTGCTTACTAAATCTTTCCTGTGAGTCGGCTTCACGGAACAGATACACATCAAAAGGAATCTGCACTCGCTTACAGAACATCACAAGAGACATTAGCTGCTTCATTGTATATTCAATGTTATAGACCATTGAACCTGACCAATCAAGGAACATACAGAAGCCATAGTTTTTACCCTCGGGCACTACCGATGTACGACGGAAAATATCATCATTGTACTTGTATGAAAACATCTTGTTTGTGTCAATAACACCAGTCTTAGCAATACGAGTGCGAGAGTAAGCATCGGCACGTTTCTTCATTTCAAACTCTTTGACCATGAAAGAGATTGAGTCGTTTTCCTTTTGCTTGAATGTCACAAAGTTTTTCTGGGCACTCTGTACACTAGTCCAGTTAGACTTGTAACGAGCATACTCCTTTTCCATTTGTGGAATAACAACAGAGAAGTCATCAACAATGTTTTTGATATCATACTTTGGAATCGTCAAATAGACATAGTTGACATCATCATTACGAACAATGGTATCCAAGTTTTTGTTAGCGGCTTTTTCAGTTTCGCTATCTGGGATATCGTTTTCTGTTGAATCAAATGACCCACCAACCTCACTATTCTTGCTTGGCTTTGACTTTACTTTTGATTCAGTTTCATCGTCACCAGATTCTGAGTCTGCGTCACCATCGCCTTCATCACCATCAGCAACATCATCAGATTCATCGTCACCATCAGTGCTAACACTTCCAATACCATCATCAGAGTCATTGCTATCCTCACCATCACCATCAACATCTTCATAGTCAAAGTCCATATCATCTTCATCAACTTCATCTAACTCAATGTCATCAGATGCAGTTTGACTCTTGATCTTATTGGCATCAAGACAGAACTTATAAACATCTTCGGTCAATGCAATCACATCTTCAAATGTTTCGGCATTGTCAATACGATTGACGAAAACCATTTCAGGGGCAGAAAACTTGATACCAAGTAATACGCCACCCTTGAAGTACATATTGAGACGATCAATAAAATTGAAAGAGTTTACATCCTTACCAAGCGTACCAAAGAAATTGCGTTCAAACAATTCCTTATAGCCAGCAACATAGTTGCGGCGTGAACCAGGATAACGACGCTTTTGACGCTTGTCGATACGAGCATCTTCAATGACGTTCATAAAGTTTTTGATGGCACCCCTTGCCTTATCAGGGTTTTCAGGGTGATACTTTTTCGCAATGGCATTGATATGTTCAATCCAGGCATCACCCGGAGTGTCCAAAGCGTGGCCCGTTTCGTGAACCACAAGCATATCATACAAGTCATCAGAAATATTCTGCCATACAGGTAGAATAAGGTTGCGATTCTTTACATCAAAAGAGGCAGTCTTTGCACCGGGACTATGCATAACAGTAATATTTTCAGTGGCCAATAGTCGGGCCAACTGAGATTTGATTTGATTTGTTGCGGTCATAATGTCCTCTCACAAGTTATACATAATAATAACACAGCCAAAATGAAATCGCAACATACAAAAATGCATGGCTGCTATGCAAATCATACTTTGGGTAATCGCACTTTCATCATTTGCGATGATGACATATCCCTGGGTGGAACCTTTGTAAGCTTCCAGGGTGTCCACTTGTATCCAAAACGTGGATCACGGTACTGTGATCGTCTAAACCACTTACCATCCTTATTTTGAACATGGTGTGATTGTGATGTGTAGTCCATAGAATAAGTTGTATAAACTATATACATTTGTCTACGACCTCCATCAGCGATTATGTAAGTATATTACCACCATCCAACCCAAAATTCAATAAATGATAATGCATAGCAGCCATGCTAAAAACGCATAGCTACATACAACTCAGGCTTCCCAAGCCCCATGTATTACACACCAGTCAGCAATACATTTCTCTTTTGTAATAAGAGAACTACGTTCACCAAACTTGCGAATCATTCTGTGTCGCCAATGATGCCAGTACAACTCCAAAATCTCATCCTCGGTTTTATACACAAGTTCTGGGGCACCGGGCTCATTATAGCAATAAGTTTTCATTTATCAACCTCTAAACTTTTGTCTAATAATGCTTCTACAAGATTTGTGTATTCTTTTAGAATTTCTGCTTTTTTGTTGACAACGATCCACACATTTCTATTTTTTGCGTGGACCAATGCCAAGTCTCCTTTTTTACCTAAAAGGAAGCAATCTTGTGTAAGCATATCAAACTTCATTATTGCCAACCTGTATCAAAGTCATCAACAAACCAAGAGTTATAGAATGTTCTACGCTTTTGAGACATAGGTGGAGTGAAGTCAATCTTATCGAAAGAAACGGCAGACTTACAACAAGTACAGGTACCAATATACATAACCATTTCGTTTTTCTTTATGGCTGGATAATAACTCCAGCTATGATAGTTGAAAAAACAGGCTATTCTTCTTAGAAATCTCATACCGTGAACTCCATAGCTAAGAACCAGAATGCATAGGCTAACAACGCAGAACAGGGAATAGTAAGAATCCAGGCAACCACAATATCTCGTGCTTTCTTCCATTTTACTTTTGGTTCGGGCTCGCTGGCACCTACACCAAGAATAGCACCTGTGATTGTGTGAGTTGTGCTAACAGGAATACCAACAGCACTGGCAACAAATAACATACCACTACCACCAGCCTCAGCACAGAAACCCTGTTTACAGTTTAGACTTGTAAGTTTGAAACCAAGTGTTTGTACGATCTTCCATCCACCAGCAAGAGTACCAAGACCCATAACAGTAAATGAAACAAAAACAACCCACATTGGAATAGCATCTTCTTTTGTGAGATAACCACCAGCAATAAGGATTAGAAAGATAATACCTGCTGTCTTTTGGGCATCATTGGCACCGTGTCCCATTGAATAACACGCCGCTGAAACCAACTGTAGTCTTTTGAACCATTTGTTTGTGATTGGTGTATCTTTTGGAAACATATTTCGCATTGCTGTATGAATACCAGCACCAAGAATAAATCCAATCATTGGAGCAACGACAATAAATGCCAGAATGGGATAGAACCCAGGAAGAACCGCACCTGTACCAAAAGAAGGTACAGCAGCACCAATCAAACCACCAATCAAGGCGTGTGATGAACTTGTTGGCATTGCCAAATACCAAGTAATCATATTCCAGGTAATAGCACCCATCAAACAACCAAACACAACTTGTAGGGTGATTGCTTCAGGGGTGATAATACCTTTACCCATTGTTGCTGCTACTTTGAGCGAAATGAAAAACATAACAATAAAATTAAAAAATGCTGCCATACAGACAGCTTGAAGTGGTGTTAATGTTTTTGTTGCCACGACTGTTGCGATACTATTAGCAGCATCGTGGAATCCATTTGTGAAGTCAAATATCAGGGCGATAATGACTAGTGCACACGTTATATAAAATACTGTATCCATAAAATCCTCTATTTTTTTCTACACCAATCAGTTGACTTTTTTTCGCCGTGATATTCAACTGCATGGCCTTTTTCAATCATTAGTTTACTAAGATATTTACCATCAATCTCCAAGTCTCCCAAAACTCTACCTCCATACTTGTCCCACTTTTTCAAGTGAATCTTTACATCCTTTGCCTTAGATAATGTTTCTTCAACAAACTGTTTGGCAGCAATGGATTTCAAGTCTTCAAGTTTACATTTGGCAAGAATGCCTTTCTCTGGTGTATCAATACCAAGAACTCTCAGATTTAGTTTTTGATTTAGTTCTTTGGGTAAAAATGGTGCTTCAATCTCAATCGTGTCGCCGTCTATCACTCTATTGATTGGATAAGAATATGTTCCAGGTATTTGTACAAAATGACTTAGAACTGCCAGGGTAGCAGTAGCAGCAACGGCTGTCAATGTGGTTTTATTTTCTTTCATTCCTATGATATTATCCTACTGAAGTTTTTCACTTTTCCAAACTTATATACTTTTTTGAACTTATCAATGAGTGAGTCTGTTTTGTGGCTGATGATAAGAACATTGGTATCCCCAACCAGCGACCACATAATCTTTAAAAACTCATCTGTGCCATTGGCATCCAAAGAACCATCAAAGACCTCATCAAAGATAAGTAGATTGGTACTGGCACTGTTTCTTAGTTTTGCTATTGATCGCCAAGCCATAAGAATGGCAAGGTCTATACGAAACTTTTCACCCTCACTGAAGTTTTGATAACTAAACTCATCTCTGTATCTGGACTTTATTGTTTCTTCAAACTGTTCGTTGATATTGAAGTTCACAAAGAAACCCATATCCAGCAGGTATTTATTGATCTGTTTATTGATGATAGGCAGATACTGCTTGATGATTTTGGTTTTGATACCGCCATCCTTGAGTAGTTGTGCGGCTGTATCAATATACTTTCTTTCTTCAAAGAGTTCAGTCTTTTCATTATAAAGACTCGATAGTTCGTTTGTGATCTTATCAAGTTCTGCCTGACTGCTTTGAGATAGAGTATCAGCCTGTGATATATTATCGGCCTGTGCTTTCAGGGTCTTTATGTTGGAGTTGATATAGACAATATTGGATTTGATCTGGGCTTGCTTTTCTCTCAGTTTGGATGCTTTCTGTAGCTTTGATTCAATCTCATTCAGTTCATCCACAACAGCAGACATTTGCTTGGCAATATCAGCAAGACCAGTTTTCAACTTGCCTATGTGTTCATTATGCGAACATATCTTGTTAGACTTGAATGTCTCATCCAAGTTTTGCTGACAGGTAGGGCAGGTAACATTCTCACCCAGAAACTTTACTTCACCCTCATATCTATTGAGATTGGTTGAAATCTGAGATTGAAGTGTGATAAGTTTTTTGTGCTTATTCTTCAACTTGAACTGAGCCGTTGTTTCATCCAATAGACTATCGTGTTCTTTGGTAATTGTTTCCAAATCAGCAGTATACTTCTCAATAGCCTCTTTGTTTTCAGCAATAAGAGTTTCAATGTCTTTAATTTTGGAGGCATTATTTTCTTTTAGATTTTCCAGTGTCTTTTCTACAAAGACCTTTGAATCTTCCTTTGACTTGATTTCAATCTTGTTCTTTTCAATGTTTTCTTTGTTGGCTTGAAGTTTCTGCTTTACAATACCAGACATCACAGAAAATACTTGAATATCAAGCAGGTCTTCAATCACAGCCCGTCTATCAGCAGGAGTCAACTGCATAAATGGTGTGAATGATGCTGATCCAAGAATAACAATCTGGCAGAATGTCTTGTAGTTCATCCGCAAAATGAACTTTTCAAGGTAGTCCTGGTAATCCTTGGATGCTGAGTCTTGGTTGATAAAGACACCATCACAATGTATTTCAAATATAGTGGGTTTGATTCCCCTGATGATTTTATACTTCTTATTGTTTGTGGAAAATTCAATCTCAACCACACAGTTCTTCTCATTGATAGAATTACATAGTTGTGGTTTATTGATCTTCCTGAACGGCTTACCAAACAAAACAAAGCATAGAGCATCCAGGATTGTTGATTTCCCAGCTCCATTTTCACCAATAATCAAGGCATTTGAATACTTGTTTAGTTCAATTTCCGTAAAGACATTACCAGTTGATAACAAGTTCTTCCAGCGGATTTTTTCGAATACGATCATACTTTTCTATCTATTGTGAGATTATTGTCTATACGAATATGTTTGTTGTTCCAGGTCCAACATTCACCTGTCTCTTGTTGAAAGCATACCCAAAGCAAATCAATTTCCAAGCCATAGTCAATAAGAAAGTGTGCTACTGCTTTTCCTTTGGGTGTTATCATCATCAAAGGTGGATTCAATTGTATCATCATTATTCAATATGTTCACTTTCCAATGCTTCAGCATATATGTTTTTCATATAAGACTTCATTCTACCATTATCAATATTCAAAGTCAAGCCATCAATATACTTGTTCAATAGTGTTGGTGTATCCTGTGCCTGATCCACAACCTCATCATCATTATCTATGATAGTAGAAATGTCTTCAACGATTGATATGTCCACTGGTGATACAGCATAGAGTTTATCCAACAGTAAATCAAAGGCATATGGATTTGTTCTGTTAGAGCATAGGACTTTGATATAACAATGGGCATACTCACTATAATCTGTTGATTGGATATGCTTCAACATATCTGGTTCTTTTACATCATCATATTCAATCGTTTTGAATATTCTGTGTGGATTACGAATAAACTCAAACTTCTTTGTTTCAGTATCAAAGACTGTAAATCCACGGGGATCGCCATAGTCTGCCCAGGTATGTTCAGTAAAGGCACCAAGATAATGAATATTGCCTTGTGATGATTTAGAATGATAATGACCAGAAAACACCAAGTCAAAGTCTTTGAAAATACTTCTATCATCACCGTGATCTGAGACAATACCCTTGAATAACTGAAATCCAGTTATTTCAAAATGACCCATCAAAATCTTGGAAGATGTTGTCTTTATTGTGTCATAACTTTGTTTGGAATTTGACGGACAAATCCAAGGCATAAGTTGTATTTCAACACCATCAATATCAATAAGTTCTGGTTCTGTAAAGGTAAGAATATTTTGATACTTACCTTTCACAATTTCATCCAATGAGTTCACAGTATGAAGATCACGATAGTATTGATCGTGATTACCAGCAATGATATATGTCGCAATACCTCTCTTATCCAAAGGAATAAGAAATTCTTCTCGGGCAGTCTTTGCTGTCAAGAAGTTCAAATGCTTTCTGCGATCAAACAAATCACCAAGATGAATGACTGTCTCTATCTCATTATCATCAATATATTGAAAGAACCATTTGAAAGACTTTTTGAAGTAATCAAGAAATACTGGTGAATCATTTCTTACTCCAAGATGTGTATCTGTTATGATGGCAATCTTAGTCATGATCTCTATAAATTTTCCACAGGTCTTTTTCTAACTCAATAATTCTTTTGTTGGCATCATATAAAGCCTGATGAAGAATATCCAACTCAGTTGCCGCCTTTTGAAGTAGCTGATTTCTTTCTTCAACCTTTTTATCATTTGTGATAACAACAAGTTCAAGGAGTTGTTTTTGAATAGACATGTCTGGTGTTCCTATAACTTACTCTGGAGATTTATTTTTTCCATAAGTAGGGCCTGATTTTGCTGGGTAAGTTCTTTGATCTGTTCATTGTTTGATAGAATGTGTGCATGAGTTCGATATAGTTCAGCCCACTCCAACAAACCATTTTCAAAGTATGTCTGTGCTAATGACATAGCACAGTTTTTACAAATCAAGGGACCACCACAGTTTACACCAGGACCCAAATCTTCTTCTTGTTGAGTTTCTTCGGTCATGCCTTCTTCCTCTTTGGAGGGAACTTACCCATGTTTGCCATATTGACCTGATTGTCATACTTTTGAATGGCCTTGGTGATCTCTCTATTGATTGCATCCAGTCGTAGGCGATAGTTGCCTCTCAGGTATACATTGTCTCTTTCGTTTAGCATACCATCAATAATATGCTGAATTTGAAAAGGAATGTTTGTTGTATCTTTCGTTTCCATATCTTTACTCGTCCTTTTTATTGGTAAGAAAATACCCCAGATAAAACCAAAACAAATAGATTGATGTATTCACCAAAATGACAAGATAGTCATTACCAATGACGTACTTGATTTGAAATAGGGTAGTTATCATAAAAAATGATGCAGCACTACAAACGAGTAGTACTGCCATAAAGATATTATATATGTAAGTTTTCATGTTTATTTCTCAAAAAATGCTTCTAGGTTACTCTTTGTCTGTTTACGCTTCTGTTTCTTTACTCTTTCTTTTTCTTCAAACTTTGACATAAACTGATTGATGTTATCGTACATTTGACTAGGCATTATATGTGAATCGCTGTCGTCTGTCAATAGCGAAAGATCATGTATGTTTGTGATTGTTTCTTGGAAGTTCTTGTAGATTGTGTATCTGTTCTTTTCTTCTTTGTATATTCTACGAAGGAAAGCATAATAAATCACCTGAGTAAAGTATGCAAAGGGGTTCTGTCCTCTACCAGATACAGGGTCTACATAGTCTGGATTGTAGTCCTTGAAATACAATAAACAGTTTTCGACACCATCGGCAATCATTTCATCTCTGAAAGAATAATTTATGAAACATGGCTTGGTTGATAACTTTTCTGCAATTTTACAAATACACTCACCTATGTAGTTTGAAATCTTTGGGTCTTCCTTACCTGCTTCTCTGGCCTCTTTGAGTTCTTTATGATATTTGACAATCTCATCATAAAATTTCTTGTTGTCTATGTATTGTGTTCTTCTTTTTGTAGCCTTCATGCACTTTTCCTCTTGACAAGCCTTGACAACCCTATATAATCGCTGTGTGGCGGTTTCAATGAATATCTTTAGTTATCTTATATGTTCTCTATGATTCTCTCTTAGACATTAGTTAGTGCTTTCATCTTCTTGATCTGCTTCTCTAATATAGGTCCTCTATCAGGCCACTTGATCATTGGTTTAGTGTTATCCTTGTTTAGGTTCTCCAATAGAGGTAGGAATATCTTTTGTACTGCATGTAGTCTCATCTTCAAGTCATCAACCTGTTCTTGTAATGATGAATACTCAGGGTTTAGTTCTATGATTTCTTCTTCATTAGCAAATGTAAATCCAAAGTCACTATCACTATCATCCATCTCAAGATAGTTATTCTTTTTCATCTCAGCCATTAGTGTAGAGTCCTTTTGTTCTTGGTTAGAGTTTCTATTGCTTGTTTGATATAATCAAGTTCATCCTCAACAAGACCATCCCCTATATCATTAGATTCTGCTTCACCTTCTGTGATATTGGAATGTTCTTCATCTAACTTTACCACATCCTTTGTTTTATCTAATCTATATAAAGCCTCATAGTAGTAATCAGCCATTTGTGTTGAAGGAATACATGAGGTGATGACATCCTTTGGTTTTACAATAAATTCCTGAGTAGAACATATCTTAGGAAATACCCATTCAATCAAAGATAGCATAAGACTTCCAGGTCTCTCCCCCACCATGTAAACTACCTTTAGAGGATTGATTAGAACATAGTGTTCTTTGGAGTTTTCTTCTACCATAAGGATTTCACATAGAACATCCTCACCTGTTGATAGTCTAATAAATCTTAGAGGAGATTCTTCATCAGTATTAGCTTCATTCATATCAATGTATTTCCTTTACTACTTTTTTAGTTCTATCTTATATACCTTGAATGAAAACTTTTCTTCTGCATAGATTTTTATTCGATCAGAGAAATGCTTCAAGGTGTAGTTTTCATGTTTCTTCCATCGCATATCATCGGCAATATCAAAGAGAACTGCTGATGTTTTTGTCTGGGATAATCTTAGACCACGGCCTATGGATTGTAGGTTTCTTACCCTTGACTTTGATGGGGAAGCGAATATAATGTTGTGTAGATTCTTGATGTTCACTCCTGTACTATAAACTCCAAAGGATGCAACAATAATGGCATTTGTTTCTGTTTCAACCAGTTGTCTTATTTCTTCCCTGGTATCAACATCAACATTACCATGAATAAAGAATATCTTTCTGCCATCTGGATTATTACTTGTCAAGATATCATACAGTATTTTACCATGCTTTTCAACATATTGATACAGAATAAGTGTATTACCATTTAAAGAAGATGCAAGGTTTATTATGAACTTGTTTCTGGCTTCATTTAGTACCAGATATTCTATCTCTTGTTGATAAGTATAGTCCTTGTACATCTTACATATATCGTCAGGATGTTTCAATAGCAAACATTTGATTGACATATCTGCTATGTGTTTTGCATCCATGAGTTCTTTGGTTGTCACACTCTTTTTGACAGGACCAAACAAACCTTCAAGGACTAACTTATGAGTTTTTGTACCATCCAGTGTGCCAGTGGTACCTATACGATACTTTGCATTTACCAGATTTGTCATTATGTCTGTAAGGGACTTGGCCTTGAATAGATGTGCCTCGTCTCCTATCACCGCATCAAACTGTCTAAAATACTCCTTATGGACTTTATACAACGATTGCCATGTCGATATAGTGATAGGGCAATCCGATTGCTTATCCTGTCCAGAATATATCCTATGTACGAGAGCATTTGAATCGAACCCATAATCAGCGAAATCAGTAGCCAACTGACTAACAAGAGAAATATTAGGAACAATGATAAGAGTTCTCCTATGACCGAGAGCATCGTGTAAATACCTCAAAATAAGATAGATGATAAGACTCTTGCCAGATGAAGTAGGACTAAGAAGCATAACCCTGCGGTTACGAATGCAATAGACAAAACTGTCCACCTGATAATCTCTGGGAGTATATTTGATGTTGAGGGTTTTGATAAAGTCTTGGGCTTCTTTGACGGAAAATTCAGTATTGTATTCTTCGTTCTCATAGTCACATCTATACCCCCTGTCTTTACAAATCTTAAAAATATGCGGGACAAGACCACGATATATCTGTTTGTTTGTGATGTTGAAAAGTCTTATTTTTCCATCCCAAAGTTTTGCTCTGTATTGTGGAGTAAACTGATAACCAGGAACATGGAAAGTGAAGGCATCCTTTATCTCGTGTGCTAGACCTTCTTCACAATCAATCTTTACAAAGGCTTCGTTTATATTTTTGATTGTTATTTTACTGTCTTCACTATCCATTTGGTCTCATTATCTTTTCCCAATCGACTATTGATTTCAACTGCCAAGTCCTATTATTGATTTCTTTGATGATGGCATTACAATAGTCAACAATCTCGTCATGTATAACTTTTCTAAGCAGTAGTTTGTTTAGTTCTTCATCTCCCTCCAGATACAACCCAATCTCTTTACCTAGCTTCTTTTCAAATGGTTCAAGATTGTATTTTTGTAGGTCTTCCAGGTTATTTAGGTCGCCTTTATAATACTCATACTTTATGCGTTTTAGTTTGGTATAGTCGGCCATGATTTTGTTTGACATCAGCCTGTGATATGATAGTATGTTTAGATACTTGGAATGGAGCTTAGGTATTCTTGCAAGTTCTTTTGCTGCTTCTGTTTCATCAATGGATGAATCATTGAGCCATTCTTCTGTAAGATCATCAAGTTTTACTGGTGGTTTTAGCATTATATGTACCCATAATATATTAGTATGTAATTATCACATATACAGTATAGCTATACCATTGTCAAGCGAGTAATCTTATAATAATCATATCTAAACACAATATCTGCTGAAAGAATAGTATCTGCTGTATCTGCTGTACTAAAGTTGATTGAACTTAGAGATACAGGATGGCAGTTATAGAACTGCACACGAATATTATTGATATTGGCGTTGGTGTTTATTGTCAAAATAGCATCATGGTATAGTTTTTTGTTTGGGTCATAGAACTTTTTATATTGATCATATGACTCAGGTTTTGTTAGGGCATTTAACCAATCGAGTGTTTCTTCCCATACCTTAAGGTCTTCATCAATGATGGCGGTAACGCTTAGTTGGTCATAGACAAGTTTGTCTCCATGTCGATACATGTTTGCAAACGGAGAAGGCACAGTAACAGCAGAAGTTGATACTCCAGGTATTTGTACTGATGTGCAGAAGTATGTAAGGAATGGCATTGTAGCAAACGAAAAGGTATATTTCGTTGGCTGTAGAAATGATGTATTCTTTGGGATTCTGCTTAGTATTGTTTCTGTTGTCATATGCTATTCCAATTGATACAGTATAGACCTATTTATATTACACCATAAAAAAACAGGGGCCAAAGCCCCTGTTCCTATTCTTACTTTCCAAGTCTCCCACAGATTATGTGAGATTACGGACCCGGAAAATTCTGTAGTAAACGTTTGAACGGTCCTTGATAACGCCGAGACCAGCGGTAGCACCTTCAGCGAATGGGTTTGCGACCATGCCGTAGCGGGTCTTAAAGCCAATCTTGGGCTGGAAGGTATCTTGACCGATAGCACGAACCATCTGGAGAGGAACGTAGGGGCAATAGAAGATGCCAGCGTCATAGGGTGATGTGCCCTTATAACCAACGGTGCAGAGTTCGTCGCCGTTAGCAGAACCACCGAAGTAAGGATCGATGTAGACCTTTACACGGCCATGTAGTGTACCAGCAAAGGTATTGCCGGTGTCGTCAACCTGTAGGTTAGCCTGTAGAGCAGGTGTATAGTCAAGAACACCAGCCATAGCAAGAGCGGATGCAACGTCTGAAGAAACGATTAGAACGTTGCCTTTGCCACGACGGGTTGCCTTGGCGATAGCGTTACATTCACGCTCGATCTGGAATACAAGACCCTTGAACTTTTCAACTGACCAACGGCCATTTGAGTCTGTATCGAGGTCGAATGTACCAGCAGTTGTAACACCGTACTGAGCACCAATGATGGCTGAACCGTAGATTGTACGGACAACTTCACGGTTGATTTCAGCAAGGATTTCGGTTGACAGAATGTTGGCTAACTCTGTCTCAGCATCTAGGCCGTGAACAGCCTTGAGGTCCTGAGCAAGTTCCATGGTGTATTCTGCCTTTAGAGCACGGGTACGAGCGGAGACTGTAACCTTGTCGATTGAGAATGCCATTTCAGCAAACTGGTTAGTACCAGAATCACCAAGACCTTCACCCTGAGCGGTTGTCATACCATTAGCCCAACCATAGGCAGAGTTGCCTGTAGCAAGATCAAATACAGGGTTTGTGTTAGAAGCAGAACCAATAACAGAGCCGTTAGCACCAAGAGCGTTTGTGCCAGAGAATGCTGTGTTAGCTTCTGTGTAGAAAGCTTCTGTGCCGTTCTGTGCCTTGTACTTTGAACGCATTGCGAAGATTAGTCCGGTTGGACCAGTCATTGGCTGAACGCCGCAGATGTCATAGGCAATGAGGTTGGGGAGAGCACGACGAACAAGTGAAATGAGGATTGGGTCATATGAACCAAGGTTAGCATTTCCTGAACCCATACCACCAGAGAAGTTGGTAGGAGCAGATTCGTTTAGCTGGCGTGATTCTTCAGCCATAGCACGTTCCTGGTTTTCAAGAACGATTGCTGTGACAGCACGCTTGTAGGGGTCTTTGATTTGAGAGAGACCATCATGGTCAAGAACTGGTGACCACTTTGACTCTAGTTGCTCGGTTAGATACATTTTAGTTATTCTCCTTTATGGAATCTATCTATTCTATAGATATATTTATATTTCTGTTACTTTGGTAAAGATTTACCAAGAACCTTGACATATCTTGCCATGGGGCCTTGTAATTCTTCTGAGATCATACCTTTTGTGTCATCAACGGCAGAATCAAAATAGTTTGTGGTCTTTACTGATGTTGGGAAATAACTTTCCTTTAGAGTATGGACCTTGTTTGCGAAATCATCGGTAGTTATAAACTCGATGTTTTCACATAGAGAGCGTAGTCTTTCGGCCTGGGTGACTGTTAGGTCTGAGCACACATCAGCAACAATCTCTGACTTTCTGGACTCTGAAATCATCTTTGTTAGAGAGATATTGTTTTCAATTTCTTCGTTCAAACGAGCTTCAAGTTCTTCAACCTTTGAACCAAGATTTTCAACAACATTTACCTTTTCTTCAGGGATGTCGATATAATGCTCGGCAAAAAGGTTACGGAGACCTGAGATAAATTCTTCGGTTAACTCAGTGCGAAGACCTGCTTCAATGGCAATCTCATTTTCAGAAACCCATTGTTCAACAACATATGACAGATAATCATTTACCTGCTCTGTTAGTTCAGCACGGATATTGGCAACTTCTTCTTCAAGAGAAGCAGCATAGGCTTCTTCAAGAACAGAAACTTCTTCGTTTACACGAACTGATACTGCTGATTCAAAGATTGTCTCAGCCTTTGAACGGAAGTCTTCAGAAAGATTTTCACCAGCAAGAAGGGCATCAACATGCTCTTTCATCATCTTCTTACGGTCTTCCTTCTTATCTTCATCTTCTTCGTCCTCACTTTCGTCTTCATCCTCATCTTCACCATCTTCCTTGTCTTCTTCCTTGTCTTCATGATACTTTTCAGAGACAAGTTCAAAGTTCTCGTCGATGGCCTGTTGAATTTCTTCTTCAGTTAGACCTTGAGCAATACATTCATCAATGAATGCTTCAAGTTCTTCTGTAATCTCAATTTCTTCTTCAAGATTTTCACCATCATCTTCCATTTCTTCAGCCATTGTAGAAGCCTTCATAGGTTCGGCTGGAACAGCGGCCTGTGCAGACTTGCTTGAATCCTTCTTTGACTTGGTAGCAGCCTTTGCAGAGGGAGGAACATCTGTGTTGTTTACAAGAGCAGGACCAAGGTCTTCATAGTCCTCTGAATCGGGAGGATTTGAACCAGGGTTTGCAAATGGGGCTTCGGCCTTACCAGGACGTAGTGATGCCTTGGCAGGTGTTAGTGTCTTGGCGTCACGATCAAATGAACCAAACTGATCTGGTGAAACGGAAGGATAAGCACCTTCCTCTTTCATTAGAATAGCCTTTGCTGTTTCTGTTAGGGATTTTCCCATAATTGATTACTCCTTTATTTGGTATATCTATTTATATATTTTACAATTTTGAAATGTAGTTCTCGAATAGTTTCAGAGCTACAGCCTCAATGTCGGATTTACTCGCTTGTTTGATCATTCTTTTTGCACGATCAAACTCCAATTCTTTCCATTTTCCATTCTCAAAAATCCATTCTTTGTTTTCACATATGCCCTGGACAAATGCGTCTGGGGCAGATGGGTCTGCAACAATATCGGCTGCTGTAGCCAACTTGAAATCATCCTGAACTAGTTGGTATCCATTGTGTGGTTTTAGAGACCCTACGCCTCTTGTAGATACACCTAATTGAACGCCACCGTCCAAAAGACCTTTCACAATATTACCCATATTTGTGTCAAGTATCTTGGCCTTACCGATGAAGTTTGTTCCATCGGGTTTTAGGCTTGTAATCATATGAGAAACCCGGTCAAGGTTTATCGAAGGTGTGTCTGGATGTCCTAACTCACCCAGAGCACGATTCTTTGTAACATATTCCTTGTTATATCTTTCAACCTCTTTACGAAGAGTATCGAAAGGATAAACTCTACCATTACGGTTTTGTTTTTCGGCCTGCATAAAAACACCTTCAATCACATAGGATTTCTTCTTGGTGCCTTTATCTTCTGTAATAAGAACTTTTACGTCCTGAATTTCTTCTTTGATGAGCTTCATTGTTTCTCTATCCTAGTCTTTCTCTTTTCTGTAAAGAACGCTTTCTTTTTCTTATGATTTGGGCCATTTTTCTTTTGCGTTTGCGTGAACCTTTTTTGGCACCGAGTTTTCTTTTTCTTCTTTCAGCGGCAGACATTCTTGTTAGTTGTCCGTCCTGTATTTTCATGCCAGGGACATTAGAAACTTTCTTTCTACGCTCAACCTTGCCTTTGCGAATACGAAGTTTTATAAGTTTAACTCTTGCCATATTATTTACTCTTTAAAAGGAATTTCATCGCCAATTTTCTTTTTCCAATCAATAGGCTTATTGGGTTCAGGGTCTTTGATTCCTGCTTTTCCTCTTTCATGTTGTGCAATGGCTCTTTTTTCTTGGGCCTGCAAATCTTCAATTCTCTTTTTTGCTTCGGCACCTATTCGAGCAGATTTAGCCATTCTTTCAACATACTTAGGGTCTTTCATTTTCTCTTTTTCATTAAGATGTGCTCTAATATGATTTTCGAAGTCTGTTCTAACACTGGGGTGTAGTTTTTCCCAAGAACTGCCTGTCATATGAATCCAAGGCTGCTTTTTATTCTCTACACCAGACACAAGACTATGCATGTGTTTTGCTGCTGTTGTTACATCTGTGCCTTTTTCATTGACTGCTTTGCCTGCTGCTCTTCTAAAATAATCATCTTTTCTTTCTTTATAGTCTCTAATTTTTTCACCACCCAGAGTAGCAGCATTTATTTCAGCATCTCTCATATCACCATATGATTCTTCTGCACCCAAAGTTTTCTTGGCTTCCTTACCAAATCTTTCTCTTTCAACATTTGATTCTGTGAGACCTCTGCGTTGTCTCCATATAGAAGGAAGAATCATCTCACCTGTTGCTGTATGGACTTTACCATCAGGCCAGACAACAGCCTCATTGAATTGATGGGCAGCAACAATCTTTTTCATCTCATGAAGTTTAGATTTCAGCACATCTGTGATCTCTTGTTCAAGAAGATTATTTGCAAGGTCATAGTTCTTATTGATGATATGATCTACTGCTTCCGCCAACTTTTTGTTTTCTGTTGATGTCTTTTTCATTTTTTGTCCTTGCCTTATTGCCCTTCTTGTGCCGATTACCTTACTTGCTAAAACTGAACCTGGAATGAGAACTGCTGGTTTTGTTCCCCCTAGGGTGTATCCAACAGCGGCAGCTTGTGCCACATCTGCCATTGCATCCTTAAATCTTTTACTTCTAGGAACACCTTGTCCTGAATAATCTTTTTTGGTTACTCCTAGGACAGAGCCCAGAGCTTTTGCTGTATTCTTACCAAACTTTTCTTCTAGTTTCTTCTTTGACATATTACACAATACCTGCCATATTGAATGCAGTTGGGTCTGCTGTTTGACCTGCATCGTATGATGTTGAATCTTTTCTTACATCTACAAATAGTGTGATTGCATCATTTGATGTTGGGCTTACTAATGTATAAAGAATACCTTTGGTATTTGCCGCTGGGCTTGTGATGACAGCATTGTCACCAGATGTTCCTGTTAGATTGTAATCAAATGAACCAGACTTGAATGAAACGATATCTGTGTTTGCATCATTTTGCCATCCAAGGATACCATATCCTGATACCATACCGGAATGACCGTATACTCTTTTGATTGATACTGAGTATGATGGTTTTGGATTTGTATTTGATATTTGGCCTGTACTGTTTATTGCATATGCCAAATCAGAGAATGTAATAAGACTTGCATTTGCAGTGGCAGTACCATCTGGAATGATAACATACTTTAGTAATGCTCTTTTGTTATTATCTATTAGTTTTTGTAATGATACTTTGTTTGCCATCTGTTTAGTGCCTTATTACAAAGTTGATTGCTTGCTTGAATGTGGTTGCGTTCTCGTTTAGCATTTTTGAGAACTTCTTTTTGTTTTTAGTATTTAGGCTTTCATAAACCTGCAATACCTTTTTTGCTACTCGATTATTTAGATTGATAGTTGAATCATTTTCATTGAAGGTCATTTCATATGAGTTGATGTCATTTTCAACAATATGCTTGATTTTGTCGAGGTTTGTTTCTTCTCTATATAATCTATCAGCATTATACTTATCTTGTGCACTAATAGTTGATCTTTGTCTGGATGGATCACCCACTTTTTCTCTTGGATCAAGAGTGAACGCATATTCTCTCTTACCAGACATCTCTTGGCCGACTTTTTCAGCACGACCAATAGCAGCATCAGCACCTGTTACTGCGTCAACAGCGGCAGTTAATCCTGCACCTGCTGCTGCACCTAAACCTGCACCTGCGGATGAAGCCTTACCACCTTTTCCCCTTTTAGCAATATCTCTTGCTTTCTTTGCTTTTTTAGAAATATCTCTTGCTTTCTTTGCTTTTTTAGCAGCGTCATAGGCTTTTTTCGCAATAGAAGCACCTCTTGCCAATAGTCCTGCCCCTGCTCTTAAAGCAGCCCCACCTAATATTGGAGCGATTAATGGTGCAACTTCATCTAGTTGATGATGCTCTCTTAGAGAAGATACTTTTTGTCTAAATGATTCGGTTACAGCAGTTGGTTTTGGTGTAACTTCTGTTGCTTTCTTTTTTCTAATGTCCTTGATTTTTGCCATAACATTTTTCAATGCAAGAGCATGACTTACACCCAACTTTCTGGAAGTTGACATATCAGATGCCTTGATCATTTGCTTGGCCATATTATAGGCAACTTTTCTTTCCTCTGGAGGAAGGTTCATAATCTGTGAGGGAGTAAGTTTTCTTACAACTTTTCTCAGTCCACGTCTTTCAGGCTGTTCTTCCTTGGCAGCTTTATATTGAGCAGCTATTGCAGGATATTTTTTTAACAAAGCATCATATGTGTTATCATCCTTGGGTTTTCTTGCCTCATTTAGAGGTGATCCCAGAACATCAGACTTTGGACCAAATGGAATAGACACATACTTGTCTAATGCCTGTGAATAATATAGAACAACCTTTTGATTATCAGGATACACTCTAATAGCCTTTCTTTTTAGAACAAGAACAACAGGAACTTCTTTATCTGATGGATATCCAGCAGGTCTTCTCTTATCAAACTTAGATAGATGATCTTTGGGTGTTCTTGATTCAGAAGACATGCTTAATATCCGTTTTATTCTTGGGTTGGATTTTCAAAAATATTTTGAGCGAGTGTTGTTTTCATTTCTTCGATCTTCTCAAGAGCCTTCTCTGAAAGAACACTATTGATAGATGATCTCATACCTTCCAGATTGCTTTCAAGAATACAATCCAATGCTTTTTCAATACTCATGTGATGTTATGCTCCTCTATACTATGTGTAATAATATATTTATATTTCATTAGTATTATCATCTGCTAACATTACTTTTTCTGTTGCTGATTGCTTTTTCTTCTTTGTTGTTGCTTTTTTACTCTCTTGTTTTGGCTGCTGCTGTTGTTGTGTAGGGGCAGCAGGAGGTGGTATTGGTTGTCCAGGTGCTGGTGGAGGTGCAGGCTGTCCAGGTTGTGGTGCCATGGGCTGTTGCATGATTGGTGTTCCAAACTGATCTACAGGAACAGGATTGCCAAACTGGTCTGTTGGTACTGGTGGAGATTCATTTTGAATCTGGGCATCAATCTCTTGAATTTCTTCATCAGTCAAATGAAGAACATTTTTACGAACCCATTCCATTGAATAATATCGACCAACATATGGATCAACAAGTTGTAAAATAGAAACTCTGTTTGTTAGGAGTTCTGCTTCTTTTAGTTCATTGAAGTTATTGTCTTTTTTGAAGTCATACCAGATGTCTTCCTTGAATAGCTGCCATTCTTCTTCAGTGCAAATCTTCTTCAATACAAGTTGTACTCTAAGAAGATCATCAAACATGGTTGAGAACTTATTTCTCAATCTTTGTACAAACTTTGTAAACTTCAACTCATCTCTGGTGATTTCTGTTGTTCTTCCGAGTGAAAATCCTTGGTTTTGTTCCAGTCTTGACATAGGAACACCAAGAGCCTTGTATAGTTTTTTCTCAAAGTATTTGACATCTTCAAGTTCGCCTAGGTTTTGACCACCAGGAAGGGTTGTGATTTCTGTGCCCTTACCACCTTCACGACGGGGTAGCCAAAAATCTTCAAGCATGGAAAGATGCTTACGATCATCACGAATCTCACCTGTGGTGCTATCATAAACAAGTTTATTGCGATACTTGACCATGATATCTCTTAGATACTGGTCTGCTTTTACTGTTGGCATATTACCAACATCGATATAGAAGATTCTGCGTTCAGGAGCACGAGATAGCCTGTAAATAACAGTTGCATCTTCAATCATACGCAACTGGTTTAGTGGCTTGATCGCCTTATGTAAATATGAGAGAACCATTGCTCTCTTGGCATCCATCAAACCTGAATTGACATTTACGATTGAATCTGTTGCAATGCGAGTTCCAAGGTTAGAATGTGCCCCAATAACACCACGTTCATTATACAAATAATATTCTTTTTGTTGCTTGATTACTTCCATGCCAGTCTTAGGGTCTTTGGTCTTTTGAATCTCACGAATCTTACGAATGCGGCGTGGGTCTATGTATCGTAGTTCCTGAATACCCAAGGCAGGATTTACTTCATTGATAACAATATGATAGAACATTCTTCCGTCGATATACCATCTTCTAAAGATGTCATGACCCATGTTACCAAAGTTTAGAAGTCTAAGTATATTATCAAACTCTTCATTGATCTTATTTTTTACATTCTGTGAAATCTTTAGATCATCCATATTGAGTTCAACAGAATGACCGGCATCATCCATGATAATTGCTTCATTGACTATTTCATCAATTGCAGTCTCAAGTTCAGGCTGCATAGACATTTCACGGTAACGAGTAACAAGTTCAATTTCATTTCTTACAACACCATCAAGGTCAACATATGTTCCATAGTAAGCACCAGATTGTATGGTGACTGCACCATCATCATTCTGTGGTAGAGCAAATGTTTTTTGTTGTTCTGCTGTCTTAGGGTTTTCTTGTGGCTTACGTCCTATCTCAAACCCAAAAAGTGTTATCGCCATAATTTATCCAGCCTTCTTTATGTTACTGATCATTATATATAGTTGTCGTTATTATACACCATATGAGATCACTTCTCATATGGTGTATAAACTTTTTCTGCCATAATATTATTATGGAATGATTGGAAGAATTGGACTTGTTGTGACATTTGCACCAAGAGTATCTGTGGTTGGTCCGTTTGAACCACCAGCCCACTCCCACCATTGATATGCAAAGGTTACAGCATATTCTTCAATGGTATCATTAGCACCCCAATCAAGTTCAATTGGAGAAAGGTCTATTGGGAACATACCAATAAACTTATACTTCTTAGAAGGTGTGCCATCCTTATTGAATTGTGTAACGTAACCGTCCTGTTGATATCCACCATCACCCTTGGTGAATGCTGGATTTCTTAGGTTTCCGCTATGTGAGTTCATACCACTCATCCACTTTTCAAAAGCATCACGAATGGTAAAATCTTCATCATTGATAATGGTTACTGTCCATTCTGTAAACTGACGATTGCCAGCAAACTTTAGTTCACGACCAAAGTAAAACTGAGGAATCTGGTTTACTGTTGAACCAGGAAGCTGAGCAGCACGAGCCATAAATGAAAACTGTGTCTGTGCTCCTCCACCAGCAGTTAGTGTGGGAAAAGTTAGATCACACTGAAATAAATTAGGACGGGCACCGTCATAATTCATCTGTGCTCTAAATTCTTGTACTTTGAAAGCCATTTTAGTAAAACTCCTTGTTATGTGACTATTTATATACTAATATTAGAATTTACCAACAATTTCTTCAAATGCAACACCAGTTCTAACAGCCACGAAGTTGAGCTGAATGTAGTTGATGCTACGAGCAGGCTTGATATAAATGTCACCGATAAACTCGTTACGATCAATAACTTCAGGAGTATTATTTGTTGTATCGCAAACAACCTTGAAATCGTAGATACCACGACGACCCTGTACGTCACGAAGGAATGGCTCAACTAGTGCAACAAATTGTGCTCTGGTGAATTCATCGTTGAACTCAAAGAGTGAGTACTTGGCAGCACGGGCAATAGCTTTTTCAAGAACAATGAATAGACGACGAACGTTGATACGATCAAACGCAGATGGTTTAGCCTGCATTGTCTTATCACCATAAAGGACAACACCTTCACCTGGGAACGAAACAACAGGATTGATGCCATTCTTATAAAGTTCGTCACGGTCTGTCTTGTCTGGATTCCAGGCAAGTTTTACAACATTCTTGATCTGACCACGGTTGAAACCAGCGGGTGAATACCAAGGATCACGGTCAAAGTCTGTACGAACACAAAGACCGGCAATATCAGCATTAAGAGGAACCCAACGATATACATTGTTATACTTATCAAACTGATACTTCCAACCAGAATCCATGACGGCATATGAGGTTGATCTCTGGATTGTGGCATTTCTGTATGCAACAGCATCTTCGGCTTCATCACCAATATTGTTTACAACATCGGCTCTTTCGGGTGAGATAAAAGCAACACAATCTTTTCTATATTCAACAAGATTATCAATAACGTGTTGAACAACATTTGAAGATGCAGCACCAGTAACAACAAGAGAAATATCAACTTCTTCAGAGTTTCTAAACTTATCATATGCTAGATTGATATTACCATCGGTTGGTGAAGCGTCAATGCCACCAGCAAGAGATGCTGTATATGAGTTATTGTCCTGAATAAATGTTGTATTAGATGCTGCTGATCCCCAGTTCATATTTGCTGCGGGTTCATTTGGCTTATTGATAACATAAACATAACGTGAACGATCATTAATAACATTTACATAATAATTGCTTGAACCATCATCATTCGTAGCATCAACAGCCTTAGAAACATAACCAAATTTTTCAAGAACAGTATTGGAACTACCTGTGAATTTTCCATCTTCATCAACAATGATAATATGCATTTCATCATTTGCTGATCTATTTGCAACACCATATGTTGATGTCCCTGGAACACCATTAAATTCTTCTGTATATTCCCAGGAAGAATACGCATTTGAGTTTGCAGATGCGAAAACAGATATCTTTAGAGAGTTTCCTAATGATCCGGGATATCTTGCGGCAAACTGACCGTAAGTATTGGATGCTGATAGATCAAGATATTCTATCTCATATTGATCTCTATTTTTGATTAGAATACCATTAGCATTTGAGGTTGCATTTTTAGCAACAGAAGTATTAGCTGCACGGACAACCTTTAGGTTCTGTCCATAAGCCAAGAAGTTTGCAGCAGAGAAAAATGATGTAAATGTATCATTTGTGGGTTTGCCAAAAGTATTGACAAGTTCAACTTCATTGCTTAGTGTTACAATAGCGTCAACTGGACCCCAGACGAAATTTCCAACAAAAGCACCTTCTGTGGTGCCAACTGATGGAACAATCGTGGTTAGGTCATACTCTTTGACATAGACGCCTGGTGAAAGGTAAAAAGCCATTTTTATACACTCCTTTGTGTAGGATTGGTTATAGTTATAATTCTTACCTTACTATTTAGAATTTTGGGTATTTTCAAAGTTTATGTTTATTGCTGAGAATATCAAATTCGACCATATCGAATGGGTATCTACTTTTTCTATCGGTAACCCAAACATCACCATCAGCATCAATATTCCTATCAAAAGGATCATCAAGACCATTATCAATAAGACCAAAGGGAATAATGTCCTGATCCATAACATTCAATTGTTCTTGTTGTAGAGATTGTCTTATGTCATTATTAATATTTTCTTTGAAGTATCTTTGAGCAGTCAACCATCCAAAATGGACTAAAGTCATGGCTAAATCATCCGTATTACCTTCTTCTGCCTTGAATGTTTTCTTATCGGCAGAGAAAGTTGTCAGTTCCATGATTGTGTCAGCATCATTGATTATAAGCTTATCAGACTCAATAAGAGTTTTGAGATTCGCACAGCCAGTAATCTTTGTCTGGTGTGTGGTTTTTAGACCATAGGCAATCTTTTTCTTGAATCCAGGTGAATGTTGCTGACCCTGCTTACCCTTCATTTCAATTTTGATTAGGTTTTCATAGGCAAGCTCATGATGCAAAATATCAGCAACCTGTAGACCGATTGAATTGATTTCTACAAGAACAAAAGCTTCATTATATTTTTGAGCCGCCTGTAAGATTACGGTTGGAAACAAGAGAGGGGTAATGGCATTGTTTCTATACTTGGCTACTAATCTATAAGGAATAGATGTCACATCAATAATAGAGAATGCAGAATAATCCAGATTTTGACCTTCTGCCACATCAACTGTCATACAATAAGTATGTCCAGGCTCGGGTTCTTTATGAACATCAAGACAGCCATCTGTATAAAGTGGATTATGCCAGACAAGAGATGATAGTTTTGCAGGATGGATTAGGGTGTTTGTTGAACCAATAAAGTCGCACTCAAACTCTTGACGAAATTGGTCGGCAGATGTGTTACGAATGGTCTGTTCTTTCCATGCTTCATCACGACCAGGAACCATAGACCAATGAATTTCAATAGGTTTATAATCTGACCTTTTCTCAACTGCATCGTTCCACATTCTATAAAATAGGTTCAACCCATTTGGTGTTGAAACGATGATGACCTTTGTTGTCTTACCAGAAGAAATGGTGGGATAGGTAGACATGAAGAACGCTTCGGCAATATTATTAGGCACGAACGCAAACTCGTCCAAGAATATGATGTTGAATGATCGACCACGAACAGAACTGCCTGATGTTGAATCTGCTATTGCTCTTGATCCATTGGAAAGCTCTATAGAACCCTTGTTCCATTCAACCACTCCTTGCTGTAAGAACTTGGGTAAGTATTCAAATGCAAGCTGCAATCTTCCCATGATTTCACGGGCTGTTGCCGACTTGTTGGCAAGAATAGCAACATTATAGTTTTCGTTGAAAAGAACAGAATGCAGCAAATATGCAACAGATGTTGTTGTTTTACCTACCTGTCGGGGAAGTTTACAAATAGAGAATCGTTCATCATGAAACGATTGAAGCATGTCCTTTTGAAAATCCCACATCTCAAAGGGCATAAGACCTTTATCAACGTTGATGATTTTCATGTAGGTTGTGGCAAAATATACAGGATCGTTGGCACACTTAATAAACTCATCTATCTCTTTTTGGGTGAAAGTGTGCTTGTAATCGGACCTCGGTAAGTTTGGATTATTGTTATAGCCTTTAGATGCCATTTACTTGTTTTTCTTTTTCACTTTTTCTATACTTAGATTTTGAGGTTTTGATTCTGGTTTTAGTGTCACTTCATTTTCATATGGATTATTAAATCTATTTTGCATTGTAGCGTGCCAATCGATGTCTGAGTGATGAACATCAGCACTTACGGTATGTGTGTGATTTCCTGTGTTTATTACATCTGGGGACCAATGTGTGCCAAGATTTTTGGTATTTACCTGACGACCTTTAGATATTTTAAGAGTTCTATTGAGTCTAATGAAACCATCCTTATTTATTTTTGACTTTAAATCTCTCACAACACTCTTATGATAGTTTTCTGGAGAAGATGCGTCATAACCCATTTCTTTAGCCTCATCAGCATAAAATGGAAGTTCATCTCCTTTTATTTGTTTGTATGTTGGTATCTTAAGTTTTTCTTCTGTAATAAAATCTTTGAACGATTTCATTTGTTTTCTAATCTCTCCCAGACCTTATCAAATACAGCATCCTCACCTTTGAGGAATGATAGATTGATGCTATGATTTTTAGTTATGGTTAGTAACTCTGTATAAAAAGATTCCCTTGATTCTTCAGGGATATGTTTTATGATCAAATAAAGTAGCTCGTGAAAAAGTGTTACTACACAAGACATTCTTTACTCCTTATTCTTTATCTGCTTTAGTAAATCACTTGTTGTTCCAACAAATACTGCCTTTTCAACTGTGATTGCCCCTTCATCAACCTTCTTTTTACCAGCATCGGTTAGCATATCTTTCTTTTTCTTTTGAAGGTCATACAACTGATTAGAAGTTTCGGCCACAGTTTTCATCATCTGGGCTAATACCTCATATGCTCTGGGATGCTCTGTATTACGAGCCAAAGCAATCATTTCGTCAATAACAACATCACCATTCTTTACGATGTTTCTGAGGGTATCACGAGTGAGATTGTAATCATCTTCAATATGATCGCCTGTTATCTTTTCAGGCTTATGTAGAGGCATAATCTCCTGTTTTGTTTCAGGTTTTGATATCTCTACTGGAAGCCCAAGTAACTCACTCATTTTCTTGTCAAGGTCATTCATAATCATTCCTCAGTTTCAGGCCATTCTTTAATCTGCACATCATATCCAAAATCATCTCCAGGTTCGGCATCTATTGGATCAGGTTCAACTGTAATCTGGGCAAGCTTGATGGGGGTTGCATCAAAACTAGCTATTTGATATACAGCATTTGTTGATACTGCACGGATAGTATTGTTTACTGTAAAGTTTCCTTGGACAGCACCAAGAACAAGTTTATCAAGTTCTGGGCTATAATCATTCACGAGACCATATGCAGTTGCTGTGTCAAATCTGTCCCCTTGATAAACAGTATCGCTCATAATGAACTTTCCGTTGCCAGAACCAAGATTTATCTTGGTAATATAACCACGAACCAGATTTGGATCGTTGAAGATGTTTGCGATAGACTTGCGAATAATCTTTGGTTTGGAAATAGGACCAAAGAAGTATCCCTTTACTGTAAAGGTCAAAGTCCAGTATACATATCTAACTGAATCATTATCACCTTCATACTGAACGTTTTGCTGAACACTATTGAGTAGTATTGGAATATCCTTTAGAAATCCAAGTTCTGTTACAGGATTTATTGTGACTGTGTAATCAGGATTGAAATATGGAAGTATTTGTTCTACAATATGAGCACCATCATCTATGGTCTTGCTGTATACATTGACCTCAAACGAAATATCATAGGGCACACCCATATATTGTGAGGCAACTCTGGATGAAGAATCAGCAGCGGCAATCTTTAGTAGAGAAGATTGTTTTCTGCTTGGATCATATGAAATATTGGTTATCTCAAAAGACATTCTTGGTAGGATAGCCTGAACATCTCTATACAGGTCAGGGTCAGAGTTTAGACGAGTAACCATTTTGTCTTTTGGTGCATAGATAATAGGCACCTTGAACCTGGATACTTCTACATTATTGTCTTTACTTTGATAACGAACAACGACAATATTATTGAAAATATTACCCATTATAATGACATATTTTCTTAGAAGCTTATAATAGAAATGTGTATTGCTTAGCGTGACACAGACTCCTTTACGATTACTTCATATTTAGGTTAGATGGATGGTCCTTTGGTCTATTTTTGGCTATCTCACTAAGTTTCTTTTTAGTTTCTTGTGAAACTGGTTTGCGAACACGATTTTTCGCTTTTTCACTCATTTTAGTTTTAGATTCTTCTGTATGGGATTTTCCAAAAAAAGGATTCTTTTCTCCCATATGAGATTTGGATATTTTATTACAAGTTTCTTCTGTTATTATTTGCTTGGCTCTTTTTTCTTTGATTCTTTTCTTTGATTCTTCTGTATGGAATTTTCCTTTTATCCAAGGTGTTTTGCCAAACATTGGATTGTTTTTTCCTAAGTTTCTTTCTTTCATGCTTAGGATTTTTGATTGACTTTGAGACCAATGACCAAAATGTCTATTCGATAGGTTATAATATTTTTTACCAAGTTGATCATCAGGTATCAGCGAAAGCCATCTATATTCTTCTTCTAACATTACATTTCTATCAATGTTTCTTTTTATTATTCTTCTTTTGAAATCATTTGGCCTTCTTCGATACGCTTCACGCATTCTTTTAGACGAACATACATAACCATCATTTTCTGTTCCATAGTGACATCCTATATAATACATTTTACGCTTTTTATCGAACCAAATATAAATAAATCCCGACTTTTCCATCATACTCTCCTAATAAAATAGACTATGATGTATTTATAAAATCGTGTCAGTTAGGCATTCCAAATGGGTTTTGTTCCATAACGGAAATAAGGGTATTTGCTTCTGTTTGAATCTGTTTGTTGTCAAACATGTCGTAATAGACATAATCACCCATAGTATCACTGGTAGAAACAGACCTTACAGTATTGGATGTATTTCCAACAAGATTTGCTGTTGTGGAGAAAGTTCCCTTGACATCCACCAGATATATCTTGCTGTTGGATGGGTCCCAGTTGGATACCTTGGCAGAAGCATTTGCTGTTGAATATGAAAGCCCTTGATAGACCTGCTCACCAATAAAGTAGTTTCCAGAGCCACCAAGTTGAAGTTCTATTGTATATGACACAGTATCCTCAACATCATCAATAACATCAACTCCTGTGTTAAACTTCTCATTAGAAGAACGATAGGTTTCACATCGTAGTTCGTATACATAAGGAACTTTATATCCTTTAGTGAAAAATAGTAGTTCTTCTTCGACAAACTTAATTTCAAATATTTTGTTCATTACAGGAACAAATAATAGATCACCTTCCCGTGGTCTTATAGTTATGTTGGTTGGAATATTCTTATCAAACATTCTTTTTGCCACGATAAAGTTTGAGTTTTCACGGACCTCAAGACCAAACTTAGAGAAGAAATCACCCCCCCCTTCATATCCATCAACATTGGCAATATACATTTCAATGAGATATGCTTTTTCAAACTTGGATTGCATATTCTCACCAAAGATGACATCTGTGTCATCCCAATCTTCTCTGGGCATATAGTAGATATCGTGGCCATTCATACGAATAGATTCAACTAATAAATCCTCAAACAAAAATTGCTCTGAGGACTTTCTACCAGGAAATGGTCTAAAATAATGGTTAGTTGCCAAGATTTTTATTCCTTCTTCTTTCCCAATATAGTTTTCTCGCAATAGACATTTTTTGTTTGGTCTCTAAAGATGCTTTATGACCTTTGAGTTTTCCCTTTTGAGCCTTACTCATCTTTTGTTTAGATTCTTCTGTGTGCTTTTTTCCATATAAAGGATTATTACTGCCAGACACATCTTTATGATTTTTAGATATTTTTTTCCTAGATTCTATGCTTAGACCTTTTTTATTCTTTATAGATACATCAGGTCTTTCATTATATTGTTCTTTCATTATTTTTGATGAACATATATAGCCATCATTAGTTGATCCTTTATGAGAACCAACATAAAGTTTATTTGTTTTATGGTCTGTCCAACAATATACAAATGCTTCTTTTTCAACCATATATTTTATCCAACATAAAAACCCAAAGGCTCCTCATAAGTATTTCTAATGAGTTGTTCCAAATCTTGTATTTCTTGAACTGCCTCATCATATATCTGTTGACCATTCATCATTATACCACCTGGAAGTTGCATACCCTGGAACTTCTTCATGTTGGTTCCCCACTGACGCTTCATGTAGGCAACACCAAGCCTTTTTAGCATTCGATCATTCCATACATCAGGATAGGTACTTGGATCAAGAATAATATAACCTTCAATGATGATATATTCATTTACCTGAATATCATATGACCAATCCCAATCAATATAAAGCTTATTTGAATGTCTGGTGAACCGAATAGGTGTCTCTCCAGAGAACAACATGTCCAGTGTACGGATATGTTGTTGAGTTAGAACATAGTTAACATATGATGTTGATGTAAAGTCATATAGTTCATGTAGACGAAGTTGGTATCTCAGGTCAAACATATTGACTGAGGCATTGGTCGATCCAACAGGGAAGATTCGAGTAACACCTATGATATTATCGGTGATAGGAATGAACTTGTCGTCTTTATTTTGTTGGGTGATCTGGTGTTTTAGATACCAGCGTTCAACTCCATCAAAATGAAAGTCTTGGTAATATTGCAAAGCCATATCAACACAATCATCAACCTGATCATCATCAATGTTGATATCCAAGACTGGTGCCCCAAGTTGTCTTAAGCACCAATCTTTATATTGTTCTCTTGTTGTTGGAATAGCCACCCTTATTATCCCTTATAAAATGTTTCATTTATATTTATTATCCTAATGCAATAGCAAGTGCAACCGCAGCAGCAAGAGCGGCATTTGCTGTATTATATGCTGTATTAGCCTGAGAAAAAGCAGGTGTGATATTAGCTGTTATAGTAAAAGAATCATTGAGAGCATTGGCAGATAGTATAATATTTTCCCCACCACCAATGGATAGAATATCATCTTTTATATCTGCTACAAGAAATGTTCCACCGACATTGACAGTATTATAATAAAATCCAGCTCCAGATAGTTCAGTAATAGCACCATTTGCTGCTTTATAAAACAGTTTACCATCAGCATAGTTTATGGCTAACTCACCATTCGCCAAAGACGATGGTGAACTTCCGGGAATAGCAGATTTTTTTAGTGCGATTACTGTATTAGCCATTAGAAGTCATTTATTTCCAATAAGTCGGTGGGTTGTTCTGTTTTTTCAACCAGAAGCACCTCAGCCTTTGGTGTTGCCTTTTGCTTTTTTCTATTTATATTAGCTGGTTGATTTATGACTTCTTCTATTCTTTTATTGAGATTTGATATGGTCTCATCTTTTTCATTTATGATTCTTTTCATTTCTGTAATCTGAGATATCAAAGAGTCCATATGTGAGACCTTATTTCTCATTGCATTGAATTGTTCTTCCCATTTACGGGCATCATCCTTAGCTTTATTATATTCAAAATCAGCTTTTTTATTGTCTTCAACCTGATTTCGCAAGGAAGCAATCAACTCATCTTTTTCACGGATAAGTTCATTAGATACTTTGACCTGTGTTTTTAGTTGAAGTGTGGTTGCCAAGTATTCATGGATTGTTCCAACAGCAGTATCAATATAGGCATTGACGTATTTAGTTTGTGTGTCACTCATTTTTATTCACCATTATATTATCCTTTATATTTTAAATATGTTGCTTAGAACGATCCTCCGTCAAGATGGGAGAAAGCAGGTGCACCAGCCGCTGTTGCAGTTAGAACCTGACCTTCTGTACCGGCTGCTGTTACCTTGATTGGTCCTGTTGTATTACCATAGAGCACACCATTTTGTGTAAATGATGTCATCCCTGTACCACCATATAGAACATCAATAGTGCTAGCATTCCATGTACCAGCAGAAATAATACCAATACCAGTGATTCCTGTGTAAGAACCGGAAATTCTACCAGATGGAACTGTTCCTGTTGACAGATAAGAGGCATTGGCTGCATTTACATTGGCTGTGTTTGCAAAATCAAAGGCCGCATTAGCTACAGAATGGGCAGAGTTGGCAAATGCATAAGAAGCGTTAGCAGTTTCATGAGCTGTATTTGCATGTGTTCTTGCTGTATTGGCCTGTACAAATCCTGCATTGGCAGTTTTATATGCAGCATTGGCATGAACAAAAGAAACATTAGCATGTGTGAATGCAGCATTTGCATGAACAAATGTATCTGTAATCCAAGAGATTGCATTTACACCACCGAGTTTTAGATTACTTGTGATGAGGTCGGCATTTAAAACAGCAATGGTAAATCCATTTGCTGTTGGATCAATATGATTACCGTCCGCTTCCTGGTCATACCCATAAAATAGATAGTATTCTTTTGAGGTATGTTCACGGTACAAACCAGTATGAACATTTGATCCAGTGGCGTTGACATAATTTGCAATAAACCCAATATCAACAGCATCGGTTGTATAATTATTACCAGCAAGATATAGTAGTGGATCAGAAATACGAAGAGTTTCAGTATTTGCAAATATTGTGTTACCTGTAAGGAATAAAGTTCCTGTGATAGTTACTGAACCATCAATTGTACCACCATTAGCCGAGAACCTAGTATTAGCAAAACTATAAGCATCATTGGCTTGAGTAAACGCTGCATTTGCATGAATAAATGACGCATTGGCTGTTTCATGAGCTGTATTTGCATGTGTTCTTGCTGTATTGGCCTGTACAAATCCTGCATTTGCCGTAGAATGAGCAACATTAGCATGTGTATAAGAAGTATTGGCTTGCTCAAATGCAGCATTTGCATGAACGAAAGAAGCATTAGCCGTTTCATGTGCTGTATTGGCATGAGTGCGTGCTGTATTGGCTTGATCAAATGCTGCATTAGCCTGTGTAAATACAGCAGCATTATTGCCTGTATTTGCTGCCTCAAAGGCCGCATTTGCTTGTGCAAAAGCTTGACTTGTTAGGTCTGTCCAATATTGTCCACCAACTTCAACAACACCATTACCAGAGGTATTACCAAGAAAGAGTTTACCTGAAAGATAGGAGTATGCTGGTTCAGCCGCCGAAAGAGAACCATTGGCGGGTGTTGCCGTGGCATTCGATCTTTTGATTTGTATAACTGTGTTTGCCATGACCTAAAAGGTTCCTCCTGATATATTGGGCAAAATCTTTATTACATATTTTCCACTGACTTCATCATAAACAAGAGTTTCATTATTATCTGGGTCAGAAGCATCCACATCTGAAAGGCTGGACAAAGTTCCGGCATTTTCTGGTATAATACCAACAGTGCGAATCTGCGTTCTTTGTTGATTATTTATACTTATTCGGTTCTTTGATGGTGAAACAACTGTGACTTTGACTGCCATATGTTTTATACCTTGGTAACGCTGGGAGTGACAGTGATAATACCTTCAAGCACACGAGTTGTTACATTATTATTATCCACTGCTTTGACATCAAATAAATATCTTCCGGGCTTCAGATTGGCGGTGTTGGCTGCTGGTAGTGATAGTGTTATTTCACCATTGGATGCATTTGTTACGGTACAAATAAGATTGGCTGAAGCATTGGTTGAATAATAGGACCGTCGAAGTTGTGATGTGACTGTATAGTTGGCTACATTTATAGGCGTGTTTGTCACATCATCAGTTAGATTGATGACATTATTGAATGTTGCATTTTGGTCCATGTATAGTTCTACAAAAGCACTCAAAGTCTTTTACCTTCCTGCTGCTGAACGGAAAAAATCGTCAATATCATCAGATGTTGCACCAGATGCAGTCATAATCTGGTTTAGTAGTGGGTTAGAGCGTAGGTAGGTATCTGCTGCAAAATCTGTTTCAGCAATGATTCTTTCATTTCCATCAGATATTGCATCAAAAATAGATTGAATCATCGCTGGTGGAATACCTGTTCTAGTCATATCTAGGGCTTCTTGTGGTGTGATAAGGGATCGTTCTCTCAGTTCAATAGCACATTGCCGACGAGTGATTGATTGTGGTACAGGAGGTGGTGGCGGAATGTATGGTTCAGGTTGGTTGCCTTTAGATAACCACAACAAGTATTCCTGATAATCCCTGTTACCGCCATCAAAAGGAATAAAGGCATTGTCTGTTGTGCGATGTACTGTTGTTGGTGATGATGTTAGTTTGTACATAATGTTTATTCCTTATAATTCTGCTGATGCTGCCCAATGAAAAGACGCTCGAGATTGAGCTGTACCTTGTGTGTAAATCTTAAATCCAGAAGTTCCGATATTATCTACAGCAATGGGAGTAGTATTGTTAATTATTGAATCTCTTGTATATCTAGACGCATTACCTACTGCATCCCATATAGTCATTGACGGAGCCACACGTTTAGAAACAGCAAATCGCACTCTCGCTGGACTGTTTGCGGCTATATAAAAATCCTCTATAGAATCTGTCAAGCCAAGATTGCTGCCTGGAACAGTGGTTACACTATAACTCTGTTCATAATACCTCTGACACAACTGCAACTCCACACCCGGTGGTCGAACCTCAAACGGTGTGGCTACCGATCCAGCCTCAAGTTGAACCTGTGCAATATCAAAAGTACCGGATTGTTGTCCCAGTGAGTTTGTGCGAGAGTTGAAGTTAGACCCAGCATCAAACCAGAAGATTAAAATCAGTACGTCATTATTATCTGTGCCTAATGTTTTACCAGAGATTGATGGAATATTGGCTGTAATCATAAACTTTTTCCATGAAGTTGTAAGGGCACAAGTTGTTACACCAATAGCAGTCACAGCAGATGATGGTGAACCTCCTGTACCAAAGGTTTGAGCAAACTCAACAGCAATATTTTTAGAGGCATCAGCCTTTGCCCAAAAAGACAGGGTTGCTGTTTGACCAGCCAGTGTTCTAACAGATTCAATACGTTGATCAAAACGAACATAATTGGCAGCATTGGCTACAGATGTTACAACTGTTCTATGAAAATAAGATGGTTCGTTGGGTACATCCGTCTGCCCTAAAGTAAACGTTTGTCGGGACACATTAGCTGTTGATCCAACTCGGGGATGATTCCACCTATCCGCACAATACTGTACGTTAAGAACATCCGTAAAGCTTGTACCTCTTTGCCAATAGTCAAAGTTACCATTGATGACTTTGTTTCTAAATGAGGCTACTGGTGAGACCGCAGAACCACCTGCTGACACAACATTGGCTGATACATTGCCCGTGGTCACAATGCTGATGTTATTTGCTACGCTACCTGTTGTAATATATGATAATGGCATTGTCTGTTCAGTTCCTTAGTTGTTCGTCATACTATTTAGTTTTTTCTTCAAGGTTTCTACCTCAATCGATAGTTCTTGTACAGCCTTGATCAGTATCGGATAGGTCTTCATTGGGTCTGCTTCCCATTTATCGGGGTTTTCTTTATGAACCAGACGAGTATAGTCATGTGAGTTGAACTGGTTTTCAACCTCATCAAGTTCCTGTGCAATGAATCCAAGGTCTTTGCGACCCTTGAATGTACCATCCCGGCGATTCCAATCAAATCGGACAGGTCTGAGTGCAGTGATAAAGTCAAGACCATAGGGTACAGGTTCAATATTGGTCTTATCCCGAGCATCAGACAGTGATGAGATTGTGGTGTCATTGCAGCGAAGGTTATCAACAGAGGCATTACCAAGTGTGAAAGTATTGTTTGATGTGGCGGTTGGTGGTTCAGCATTAAAACCAAGACAGGTATTATTAGTACCTGTGGTGATTGTATCTCCTGATTGAGAACCAACTGCTGTGTTTTGGACACCTGTGGTGTTGGAATATAGTGTACCAATACCAACAGCCGTATTAAGACCACCTATTGTATTACTGAATAATGCTTCACGACCAACTGCTGTGTTATTGCTACCTGTGGTGCTGGAGTTTAGTGCATTTATACCAACTGCTGTGTTATATGTGCCTATGGTGTTATTGTATAGTGCTTGATCACCAACTGCCGTATTAAAAGAACCAGTTGTGTTAAAACGTAATGATACTCTACCCAACGCTGTGTTGTATTCACCAGTTGTGCTATCTCGTAATGCATAACCACCAAATGCCGTGTTAAAACGGGCTGTTGTGTTGGAAAATAAAGTCTCTATTCCAACTGCTGTGTTTTGGATGCCTGTGGTGTTGGAATATAGTGCATTCATACCAACTGCTGTGTTTTCGGTGCCTGTGGTGTTGGTATATAGTGCTGCCTGACCAACTGCTGTGTTATTGGTGCCTATGGTGTTGGAGAGCAGTGCTGCATAACCAACTGCTGTGTTATTGGTGCCTGTGGTGTTGGTATATAGTGCTGCCTGACCAACTGCTGTGTTATTGGTGCCTATGGTGTTGGAGAGCAGTGCTGCATAACCAACTGCTGTGTTATTGGTGCCTGTGGTGTTGGTATATAGTGCTGC